ATCCTGTTCTCCTTTGGATTGTTCTCAGATTTTTCTTTTTTATTACGAATAACAAGCCTAAATGGCATTGGTATTACTGCTATCAAAATAACTGTTCCGAGCCAATGCCAAAAATCACTGAATATGTACTGTAAAATTTCTAACACTCTTTTTACCTCCTCTTTACTTATTTATCATCGGGCAAACTGTCATACCTCTATCTTTCATATAAGATATAAAGTCATCAGGATTAACTTGTTCCATCATTTTACTCATATTGTGATATGCCTTGTTATAAGTTGTTTTAATAGTTACAAGAGCATTGTCTTTAATTTTGCAGACTTTATATGGTAATAGATAACCACTATCTAAAGAATTATAAATTTTGACATACCCATTTTTATACCAAATATCTCCGTTGAATTTATTCTTAACCATATTATAAACGTCATTATTGTAATAAGGACTTTGTTTGTCTATAAGATTTTTAATCATTTCTGTTTCGATTTTATCAGGTTGGCGAAACTCATATATAGGCACATATTGATAACGTTGAAATGGAATATCATCAACATATATTGTAACTGTACGTCTCCAGAAATCTTTTAATTCGTTTGGTTGATTCATTTATTATCTCCTTTTTATAAACTTACGATGAAAGAAAGGTTTTATCGTAGTTTTTGATTTTTCTATCCCTTGTTTTACCGAGGGTAGAGGGGGGCGAATTTTAGAAAATTTATATTTATAGATAACAAATTAATATTTCGATATCTGTACCTGCAAATACTTCTTCTATAATTGCTTTTACCTTAGACCATTCAAGTTTGTCCAACCCACATCCTATCTTTGGCATTGCAATATAAAAAATATCATTTCTTACACAGCAACTTTTCAGTTCTTCCAATGTCATTTTTAATGTTTCGTAAGTGGGCTTTTGCCAATATTTTTGTTTTGTAATAAGATTAAGTTCTACTCTCCAACCTGTTGCCTTAGTTGCAACGCATTGACCAATTCTTTCACGTTCAGTATAATTGAATGAAATAATACCCTCTTTTAATTCCCGTTTCACTCCTCGCTTTGCAAATTCCCTAGCAATTCCTGCACCCATTGCAAAATCAGCACTAACACACTGAACAAGCGTATAATTCTTCGGAACTGTGAATAAGTCTTTTTGTTCTTCTTTTAGTATCATAGTGGTATCCTTTCAATTAATTATTTCTTAAATATTCTAATATTTCATTTACAATATTATCATAACCATTGATATCTCCGTTGCAAACAGTGTATGAAACATTCCAAGCGTTTAACTTTTCTAATAGTGGCGCAACAAGAGCATTGCTTTCTTCCTCAGTCTGAAGTCTGCCCTTAGGATTATACGGTTTTACTCTCTTTAATAGATACGTTTTATTATTGAATGAACAGAAACAATTATATACGGTCTTATTAAAAGCTTTGTCGAGAATTTCACTAGAATTATAAAATGAAGATAGCAATAGGGGAGAGTCAGTTATGATTACATCAACCTTGTCCTTACAACGATTCATTCTATAAAACTGTTTACCAAATATATAAACCTGATTATCGGGTTGAAATATTGTTGAGTTTTCTTCCCATACTTTATCTTTGGCAAACTCTGTAATCAATTCAGCATTTATACCAGCAAGTTTAAGTTTGCTAAAGATATAAGCTGCTCCAGTGCTTTTACCTGCACCGGGAACACCAAATAAATTTACTACTAAACAATTTGTATTCATATATACTCTCCTTATTTATCCATATTCTCAAGCCTATACTTAGCCACATCAGCCCAAAACCAATTTTCAAATTCTCCCTTACGGTCACAAATACCATTGTCTATACCTATATAATTTCTATTTTCAAGTTGAGCAGCTTTTAAAATAGAACCTGAACCACAACAAAAATCAACTACCAAATCACCCTCGTTTGTATATGTACGAATTGCATACCTGCAAAGTTCAATAGGTTTCTGTGTAGGGTGAAGTGCTATTGAAGGGTGAGGTTTTGAGAACTTCCAAATTGATGTAGGATATTTCATATTTCCTGTTGTTTGAACAACTGTAAAATTACCGTAGTTAGAGTTATTTAATATCTCATCATTCGCTTTACCTACGGCTTTTCCTTTGCTATGACAAGGTTTACCTTCGGTCATTTGTGGATTGTATGTCGGTTGTTTATTGTAGAATATCATTATGTCCTCGTGTTCTCTTAATGGTTGTCTTTTTGCGTTTAAGAAACCACTAGGAAGAACCTTTTCCCAAATGATATTATATTTATGCATTTTCTCATTAGACAACATCATCTTAGCAGTAAATTTATCCTGTCCAAAAAATAAAACCACACCGTTGTCTTCCAGTGTTCTTTCTATCTGCTCCCACATCGGTTCTGGTGGAATAATATTATCCCACTTGTTTTTAGTGGTTACTCCGTATGGTAAGTCAACAAAATACATATTAACGGATTTATCAGGTATCTGTTTAAGTCCCTCGATACAATCCATATTATAAACATTATTTATTTCAAGCGTTTTTATCAACTCCTTTTATGACTTAGTTTCAGCTAAAAGTTTTTCATATTCTTTCTTAGCTTTTTCTAATTCAATCTGTTTAATCTTAACTTTCATTTTGCCATATATTTTCTTTTTAATTTCTTTGTAATCGGAAATTAATTTCTTACCATGTTCAATATCAAAAACCATATGACAATTATATTCGTCCCAATCTAAAGGGGCATATGATTTTAAAATATTATTAAACTCTGTCCATTCTTCCTCTACTAAAAACCAATACTTTTGAAATACAAACGTTGATTTGTCAATATTCTCCCAGTGAATATAATATCTGTTTTTATTCCCTTGAAACTTAGTTGTAGGATTTGTAATATGATACCCTTTAATAATATTAAAATCATCAAATTTAATATTGTCTCCCCATTCAAGACCTAATGCTTTTAACTTTTTGCAAGCTTCTAAATATTCGTTTGGAGAATTACCATAACTCCAATTTTTGGCTTTTTCAAATTCATTTATATATGTTTCTAAAAAAACTAATTCTTTCATCAATGGTCATTAAATCTCCTCCAATAAAAGTGGATTTTCATTGTATCAATTATAATTATTAAATCCTAAAAAGTTATCTTTGTCTACGATTATTCCTGTAATTGTATCATAACCCTCAGAATCAACGAAACCGATATTCACAAGATTTCCCTTAATAAGTCTTATCTTTTCAAGGCTATCAATAAGAGTATCAAGGTCATAATCTTTACGACTTGGATTTGAATCGATTATGACAATTTCAGGCTCTTTATCAATATCCATAATACACGGAAGTATAATATTTGTAATTGCCTCACGAGAACAAGTGCTAATGTCAATATAACCATCTGTAACTTTATGTCCTCTTGAATTTAAATTTGGTTTTATCCATTCAACTTTTGTACCGTCTGAAAAATCAACATATAGGTCAAATTTAGTTCGTGTTTGTTTAGTTACGGTTACACCAGCCTTTTCATAATCATTGATTATATCAATGGCTGTTCTAAGAACTATTAATTCGTTGTCTGTAAAAATTCCTATCGTTTTCATTTTATATTCTCCTTTCAATTTACAATAAAACGAGTCTTCTATCTTACTTTATTCCTTTAATATTTTCCCTCAAAACATCAATAATATGAAACTGCTGAATTTTTCTCATTGCAATACAATTTAAATAGGATTTCCAATCAAAATGTATTAGACAATCTATAATTTCATCTTTTAGTTCCTCATTATGTATTTTGATTTTATATTCAGCTGAATAGTGTTCAGTATCAGTAAGAATTTTACCTGCCGTTCCATCACCCCAATAACACATACGAATATCAAAATCCCGTTTGTCATAATTGAAACTGTCTTGACGGTAAATTGATATGTCATTCAATTTAGAAGATGGCTTCTTGTTTAGTTCTCCATTATCAGGTCTTTTATAAATATTAAAACAACAGTGTAATTCCCTGTCTGAATATTGTTTTATACCTAAATCCTTACTGTAAATTAAATCAAATTCATACATTGAACGAGTATTGTTGAGTTGACTTATTGGAAGAATGAAAGCTATATAATCAGCTATTTGAATAGACTTCTTAAAGAATTTTTGTGCCATATTCATATGTTCTCCATAAGGTGGATTACCTATGACCAATCGTCCATATAAATATTTAATATCAACTGTTAAATAATTTGCTTTAAAAATAGTGGTTGTATCAGATGTACATTCAGGTTCTATATCATAAGCAAAATGTACCATTTGAGTTGGATGGTTGAGAAATGCACCGTTACCTACACTTGGTTCTATTACTTCTGATATGCTTTCTTCGCCTATTACTTTTAACACCTTATCCCAACAATAATTTGCCAAATCGGGTGGCGTATAGTATTTATCGTTTCGTATTTTCGTTTTTATCACCTCTTATAAAATACTGTTTTCATTATGTTTTAAAGCCCATAATATTCTCTTAAAACATCTGCAACTTTTGTAATATCATCTTGATATAAATAATCATATCCTGTTTCTTTTAAAACTGATAAAATGTTTCTCCAAGAAGTAATAATTGCGTTTTTATCAGATAAACTTGATTTATTCTTTTCTATTTGAGAATGTTCAAATGCTTTTAATTCATCTTTACCGAGCCATTTAATCCAAGCTCCACAATCTTTACAATAAAGACCAATGTTATTGCCCTTCTTTTCTGTATACAGAGAAACACTTCCACATTTTTTACAACAATTTTGATACATATTTACCTCCTTATATCCAATCCACTATGGGTTTGCCAGTAAATCCTTTCTCCCATATAAACCAACAATAGCAAACCGCTGACGATTCCTTACCAAATACGCCGTTCTTACCACAATTAACTCTATTTGTAAAAACATAAATTTTCTTTGGAGGATATTTCTCAAACAATTCTCTGCGTTTTTGACTTTCAAGAAATTGTATCTTGAGAAACATAGCTACTTTTACAGAATCCATTGATATATTAAGTGCGTGTTCTACAAATTCAGTTGCATATTTATAGGGTGGATTTGTAATTATATCAGGTGACATCTTATCTGCTGAAGCAGTAAGAAAGTCAAGAGTTTCTATTTTACCATTGGTTCTATCAACAATATCTGTACTTCTTACTTTATAACCATTTTTTTCAAGAGTATTTGAAATATGTAATTCTCCAGCAGCACATTCCCATATGTAATGATTAAACTTTTCCTTTTCTAAGAGCTTTATAACTGCAAAAGGTGGTGTTGCATAGTAATCTTAATTTTGACGATCTGTATCTGAATGACTGCTTGCTGATAATGTTGAAAACACAGCTTTTGAATTACCTGTCCAATCTTTATTGTTGCTCAAAATTTGACATCTCCTTACTTTAATAATTTGTTATCAGCACTTCTATATCTTTGGTTTCTCGGTCTTTCTTGTGATAATTACAATTTAGATAGTCTCCAGATAAATAATGAATATGATATTTATCTTTCCAAGCATCTAAAAATTCATTGTTATACTTTAGGTTATTTGATAAAGCCCACCTTGTTCCCTGTTCGTCCAACCCATCCAGTAATTCGTAAAGTTTCTTTTCGTGTTCAGCAGTCCAACCCTCAAAGCCACGTTTTCCATCGTTATAATTACCAACAGAGTTAAAATAAGGTGGGTCAAAATATATCAGATCGTTCTCGTCAAAGTCTGAAAAATCAAAATCGAAAGCGTTTTTAGACGATACTATTATTGGGTCTTTATTCTCAAATCTATGTTTTAAAGCAAGTAAGTCCTGTTTTTGCCTGTCAGAAAAATAACTGCGATTTTTACCGAAACTACTATTATATTCGTGCTTGTTATTAAAACGGAACTGATGATTAAATGAATGGCACATCAAAGTATATAATGTAATCCAATCTTTTCTGCCATTATTATAACTATCACGAAGTCTTTCAAAGCCTTCCTTATTTATCATACTCAAATCGTATTCTGAAATAATGTTTTCAATCTGCTTGATTATTTCATCATAAGACGTTGAGAACAATCCCGACACAATACTTGAAACATAAGGATTTATGTCGTTATATATGTAATAGTCTGCTTCTGTATTCATTAAAACCGTTCCTGATCCGCCGAAAGCATCTACAAACATTGAAATCTTTTTAGGAAACAAAGGTATAATCTGCTTGATTAGGCGATATTTATTACCTACATAGTTTATAGGTGATTTTATGTATTCGTTCATTATCTTTTGTACCTCATTGTCTTGCCATCAGCCATTTCGACATCAATGTAATTGGGATATTTGCCATCATTCTTATAAGAATTAAACTTGTTATAGACTATCATTCGAGGACGTTGATGGGTGCTTTCGCAATTTTGACATTCACTTTTGGATTTATATATTGTGTTGCAAATTTCACATTGGAATTGACTTAATGCTTTCATTTTTATTACTCCTTTTGTACAATGAAATTTTTGATTTATCGTATTGTTAGGCTCTTGCTTTGTAATATGGCAAGAGCCTATTTTTTACGATTTTTAGTCACAATAGAGGATTACTTTACCTTGTTCCAGACTTTCTTGAACACTAATGCACCTCTGATTTGATGAGCCTCGCCAAGCGAGAGAAATATCTCTTTTATCATCTTCATATCTGCCATCAACAAGAACGTCACAATACTTAACAACATCTAATGGGGAAAACCCATTTACTTCAAGGTTTTCATATTTCTCTTCTTTGTCAAATATTTCTTCCCAAGTATAACCTGTATAAAGCCAGATTGATTTGTTGGGAAATTTCTCTTTAACCATTTTAACAATTTTATAAACAGTTTCAAGATTTTGTGGTTCAAGTGGATGCCCACCTGAAAAAGTTAATCGAGAGATATAAGATTTATCAAGTGCTTTGAGAAGCTCTTGCATTGTATTTTCTGTAAAGGGTTGTCCTGCAATAAAATTCCAAGTTTGAGGATTGTGACAACCAAAGCAGTGGCGGTTGCACCCCGAGACCCAGAGTACAACTCCTATGCCTATACCATTGGCAGTATCATATTTACTGATTTTTATGTAATTCATAATTCCAACTATCGCCTCGAATAATATATCCTATCATACTGCTATCAAGATTATACATAGTTCCTAACCGTTGGTATGTTATCTTTTCATTATTATATTTGTTTCTTATTTCATTTGCTTGTTCTAAAGTGATTTTTGCACTGGATAGATTATTAATTACTGCGTGTCTTCGATTGTATTTATTGTTGCACCACTCTAAATTATAAACAGTGTTATTATTTTTATCACCATCAATATGGTTTACTTGTGGATAATTATTAGGATTCGGTATAAAAGCTTCAGCAACAAGTCTATGCACAGAATACATATGTTTTCCAAGATGAACTCTATAATAACCTTTAGTGTTTTGATTATTAGGTTTTAAGACTCCTTTTTGCCAATAATCGTTCCATCTGTTCCAACCTGAATATACCCATAATTTTCAATCCACAAAGATTTAAAATTTTCAGATATAATCATTAATTGTCTCCTATATGTATAACTCTTTCTTTTATTTCTTGAGTTCGCCCTGCGTTCCAAAAATTACTTCCTATATAACCACAAGTTCTTCTAGCCACGTTTAGTTTCTTTTCATCTCTATTGCCACAATTGGGACATTCCCATACAAGTTTACCTGTTTCTTTATCTTCAATAATCTGTATCTCGCCATCAAATCCACATACTTGACAATAATCAGATTTTGTATTGAGTTCAGCATACATTATATGGTCATAAATAAACTTGATTACTTCAAGCACTGCTTCAATATTATTATTTAGATTAGGAACTTCTACATAGCTAATTGCTCCTCCGGTTGAAAGAGACTGAAACTCAGATTCTATAGAAAGCTTTGTGAAAGCATCAATAGGTTCTGTAACGTGTATATGATAACTATTGGTTATGTAATTCTTATCGGTTACACCCTTTATAATACCAAAACGCTTCTGTAAACACTTGGCAAACTTATATGTTGTCGATTCAAGAGGTGTACCGTAAATTGAAAATCCGAGATTAAGGTCTTTATTCCAATCGTCACACTTATCGTTCATATACTGCATTATTTTCTTGCCGATATCCCGACCTGTTTTTTCAGTAAGTTTGTGACCAGTTAAAGCATAAACACATTCCCACAGACCTGCATAGCCAAGAGAAATACTTGAATAACCACCTGTAAGGTATTTATCAATTACTTCACCCTTTTTAAGTCTTGTCAATGCTCCATATTGCCAAAGAATAGGTGCAACATCTGACGGTGTACCCTTGAGTCTTTCATATCTACAAATCAAAGCTCTATGACAAAGTTCCAGACGTTCATCAAATATCTTCCAAAATTCTGTCATTATATTATTTGGGTTATTCTTCTTTGCTGTGAGCGCAACATCAACAAGATTAATTGTTACGACACCTTTATTAAATCTACCATAGAATTTATAATTTCCGTTTTCATCTTTCCAAGGTGAAAGAAAGCTTCTGCAACCCATACTTGTAAAGCAATGACCATCTTTAAGCTGTTTCATTACCTTTTCACTAATATAATCTGGAACAAGCCTTTTTGCAGTACACTTTGCAGCAAGTTTGGTAAGATAATAATAAGGTGAGTTCTCGTGAATATTATCTTCTTCAAGGACATAAATAAGTTTCGGGAAAGCAGGTGTTATCCAAACACCAACTTCATTCTTAACTCCCTGATAACGCTGTTTAAGTACCTCTTCAATAATAAGTGCAAGGTCGTGTTTTGTTTGCTTGTTCTGTACTTCGTTAAGATACATAAATACGGTTACGAATGGGGACTGACCATTTGTTGTCATAAGTGTAACTATTTGATATTGAATAGTTTGAACACCGCGCTTAATTTCTTCTTGTACTCTTTCTTCTACAATATCATCAATAGTAGGTAAATCACCATCTTTAATCTCCCAATTAAAAGATTTAAAAAAATGTTCAACCTCTTTGCGGATTTTTTGTCGTGAAATATCGACAAATGGCGCAAGTGCCGACAAAGTTATGCTCTGACCGCCATATTGATTACTAGCCACCTGTGCAATAATTTGTGTAGCAATGGTACATGCAGTAGCAAAACTATGTGGCTTTTCAATCATTGTGCCACTGATAACTGTCCCATTTTGTAGCATATCATTGAGGTCGATTAAATCGCAGTTGTGCATATGTTGAGCAAAATAATCTGCATCATGGAAATGAATAATTCCTTCGTTATGTGCTTTAATAATATCCTCTGGGAGAAGAACTCTATTTGTTAAATCCTTTGAAACCGTCCCCGCCATATAATCTCTTTGCGTGGGGAGCAATGTTGGATTTTTATTTGAATTTTCTTCTTTTATAGCTTCATTCTCACAATCAATAAGAGATAGCATTTCATTATCAGTATTATGTAATCCTCTCACCATCTCTCTCTTGTACCGATACCTTATGTACGCTTGAGCAACCGCCTTATCATAGTCCATAAGCTCACATTCAACTATATTCTGAATTTCTTCTACTGAAATTTGATTATTATAACATTTATTAATCTTCCCAATAACAAAAGCTGTAACGTTATATGCTGAGCTTGAGGTATAGAATACATCGGCATTGGGGCGTGTTTCGGTAAATGCTTTTAATATAGCATTGTAAATCTTGCCTTTATCGAAATCTACAATATCACCATTGCGTTTAATAACTTTGATTTGATTTTCTTTTATCATCTCATATCACTTATTCCTTTCATCATCTTCTTGCATCATTATATTTTCTATCATTTCTTGATTATATGGTTCTAATTTATTACCATTATTAATATAATCTAAAACTTTTTGATGCTTAACATAAGCGTAATTCCCAAAATAATCACGTTCAGCTTCAATTCTAGCTTTTACTGCTTCTGTAAAATCACTATATTGCCCTAGCTGAATTCTTTTATTATTGGAGGATAAATAAACTGTCCATTTAGAAAAATTCCTTTTTTGAAATACTCCCACAAACCCCGATTTATTTCTTTTTGACATTGTTCTATTTTGATTATTTTGGCTTCTTGTGGCAATTCTTAAATTAACTTTTCGATTATCGCGTTCATTGTGATTTATATGGTCAATGTCTATTTGGGTGTTTTTTATATTATTAAAATCTAGTATCACAATTCTATGCATGAAAATATTAATGGATTGAGAGTCACTATTAATTTGAGTAAACACATAATTGTTATTATTTATTCTCCAATAATAGTCTTTTAGCTTGTTATAATCTTCTAAGTCAAAATAGAACTCTTCTCCTTTAGAAGTATAACCAATACCATATTCTCCTGATAAATCATATGTATTATATTTTCTTCGACATTTACTTGTTGTTTCTCTTGCTAAACAACCGCATGATTTTGTATGTCCTGTTGTTAAAGCTGATCCATTTATGGTTATTTCATTCCCACAATTGCATTTACAAATCCATTTTAAACTTTTACGTCCATTTGGATAAGTAAAATAACCATCTTGTTTAATTACCGTTAATCGTCCAAATTTTTTACCTGTTAAGTCTATACGTTTTTTTGAGAATTTTAGTTCTTGATTTAAACACCCACAGGACTTAGTATTTCCTCTCCTTAAATTATTAGAATCAACAATGGTTTCATTGCCACAATCACAAATGCATTTCCAACGTATCCTTTTTGCACCACAAGGAGTGAATTTATCATCCGCCCGTTCTAAAACAATTAATCTCCCAAATTTTTCTCCGGTTAAGTCTTGAAATTCGCTCAAAATTGTCGTCTCTTTTCTTAATAAAAATATTCTACTTAATTCCCTCTGTTTCACTTTCACACTTAATAATATACTCGTGTATCTTTTTGACTATATCATTAAGTTTTGTACTGTCTCCATTGTCAATATTGAAATCACCGAGGAAGTTCCTGAAATCAATATCAATGAGAAGCCTTTCCATTATCTTGCTAAACTTGTCACCACGCTGTTCCATACGATTGATACGAGTGTGAACAGGGGAAGTGATTGTAATGACCTTAACGGGCTTGCCATTGTAATGATTCTTTAAGAACTCAACGCCTTGTGGGTCTATTACATAAAGGTCAGCATTATTAGCTTGCTCTGCTGTCGCTCCATAACGGTAATCCCCATAAGAAGTGTAACCTATAAAGTTAGTCAACTGGTCAAAGAAAGCATCGTTTACAAACGTATGACCTGTTTCATTTTCTGTGCGCATTGGTCTTGTTGTGTAGGATTGTAACTGCTTATAACCATACTTTTCTTCAAGAGCATTTGCAACAGTTGTTTTGCCAGAACCTGAAGCTCCAACAATAAGATATAGATTTTTATACATATGTCCTCCTTTTAATTCTGAATATCAAGCATTAACTGTCTATCCATCATATCAAATACATTGTTGATAAGATTAAGGCACTGTTCAGCACATTCCTTAACCTCTGGGTTGGCAGTGCCACCAGAATTGCGCTCCTTATACACATGAGCAAATTCTGTAAGATTTACTTTGAAAATATAATTTGATGGAATGGAAAGCATATATAATCCACGCTTAACGTCTTTGTTGTCAATGTATTCCTTTAAAATATAACCATTTATAGTTTTTACATAAATTTTCCCATTATATTCAATCTCATTAGGTGATTTGATTTCAAGAATGGATAATGCTTCATCGGTGGTAAGAATCTTGTCTTTATAATAATCGGACTTTTCATTTCCAAAATCAGCGAGCCTTGTGCTGTTGCGAATTATTCGATTTTCATAACGCTTTGTGTGCGCATCCCAATCGTCTTGCCCACCTCTGTGCAACCCAACAACGGTAAATGAAAAATCTATAAAACGACCTATTGTAATATGTCGTTTAGTCATTTTACAAACAGATGTAATTAGCTTAGTCATTCTTTCCCGGTCTGCTGAGCCTACGTCTTTTCTCCATATACCATGATTGTCAAAACACTCATTATAAAGATTTGCCAAGTCATTATGCAATTCTTCTGTCCATGTTCTCTTAGTAAAGTACATTGCTTCAATAGCGTCTTGAACATTAGAAATATTATTTAATATAACGTGCAATTATCTTTTTCTCCTTTTATTCTTCTTAATATACCCACTCCAAAAATATCGTGGGTCATCTATAGTCAAAAATTCATTTCTGAATAATCTGTAAAACTCCTCATCGGTCAGAGGAACGTATGTATTTTTGTCTTCCTTTTGCTCTATATTTTGTTCAATCTTATTATTTATCTGATTATCTAAAATTTTATTTTCAATCTCTGCCATAATGTTACCTCATGTAGCAATGCCTCTAGTTACGCAGAAATTAAAAAGTGTGTTGTAATCATCTTCGTTTGCGGTAGTAATCTTGGCAGGTTGAGATAAGTCAAGCCCGAATACTCCCATTAAAGACTTAACATCACAGATGTAATTATTATGGCTGATAATAGCTATCTTGCTAGGTAATTTCTCAGCTTGTATTACAAAGTCCTTAACATCTGTAATCTTTTCAAAATGTACTGAAAATTCCTTCGTTGTATTATTGTTCTTAATTGTATTGTAATTATTATCCCAATCACGACATTGACTTCCTACTATACCCATGCAACCCATATTGTTTTTATTCCTTTCTTAAAATTAATTAATTTCCCAAATCTCAACAACTTCATAACCCACCGTGAGTTCGTCTGTGTCATCTTCATCAATAATATCGTCCCATTCTTGATTGAGGACTTTACACTTTGCTTCTTCTGGTGTATCAGCATCCACATATCCTTTCATAATCTTATATCCGTGTGCTAAGAGAAATCCGTAACTCTTCATATTGCTTTTATTCCTTTCTAAATTTAATCTTTTTCATATTCACATTAACTTATACAAAAAATCTTGTTGTATAAGTAATCCCCCAGCTATCTTCACTGTATTCAAACAAATATTCAACATCTCCACTATATTCAAACCATACAAGGCTATCGTATTCACTTAAATCTGGATTGTAGTAATATGTGGCTGAATGTGAAGTGTCTTCAGCACTAAATACTTCTTTAACTACCTCTTTGGTTTCTTCGTCAGGAATTATACCTGAATATAGCCAGTTTGATATTCCTTGAAACTGACCTTTCTGAAATAAGACCTCTGTGACTGTATTAGGGAACTCCTCTGAAACGAGCCTGTTCCTTATTAACTCTGCTACATAAGTCTTATATTCTTTTAAAAAATTACCAACTTCATGTTGAATGGTAATTTCAATCATTGTTATTTCATTTTCAGACAAGGTATCATAAAGCGTGACTGGGTTTGTTGTAGTATCATTTTTATTATCAGAGGCAGTCTGTACGATTATTGAATTTATCGGTTCTGATAATTCAGCCATGTTATTAAGATATGTACTTCTAGTAGCAGTTATGTTCCCGACTTTAATGTCGGAGACATCTAAATCAAATGAGCTTCTGATTTGAGTGTAATCATTATTAAAAGCATTACTTATTTGTGTTTGCTGTTGTTCTTGCTTTTCTTCAGTACATTTCTTATAAATCATTGCTCCGTCAGCTATACTCAAAAGAATTATTAATGCTACACGAAAAATAATATCTTTATTGTCTCTAAATCGAATAAAATCACCTACTTTCTGCGGAAGTGCATTTACGTTTGTCATTTTTTATGTCCTTCCTGAAACGAATAAGTTTAATCCTCTGTATATGTGTCTAATTTGTCAATAAAGTCATTTATGAAATTATCGTTATTTTCTACTTCATTCGGATAATCTCTCTTTATTTGGTCATAAACACAATTATAACAAAGTTCTTTATCATTATATATGTATAGGCAATCATCACTATTGTTTTCACATCTATCGCAGACGTGAATAGGTATTGGCTTACTGTATGGACAATAACCTCGACCACATACATCTGGAGGACAACCTACACACATATCTTCATATACAATCATCTTACATCACCTCATTCTTTAATATTATTGTTGCTATATAAAATTTGATACACCAAACAGAATTTAATACCACATGAAATGATATTGTCTAACGAATTTGGTGTATCTATATTATATACCATATATTTGATTTTGTCAAGTGGTTTAGATAGGTAAAATCAAGGGTTTGTAAAAATACGAGGAAATATTAAATAAATAAAACGCAAAAAAATTATTAAAAATAATTATTTTCTATGCTGATAATTTTGCGTTTTATTTATTATTCATTATCTATAATTTCATTGCCTTTATTTTCTGTATTATTTTCTTGATTTTCTATATTATCTGGTACTGAAACTGATTTATCGCAAAGCTCCCATCGGTCTTTCGGCAAAATAATATATAAACCATTGGGCAGTCCCACTTGGTAACTGCCCTTGATTTCTCTTAGTATTTTACCGACACATTTACGACCTTTCTCTGGGACGATGAGTTGCACTGTATCGCCACGGTTCATTAAGTCATATCCTTTCTTTCATTTCTTTCATTTTCATCAGTTTTGTCTACCTCAATATCAAAAGTATCATATAGTTCTTGTTTTGCTTCAGCAAGGACTCCATCTATATAATACTTTCTTCTGTTTGATACTGTATCAGGAGCAAACCACTTTTTCTTGAAATTTCTTTTTGCTTCGAGGTAATCATCTCTGCCATTATCACCAGACTTATACCAATCATATTCATGGAGCAGTGTTAGTACGTCCCAAACTAATTCAGAAATTTCTCTATCCTCAAGAATATTCTTGTATTTGTCAGTCCAACCGAAGAGAGAATATTTCAATTCTTCGTCTTTGTATTCAAAATAACCGCCACTCATTAATTATCACTTCCTTTACAATCCCATACATACTCAACAAATTTATCCCAATTCAGCATAACCTGTGAATAAATATCTATCTTGATAGCCTCTTTATCTCCTCCACCACACCATGGGACAAGAACTATTTCGTATTCAGCTTTGAAGCCAAAATAGTAAAATAAATCAGATTCTAGTCTTTCAATAAATTCATCTTTTGTTTTACACTTCTTAAAAGCCTTTTGAATGTCCTCTCTGAACCTACTATGATTAAAAATATTGAAAGGGACTATTTTATGAGAGTTCATATTATAAGAGTAAACGTTCCATTCCATTATGTACCACCTCGTACATTTGTATCTTTTAATTCGGCGTTCAGAATGTCGCAGACTTGCTGGGCGTGTTCTCTTGTATCAAAATAAACTGTACCTATTGTATGATTTTCTATTGAATAATTAATCTGATATTCATTTTTAACATACGAATAATGAATAAACCAATTACAATTTTCCCATATAAATTGATATCCTCCACACAGAGTATCATGGAATAATCTTATCTTATTTCTAAGACGCAATTCATTTAAATCCTGCTCAGCAAGTTCTTTACTATAATAGTAGTTGCCAAATTGAAAAAGACCTGTATCAACAGGTGTGTGATTTTCAATAATTTTGATAATATCACCGCCTATGCTGATAAGATAATATTGCCCGTCTTTAGGCATTCTTCTCGGTTCTATACTTTTGTTTTCTTTCAGCTTCCTGATTTCTTATTGCAGGCTTGTTATCTGCTTTTCAAGTTCTTCTATTGTCATTTGTTTTTCCTTATCAAAATAAAATTTGTGTTTCATTATAAAAATCATTCATATGTAGATATCCAATTAAGATAATTATATGCCAGATAAAACTTAAAACTTTTTCATGCTTTGCCGCCTCCGTTCCAGCCAGCGCGGAGCTGACAGTTTTCGCATTCCGGCATATCCTTACCAGTACACAGCGGGTATGGATTGTTTCCCTCCGGCGTAAAGCATTCAGGGTTTGTATTCATTCGTGTCACCTCCGTCCATCTTAGCGCCACAGCTCGGACAGTAGCGGAAATGGTCTGCGTGTGACGGGTCAGACCAGTAAGCTTTGCACACCGAACACCTCATGTGTATATAGCCAGTTTCAGGATCGGATTCCTTAAACCTGATCCACTCGCCATGCACTATTGGCGCAACATCAGCGGCTGGTTCATAGTCAATAACCTGATCGATTGTCGCGGCGATAAACATCGGGCAGTTCTCGTCCGAACATACCTCCATAAGCACCTTCCTTATGCTTTCGCGTTCTATGTACTCGCTCATTTCGCGTCCTCCTTTACAGGGCTGTTGAGCCATTTTATAAACGTTGCCATGCAATCCTTTTCGCAGCTACGTCCCTGGCTATCACTTATCGGGCAAGAACAGCATTCCAAATGTTCTACCGCCCAATTTGCAATATCCTCCGCACTCATGGCGCGTATGCGGTCAAGGTTCGTGCGCGTCTCTGAAGCAGATTGATTCTGCTGCTCGGGACGCGCAAACGATACCGCTGTAAGCGCGTCATTTACGCCCAATAAGTACCCTCGCGCGTGGGCGTCAATCTCTTTTATCGCCACGTCCCTGCGCCCGTTGCCTTTTTCAAGCAGGCGCTCTTCAATTTCTTTTAATTTTTCGTTAGTCATTTTGTGCCCTCCTTTATGCTTATTTATATTTCCTTAAAATAAAATTTCTCCGTATGACTTCCTACGTCAACAGCAGTAGTCTTATCATCAGTTTTCCATGTCCTCACGTAATAAGACTTATAATTGTGCTCATTGAGGAACTTATTTATTACTTCGTAAGCTTCTTTTTGTGTAATTGCTTCGCCAACAGTTCTTGTTTTGCCATTTGAATTTTCAAATAATACTTGAATCATTTTAATCACCTCTTTATAAACCTAATATCTTTATCAGAAATTTATACTGACGTTCAGAACAATAACCATTCACATAAAATCGTCTTAATTTAGCAAAATAATATCTCTTAATGTCTTTGGATTTATATATGAATGTTACCTTGAATAAGAAATATGGGACGAAAATTAATCTTTCAATTTTACGTCTAAATTTATTCATTTTCATTTTACTCCTTTCAAATAGTAGGTAAATTATCAATCGCATCAAACACAACTGAATATTCATCGTATGACTTGAATAAATTTAAATCATTAATTATGTCTATAACTGCTTCACGATTAATATATTCACCATTATTAATCCTCCTATTCCACGCTTTAAAAGCGTCTTCTTCCGATAAAATATCGTGAAACCCAGCACCACACGTTGTACACGTTAAGTTTGAGTGGCATTCATCGTTAATGTACCCTTGCCAATAGAATATTTCGGCTTTTCCTCCGCAGAACGGACAGGATTTTAATTCATTTTCAGACATTTTCACTTTTCCTTCCATCATAGAATGAAACTTTCATTGTATTTTTAATATTCGCAACCCCTAGAAAATAAGAGGTTTGTGAATATTAGTTTTAAAAATTAAATCATAATCTTTGGTTCTGTGTTTCCCCCGCAACCTATACCATGTAGGGTAGGGGAAACACCATTGATAGAATAAACTCTACGTCTACTTTCTCTCCATTCAGGTTTATCAATTTCAGCAACTTGAATTAATTTATTTCCACAGTCAAGTTCATCTGTGGTTATATAAAATTTTCATCAGTACACTTATATGTATTATCATATTGTGCCTTATATAGATGTTCTGCAAGCAACTCTACACAGTTAGTAACTATTCCGTTTCCGGACTGCTTGTAAAGCTGGCTATCAGCAATACCGATATTTTTAGCGTTAGCACAATCTTCTTCTGTAAAGCCCATAAGCTTCATACATTCACAAGGTGTTAGCGTACGGACACGAAAATTTTCTACAACACCTGCCTCATTCTGTTCAAGAACTCTCGGTTGTCTATCTCCACCTTGCATTGTATTTAATGTGGGAGAACAACCCTCTTTTGAATAAACCCTATTCATTTCATCATAATTATAATGATTTAAGTCCCCTACTTGAATACAATCGTTTATTGTATTATCCGTAGGTATTTGTTCCTTTGGAATGTAGCCGATATTATTTTTGCTGTCATATTTTTCAATATTCAGAACAAATTGCTCTTGAATATCTTTACTTAAATAATACTTTTCATCGACATTTCTATCTATAATGTCTTTAAGTCTGATACCAGTATCAAAAGGCTTTGAAAATTCAAACTTGCCTTTATCAATATCTTTACGAATGCTGATTACAAACACACGCTCACGATTCTGGGGAACTCCACAGTCCTTTGCGTTGAGAACTTCCCAATAGGAATTAAAACCTAGTTCATCAAGAACTCCAAGCAGATTGTTAAAGTCATCGATAAATTTCTTACTTACAAGATTCTTAACATTTTCAAACATAAGATATTTTGGAAGTGTTCCATCGTCCTTTGCTCTTTTGAGAAGTCTTATATTCTCCCAAAGGAGAGAACTTCTTGTACCACTATCAGGCTTCAAACCCTTCATTTTCCCGGCGACAGAAATACTCTGGCATGGGAAAGAAATCGTCCATAAATCAGCATACGACAAAAACTCAATTTTATTTGATATTGATGTAGTAAATATTTCAGAAATCAATAAGGAAGCAGTACTTAGTTACGCAGCTATACACTGTGGTTTAACGCCAGAAATGGTTGATACATATACTGATTATCCTTCGAGAGAAGAAATGGCAAGACAGCTTACAGAAATCAACTTAGGGTGTGACCCAGAGAAGAATAAACCTTATGATTGGTATAAACTTTCTCGGCGTAAATCTAGTGATATCAACAAGTATTGGCTTGCTAATAAATTAACTCACAATCTTGGAGATATAAATAAAATTGAGTTTTTAATGCCTCTTTCTTGACACCCGATTCCGGCGAATAAAGTGTTCATAGTTAGCTTTATTTTATCCATGTATATCTCCTTTTAATTTATTATTAACTCATTATAAATGTTTTTATAAAACTCCGATAAAACATTCGTTTTATTGTAAAATAGTTGGCTTAACAGAGCCATTTGTGAGCATCGAAATTTGCAAATTCTTATATTACAATCCTATATATCCGTCATCATGTAATCTCTTACAAATCTCCGGGACTTCAATAGTTGCACACTCGTTAAGTATTATTACATCTGCTTCTCTGCATGAAGCTATATATCTTAACTGTTCACTTATCATAGTGTAAAAAGATACTCCTACAATGATAAATTTATCTCCATCTCTAAGTTCATTAACTTTGTCTATTGCAGTTCCATATTCAGGGGCGCTGTCACCATAAAGAACAGGCAATCCGGTTAATTCATTAAAATTGTCAGCATACAACTCGTGTGGCTCGGGCATTCTTCCATGTATAGGAATTACATTCTTTGAACCGGCTTTCTGATGTAGCCCATCTATATTCATTGTAATAACAGGGAAACCATATTTTGCAATAGCAAGATGAGCATCATTAGGCTTTGCCTTGTTGACTACATCACACATTTGCTTTATAGTTTTTCTGTATTCTTCTTTGTGATTTAATGCGAAAGAACGTGTCAACTTATCTCTAAGTCCGTCTTGTTCACTAAAAGTCGGTATACCTGATTCGGCACTTATTCCTGCCCCAGTAAAAAATAAAACCTTTTTCATTTGATTATACTCCCCAAAAATTAAAGCCTAAAGCCTGTGCGTCTCCAAGTTTCTTCATCATATTGGCATCTGAATTTTATTGCTTCAGAAAAATCCTGTAATATCTTAATAAGAATCTCTATTTCTTGTGAATCGTTAAAGTCAATTCTTAATACATTTTCGTGGTCGTTAAAAACATCTATTTGTTGAATTAAACGGTTATATATTACATCTAATCCATGATGTGTTAAACTAATATTTGTAATTTCAGATGTCTTTTCATTTTTGTTAGTAATGCTAGATTTCATTATTTGCCCTCCTTAAAATCCTTAATAAAAATCTCTAGTAAATGAAACACACCCGCATTTCGGGCAACCTAAAAGTAAAATTTTTTCATAAACAGGAGAACCCCAATCAGCTTTTCTTTCTGTATCAGTTCTAAAAGCATAAGTGTCAGGCTCACAGCTTTTAATAATTATGAATGATTCATCACCTTGAATAGTCACTGTTTCAAATTCACCCTTATCATTCTTCCTCCAACAGTCAAATTCTGTTGTATATCCACAGCAAGGGCATTTATGATTTATTGTATTATCACTTGTATTGTTCATTTTTATACCTCCTTTTTAATTACTATTATTGCAATTATATCTCCATCAAAGGACAATTATGCGGTTTTATATAACACTAATTATTCTTTTCCTTTACATATCCATATGGTATTTTTTTTATTTGTAAAAATACACTTTTTCACACGATATGTAAAATTTCCATGTGAAACTTTTGTATAACCACAACCATAAGCAAATTTACAGTTTGTACAGGTTTTAGGGTATTTCTTCATATTTGTTTGAGCTACAATCAAAATTACATCTCCTCTTACGATAAAAAATCTATTTTATTGACTATTGAAATAATTAAGAAATACCCTAATCATTTTTATTTAATTTCATATTCAGGCGGTAAAGATAGTGTGGTTACATATAATGTTTGGGAAGAGGCTCTCTCGCAGATAGATAACCCACCTGAGTGGATAATCAATTTTGCTAATACTTCAAATGATACAGCAGACACATACCAAGAAATTAAATCGCTCCCTCAAGATAAATTAAATGTCCTCAATCCTAAAATCGGATTTTATCAATGGATTGAAGATGTTAAACATTATTATCTCCCATCTATTAGGGTAAGGAATTGTTGTTCGACATATAAAGAAGGACAAACTAATAAAGCATACGACAACGATAGACCAACTATCATGGTATCGGGACTTCGTAGCAAGGAAAGTACAAAACGAAGTCAATACCCTACTCTTTTAACTTACGAATGGGCAATAGAACACATGAGAACTTACAATTTACCTAAGAAATGGATGATGTTTGCCCCTTTATGCGAAGACTGGGCTGATGAAGATATATGGCTTTATCTTTTAATGACTAAAACACATTTTAATCCTATGTATAAAAAAGGTTTTCATCGTGTAGGTTGTTTAATATGTCCCTTTCAACAAGATTATGTTGATTTGCTCATACAATATTGGTATCCTAAAGCGTGGGAACGTTGGTTAAAGATTTTGAGAAAGAATTATGATATAACATTGGTTGAGAAAACACTTAAATGGACTTTTGAAGAATGGGCTAATGGTGAATGGAAATCAAATTTTAGCAAAGAACATATGATTATATCTCAAAAGCCTACTCCTGAAAGAGTAAAAGAATTAGCTGAATTAAAAGGTGTATCTGAAGCAATGGCTGTTAAATATTTTAATCGCACTTGTCCTTGTGGTAAAAAGCTTAATCCTACTGAGATTTCAATGTTTTTTAAGACACAAGGCAGATTAGAAAATCAAGAAGATAATCGAGATATTCTTTGCAAATCTTGTTTATGTGATAAAATGGGTTGGACTAAAACACAATATAAAGAAAAAAGAATAGAATTTCAAGAATCTGGTTGTAATTTGTTCTGAATAAGCAAATTGACGTTTATTGAATGACTCTATAAATGGCTTTGTAGAGTCATTCTTAAAACAAGAAATTACAATAAAATAGATTTTTGGTATATAGAACTTATTCTGTCACGATTTAATTCTACCAATTCATCTAATTTCTTTTGTTCTGGCAGGTAAACGTGTTTCTTCTTTTCAATATATCCGTTCCGTCTATCTTTAGTAATGTTGATTTTGCCATTCTCAACTTTAAACTCTATCAATGGCTTCGGAGATGTAAAATCAAGATAAATCTTACTGCCATTTCTCCAACACTCAGTTGGGAGGTCTATACCTGTTTTCTCTCTGAAAAATTGTCGCTCTTCTTCAAATATTGGTTTGAAACCCATTCTTTTTCTTCCTTTCAAACTTCTAATAAAATCAAGTTTCTATTCTAATGTTATTTTTATCAAAATTCTGACGAAATAAGATCAGAAAGTTCCGGTTTAAAACTGGGCATTAACTGAAGCTTAAATAAATTCTTTGCGTGCATAATATCAATTTTATTCTTGATTACTTCATTATCAATCATACCAGTACGAATATATTCGTCAAGCATATCATAAGTGAAGCCAAAATTTGCTTCATCAGGCTTCCCACACAGCCCATCAGTAGGGGTCTTATTAACTAGCTCCTCGGGGAGACCAAGAACTTTACCTATTTCTCTAACCTCGGTCTTTGTAAGATTAGCCAACGGAGAAAAGTCACCGGCAGAATCACCATAACGAGTAGAATACCCAATCCAATCTTCAGATAGATTGCAAGTATTAGCTACTCTACCATTCATACTCTGAGAAATTGCATAAAGTGTAGACATACGAATACGAGCTGGAAGATTAATTATTGTCTGGTTGCTGATATTAATATCCTTGGGGAACTTATTCTTGATTGCATTAACCGCATTGAGAATATTTACCGTGCAATGTTTAATTTCAAGGTGATTGATGAGCTGTGTTGCGAAATTAATATCAGGCTGTACTCCACAAGGTAACTTTACTCCAAACACTCTATCCTTACCAAGAGCTTCAACGCACAAGGAAGCAACGACCGAACTGTCTACGCCACCAGAAACACCAATTACTGCGTTACACTCTCGCCCATTGATATCAAACCAATCACGAATCCATGTTACAACTTCGTCCTTTGTCTTTTCTGCATTAAACTTATACATAAAATTCTCCTTTACATTCGGTTCATTACATCATAAAACCGAAATAAATATTCATATACATTTTCAGGAACTAATTCTTTTACTTGATTAAATTTTCCTTGCCCACATAGATTTCTCACTAAACTTGATGAGGTATGATTTTCTGGAATTGTAATCTCTGTAAAATGATCTTTATATTTCATTAATCCAGCATCTTCTAATGCCTCAGTTAATTCTTGCCCCTCTCTGACACAGGCTACGAAATGATATTCCTCAACAAACGGTTTCCAATTATACCATGTTGTTAAAGTTTCAATGTTATCCATGCCTAAGCAAATATAATATTCGTTGAACTTATAATTTTTCTCTGCTTCATCACGAATTTGTGTTATTGTATTATAGGTTCTCTGGGGGAAGAAACTTGTTGTTTCAATATCCAATGCCCACATATTATTTTGCTTACAATTTGGCATAGAGTTGATTAACGAAACCCTACAATAGCCGGGAATTAACGTCTTTTTCTTGGCTACATAAGTATCATGAGCAGGAATGAAATATATAGTATCAGCATTGACTACCTTTTTAGCAGTCAATGCCATATCTATATGAGCATTTGTGATTGGATTAAAACTTCCGGGAATAAGCAAAATCTTATTCATGGGTCATTCTCCAATTGATACATCTTTTTAGATAATCTACATATTCAGGGTTCCTACACATTCCCTTACCCTCTACATCTGAAACCTTCGCTACGTCCATACCATTGCATTTTGTGGTTTTCATAACAATATTTAACGCAGGAACATCAGTATCATTACTCAAATAAGTACCAATACCAAACGCAACGTTTATTCTATCATGGAAATGTCTAAACAACTTATCAGCAGTTTCAAAATTAAGACTATCACTGAAAAGAAGCGTCTTTGTCTTAGGATTAATACCTAAAAATTCATAATGAGAAATCATCTTTTCACCCCATGCAATTGGGTCTCCGCTATCGTGACGTACACCATTAAACAAGGTAGCATAAGTCAACTGAAAATCTTTCAAGAAACAATCTGTCGTAATTGTGTCTGTCAAGGCGATACCGTTTAATACACCATATTCCTTAACCCAAGCATCAAGAGCATACCAGTTTGAATATGCTGGATTATGTTTATGATTGCCTTGACCAGAACACATAATCCACTCATGAGCCATAGTGCCAACGGGAGTGAGATTATATTTCTTTGCAAGATATACGTTAGATGTACCGATAAATCTCGAAGCACAATGAAGGGTATCGTTCAAATGAGAGAACTTCTTAACTACTAATTCCTGTGCTTCAGAAGACAACCTACGTCTAAGTCCAAACTCTGAAAATGTTCCGGCATACCAGTGACCATTTTTTAGATTTTCATACTTAGCATTAAGTCTTTTCTTAAAACTATCAAGCAGTTCATCATAATTGTACAACCTTCTGAAATATACTTCATTTACGATCGCAAGAGTTGGTATTTCATACATTGATGTGTTGAGCCATGTCCCCTTAGTTTCAATAGAAAGCCCACACTCAGAGTTAGTTGTAATCTCAAAATCTTCATATCTCGGTTGCCATAGTCTTAGAAAATCAACATATGAACCTTTTATCCATTTGATCCTGTCAATATAGGCAAGCTCATCTTCTGTAAATCTAAGCCCGCAATACGACTTAATCTGCCTACGAATTTCTTCTACCATTTCGGGTGTAAAATGAACGTCCTTATTTCTACACTTAAACGTCCAAGTAGTTTTATAATCACTAAACTGATGATAAATTGCTTGACCCATTGAAAATTTATATAAGTCGTTCTGGAGTAAGCTAGTGATAATCTGTTCCATGATTAACATTCTCCTTTAATCAAATTAAATATTGTGTCGATATAATATCCCTTTTCCTCATATTCATAAAATAGAGTAAGATATTTATCAATAAATACTATGTCATTTGGGTGCATTGTAATAGGCTTATTCTTTTTGATTTTCCACCAATTGTATTCCTTTTCAAAAGTGAAACTGTCACCATAATATGCTTGCCCTGCGCCAAGATAGTCACAAAGCATTTCTTTTTTATATTTCATTGGCATTTCAATAGGGCTACCACCATTATCAAAGTTATCCATCCAAAATTCATAATGATGCTTGTTTCTTCCCTTATGATGTAGCCAAGCTCCTGACCAACCTTTATCTTTCTTACAAGCATCTATTGGGCTAGACATTCCTTGATAATACTTTACACCCTCCCAAAATTCTATCAGTGAGAACTTTGATAAATCGTGTACCAGACCTTGCAGTGGAATACCTGCTTTTCGGCAATAATAAAATACCCAATGTTTATGAGTACAGATTTTCTTAAAATGCTTAAAAGCATTTACGATATATTTACTACATTTCATTCTTTGCTCCTATCAAACGATACTCTGTATATACTTTATTTTCGCAATAATACAGGTTATAATCATTCTGTTCAATATACCACCACAATTTCTTGTGCCCGGTTCGAAGATAATCTTGGCAATAGTTTGTTTTACGATAATGATTATCTACCATTTGTCTGAAACTTAATTCATCAATCTGATTAGACTTATCACAATACTCTGCAATTTTGTCAATTAAATCTTCTGTAAAATTTTCTGATACTACAAAAACTACTCTTACAATTTCATTCCAAACTCTTTTTATGTTTTTAAGCTGTTCAAAATCATACAAATGATATACAACTCTGTCGAATAGGGCATAAGGAGCTTCTGGAACATTTATCATACTTGTATGTAATTCAGTTTTGATATTCCCTGTCTTTTTAATAATATCAAAGAATTTGTTATACCAATCCATGTGTTGGCTGTATTCCCATAAAGGGTCTCCACCACCAGATATCGAAACCCAGTTGCAATGGTTATCTTCAATTTCTGTTTGCAATCTATCTAGCCCGGATATTGTACTCTTAGGAATATGTAGATTATTATTCTTCACAATACAATAAGGGCAAGAATAGTGGCAACCAAAATTTGAAATGACACTTAAATATTTATCCATTTTATTCTCCGATTATATCAATCTGACATATCTTCATGACCTCAATTGCAGACTTATGAGTTTCTGGTGTTACACCTGCACAGCACGACGCGTCTACTGTAATTTTACTATTAGGAAACATGGCTTTAAGAATTAAAGCATTAGAAATTACACAAATATCTGTACAAAGTCCAATAATTTCAATTGTATCGTCCCGTTGAGATACAAGCTTTGACCAATAAAGATTTCCAAATGTGCTTTTATAAACTATAATGTCTTCATCATTAGATAATTCATCAACAATTTTCCATCCATCTGTTCCTGCAATACAATGTGAAACGGGCAAATATTTACCTTCACTTGTTTCAAGATAATTTGAATCATGTGTATCTTGTGTAAAAATTATCTTATCCTTTCGTTCACGATATTCAGCAATCTTCTTTCTGACATTTGGAATAATTGCTTGTGCTTCGGGCGTTCCCAAAGAGCCTGTAACAAAATCATTCTGCACGTCTATGACTATAAGTGTTTTCACAATAATCTCCTTCAAATTGTTAAGTTTATTATAAGTTCTTCAAGTTCATATTCCGCATATTTTTCACAATAGTCTTTACAATACGGAAAATTATAACACGTAAAATATAAACAATATTCACATGGGGATATACCCATTTTTAATCACCTCCACTTTTTGACACCCTGATTTTATTTCATATTGATATAGATACATCGTCTGTACTACTTAAAGTTATAAAATTGCCCTTACTAAGTTCATCAAAATCCAAACTGCCCGATAGCAAACGCCCATCATCGAATCTAATCGTGCAGTCAAGAATGATTTTTGTATCAGTAGTAAACATTTCTCTCCATTGATGACGTATTAGATTAAATTCATCATAAATATCATTATGGCTTATTTTTACAGGCTTTTCAATAGAGAATGAAATATAATCATCACCTATTCTTTTTTTAAATTTAACCTTTTTAGCATCTTCAATATACATTATTCATTCCTTTCATTATTACGAATTATATTGAACATTTCATCTACTGAACCAAGCAAGTCATATCTTTTATCCATCGGAGCGGTTGAACTTTTGGCAAACTTCTGTTCAACCATATCCACATAGAATGTTGATGTTCCATCATCACCCATATAGAATTGTTCCCATTCCTCATCAGACGTTAATCTCTTAACATCTAACTGCTCAATAGCAAGGTTATCAAAACTGATAGTGTTAAATCTATCAATTATTTCGGGGAGGACTCCCTTTAGCCAACGCTTACGATTATTCACAATAATGTGGTTTTTGTTAAGATAATCATTGCCCCTACGAAGTTCCTTATATCCAAGAATGAGAATTTTCAAATTATTATTCTGTAAATTCATTAAATCATCTACGGAAAAGACTCCATTGATAACATGAATAACTGCATTCGGATATTTCTTAATGGTTTCGATGAATTTTTGAGTAGGAGAGACCAGACTAACACCCAAACCATAAATCAGATTTTCTTCAACTAATTTTTTGATTAAGTCTTGATTTGTTTCAAAATGTATCTGATTAACAGTCATATTTGCAATGATTTTCTTTTCTTTGAGTTTTTGAAGAAATGGAATTAAATCCGGGTGGCTAAGAGCGTTCCCTCCACCGATAGCAAGTTCCTGATAAGGATGCAAACTATCAATGAACTTCTGATTCATTATATCACCATGTTTACCACTTGTAGAGCTACCTTCATGGCAGTATGGACAATTCATATCACAATAATTTGAAATCTTTACGTCCATATTTTCAGCATATGCTGGGACAAATTCATCGTCATTTGTTTTACGAATTTTTGTACCGTCTGTCATCAGATAAGTCGCGTAATTGCCGTTCTTATATGCTCCAAGTAATTCCATTTCTTCTTCTCCTTATGTATTACCCATCATAGCCACAATAACCAAAAGCAACAACATCTTCGCCCTTTGGGGTAGTATAATATTCAACAAATGTTTCAAAGTCACTTTTATTAAAGCATCTATCAAATGTAAATATTTCGTTATCTGCAAACAAATCAGCAACAAAATCCTCGTTATTCCAATCTTTATTCAAATATGCCATTTCTGACTTCAGTAGTTCGATTATTTCCTCTTTCGTTCCTACAACATCGGGCTTATTATAGCGATGATACATATAAAAATCTGAATTATTTTTCCCATTTTTCAAAATCATCTTTTGAACACATCGTAATAGAGTGGACAGATGATGAATTGGTCTCGAATACATTTCTTCTAATTTGAATTTTCATATTATTCTCCTTATGCTCTTTACAATATGCCACACATTGTCCCATAATCAGGATAATTAGAATATTCTTTTTCAATATTGTCTGTGTTAATCATACCACATCTTTTCATGGATTTATAAATGCAATACTCATCACCGTCAACAATGACAATATACTTTTTGTTAGAGAGAAATTCCTTCAGAGTGATATTCTCTTTTGCAAGAAAATCACTCAAAATATCCTCTTCTACATAACCATAATAAGTTGTATTACTATCATCTTCATATGAATATTCTGTAGGCAATACAATATCTGTGCAAGCAGGACAAATTTCATGTACTAACTTGACAATATTGTCAAACGTCTCTTTTGCATTGTCATTATACCCACACAAAGAAGCAATGGCGTATTTTACCTTTTTACTGAAATCGCCTAAGCATTGAAAGGGTTCTCTCCCAAAATGCAAATCGTCATCGCTCCAAATTTTCCATACACCATTATCATCAAGATACATTCTTCCAGTCATTTCTTCCTGAGTATAATATTCATTTTCTTTCTTAACGACTAAACTATGCATACTTGACGAATTGGTTTCAAAAACACCTTTGCGAATTTTAATCCTCATAACTGCTTAACTCCTTACAAATTTCATCAATTTTATCAGAAGAAATATGTAATGCTTTAAAAATATCTTCTACTGTACTTTTGTATTCTCCAATTATACTGCCACCACCCCACGGTTTATTTCCTGCAACTCGGCGATTGTTAATAACAACACAATTTCCTTCAACACCATGAAGTATTTCAATTTCTACTCTATCTTCTCTATTCATAATATGCTCCTTCATTCAATCATTCTTATATGTAAATTCCATCGGAATGCCATACTTTTCATTAGCAAGCTTAGCAGCATCATAAGCTTCCTTACGTCTGATTGCTTCCATTCTTACTCTCTTCTTTTCTCTACGCTTCTTATCACGCTCTTCAATCTTCTTTTCTTCAGCAAGAGTCTTTTCTTCAGCAAGACGTTCCTTTTCAAGTTTCTTTGGCAGAGTTTCAATCCAATATTCAGCTTCATCATTTATCTTATTCCCACCGGCAATGTGCTTAGCATAACAAGCGTAAAAACCATAATACTTATCAGCCTTATCAACAGGGCAGAGAACTGAAGTTTCAGTGTTATCTCTGAACGAGAGAGTTGTCTTCATATATGTGGTCTTGTTGCCCCTATCATCGTACTTATCAACAGGAGTGTATGTATAATCCACAATATCCATGTGGGGGTTAGCATTATTCATCTTATTATCCTTTCTGTTAAGAATTGACTTTAATGATTCTGAATTATAATTCTTGATACCGTTGATTTCTGCTATAAGATCAGCCACATCTTTAGTTAGTTCTCTTGTTGCGGTCAGGGTTACTGTAGGAGAAACACCGGGAGAAAAATCAACTGATACATCATTTCTATCACCTGTGTTGTGACTACCTGTGTTCCAGAAATCAAATAAAAAATCGTTCATAAAAATTTATCCTTTCAAAAATTATATTCCATTATACTATATACTTTATACAGCATAATGATTATTATTATCACAGAAAATCAGGGTGATAACACCCATCATAATTGTCCCAACTGCTACTAACATAATTACCATCCTTTCTTTTCATTGATTTGGAAATTGCCGATTATATCAGCAATAATTCCGTTGGAAATTCCAGACTATGCCCTTATGTGCCATTTTGCCTTTGGGGATTGTAAATGTGTCCCCATTGTCATTTGCCCAGATTTCATGAGAGCCTTTTCCATCTCGGAGACGCTTAAAACCATGCACCTTGACTAACGCTAAGAACTTTTTATAATTCGTAAATATCACCTCATTTCTAGTAATTCGATATTGTCTAAAGAATTTACTATCCATAGTATAACACTTACAAATGCGTTTGTCAAGGGGTTAAGTAAATTATTTATTGAAAAATATTTAATTTTTATTATTTTTCAAATATTTATTTTATAATTGCGTTTTATTTATATGTTTGGCTCTGATTTATCAAATCTGACTGCTTGGAAGACAGGGAACTGCAAAGAATAGCTACCGTCCTTATTTTGAGTTTCTTCCTTATACTTAACTGTAACTATCTTACCAATAATTTCATTAGGATTATTCCAATAATAATTTCTCATTTCATCGGTAAAGCCAGAGCCGACCTTTACGAAATTATTTTTATACTCACAAAGGATTGAACCAAGAGTATTTGCGTTCTTGCCTGTGCCTTGCTCAATATCAACACACTTTATATCACAATCATAAAAACACTTTACTTTGATTAATTCTTTTGTTCTCTTGCATTTGTATGTAGTGTTTAAGTTCAGAATAACGCCTTCCTTGTCTGTTTCTTCTGCATAATCAAGCCATTTCTGTATCTTCGAATGGTCTGTACCCTCGTACCACATTGGCACAATTCTAAGATTCTTAATATTATTATCTTTAATCTTCTTTGCAATTATATCAGTAAGATACTTCTTGCGCCAACCGTATTTGAATAAACTCTCACCAGCCATAAACTCATTCTTTGGGAGACAATCAAAAATTATATATTCAAGACAAGTTTTGTCTGTATCTTTACTATTAGCAATTCCCGTACCGATTTGAAAATTTTCACTGTCTGATTTACCGTCTGTATTCTTACGGATAAGCTCTCCGTCAAACACAAGGTCAGGAAGATTAAACTTTTGAATGTCGGTAATTATATGGTCAAGACCTGTATATTCTTTCCCGGAACGTGTAAAAAGTTTATTATTAAAGCTGACACAACGACAACCATTTAGCTTCTGACTTATGTAAATATATTCATTGCCTTTGAGTTTAACCTTGTCAAGAGGTGTTCCAAGCTGTACATCAAAAACAGGTACAAATCCTTTGCCATAAACCGAATTTACAGTTTTAGCATCTATGCCAAGTTTCAGCGATTTTGTTATAAGCTGTCTGTAATATTCTCTGTATTCTTCAGGCTGATTTACCAAAAATGCTTGAGCATATGCTATATCTTTATCCGTACCAGTATTATGATTTTCAAGATAAGATTTAATAGTAGTCCATGAGAAACGTTCTGGGTCAAAGTCGTCTGTAACAACCATTGGCGAAACTTTCTTGTCTATCTTTTTAGAACTTATTCCTGTTATCACAAACGGATTTAAGAGCCATTTAAGAGTATCTTGAAATAGAATATTTCTTTCATTGTCCTTCAAAATTTTAACTTTTTCAGTCTTTTTGCTTGTTGATTGCAATTCCTTAAAAATTGCAAAAACTTCTGTCATATCACTCATTATTGTTTACCTTGTCTTCATTGTCTAAAATATCAAGCAAAGAACGCAACATTGTTTTTCTGTCATCAAAAAGAATTTTACGTTCTGTAAGCCTTATGATTTCCTCACGAGCTTTTCTTATCTCTGCATCACAAATAAATATTTCTTTAGAAATTTCTTCTTTAATGTTATTCATATTAGCCTTACTTAATTCCTCCATCAAGCTCGTCCATCTCATGGTCATATACATCAAAATCGAAAATAAGATGCTTTCTGCTTGCAATATAATCACACAAATGAACACACTTTTGAATATCAGTCTTAGGACGGGGAAGCACAGTATCAGAATACTTCGATGTAGTCCACTTGCCCATATGAGAAGCTACTGCACCAGCAATAGTACGGATATTTTCACCAAAAATCAAATCGGTAATATTATTAATATTTTCAAGATGATTTATCTTGATATATTCTTCGTACATTTCATAAATGAAATTTTCCATAAGAAGAGGGTGGTCAAAAGCAGTATGGTCTTCGTACATACCACGCTTCAGACCGTCATGCAGAATAAGAGCCGAGGTTACTATATCTCTATCGTTCTGGATAAAGTCATATATTTCTGCCGTAAAGAGGTCTTGAGCTATTGCGACGGCAAACTTGGTGTGTCTCATTAGCCCTCCTTCACCAAGACACTGCTTACTATGATACTTTTCTGATGAACTTGCACCAATGTGTCTGAAGTAATCAGGCAACTTATCAAGAACATAACCTGTAAAGTTCCTAAGTCTTTCATTCTTGATATAATTAAGTTCTCTTGCAAAAGTTACGGAATTTGCTACATTAGTTGTGTTTGTTGTGTTAGTCATAATTATTATTCTCCTTTAATAAATCTTTAAGCCATGTTTGTCTTGTAAAATTTTCTTTCTTCTTTATTGCCCTGCTAAAAGTCAAAATATCACTTATTATATAGCATTTTTCTTTTGCTCTTGTAACAGCAACATAAAGAAGATTAGAATTAAGTATAAAAGTATGAGTATTTGGTACGAATGCGATAACATATTTTGCTTGTCCACCTTGAGATTTGTGTATGGAAATAGCATAAGCCAATTTGATATTGATAAATTTTTCTCTGGGGATATAAATTCTAAAATCATCAAAATCAACTACCATGCCATTGTTCATTATCTTTGAAACAATACCGATATCACCATTAGAAATAAATGCCACTTTATCATCACTCATTTCTTCTTCATCTGAATAAATTTGTGAATTATAGTCATTTGTGCATTGAATAACCGGATCTCCAATTCTATATTCCGTATCTCCACTTATTATCTTTTGTTCAGCATTTGGATTTATTGCCTTTTGGATTTGATTATTAATGATTTGTGTTCCATATTTACCCTTATTTTGAGCAACCACAAACATGATATCTTTCAAAGGAACGCCATTATTTAATAACTTTTGATATGCTTTAATAATATAATCTACAGCTCTTTCAGGTGGCATTTGTGCAAAAACACAACCATTATCATCACCTATTGCTTGAACATTGGTTTTATTTTCAAAAGTCATTTTACCTTGCCTTATATCCGTTGCAACTGTACTTAATCCGCCTTCACCATATCGGAATACCCTTGTAAGATAAACTGTCGGTATTACGTTACTATTTAAAAGGTCATGCAATACATTGCCACACGATACAGAGGGTATCTGAGCATTATCACCGATTATCAACAATTTTGTCCTATTAAAGTCTATTGCATCAAGTAAATGCTTGAATAAATAAACATCAACCATTGAGGACTCATCAAGAATAACGATATCATAAGGTAATTTATTCTTTTCATCAAATCCCCATTCATTATGAGGTATAAAATGCAGTCCACGATGAATTGTACTAGCTGGGTGATTGGTGTATTTTTGTAACACCTTTGAAGCTCTGCCTGTAGGGGCAAGAAGTAAAGCTGATTTTTTCAAATCATTTAACAGATTGATTAAAGCCAGCACAGACATTGACTTACCTGTCCCGGCGAAACCCTGTAAAATAGTGATAGGATTTTTACAAACACTATATATCGTTTGCATTTGTTCATCTGTCAAAGAAGTGTTTTCGTTTATCTGGCGATATTTTTCTATATCTGAATGAGAAATATTCCATTTATTATTTACTTTTAAGCCATTTTTTAATATCTCGGCAATTTCGTTTTCAACACTATAAGTTTTAGTCTTTGAAACACGAGAGTGTTTAACATCACAAAAGATATCATTACTTAAATCAAAAGCAAAGGACTTTTTCATAATTTCTTTTAAGTGATGTTTTGCTTCGGGGACGTATTCACTACAAGTCTTGATAAATTCCTTGCTATCCATATATGTATTGCCACTGGTTTCATTCTCATCAAGAATATATAAGGCACAGGCTTCCATACGCTGATAAGATGATACCAGGTCAAAACCAAAATCAATAATTGGTTTCTCGCCATTTTTGATACGTTCCTTTGATACTGCATCGACTTTCAATAGCAATTCATCAGCAGTCTTGAAACCAATTCCACCTAACTTACACAAGCATTTATATGGCTGTTTATGCAGATTTTCTCTGATTTTTTCGATAGATGGATATGCTTGATAAAGTTTCTTAATAACTGAAAAACTGAATACACCAGAAAATTCTTCTACCAATTCAGCTAATTTGAAATTTTCAATTACTTTTATCTTAATTTTTGCAAATGTGGTTTCTTTAATTCCCTTTGTCTTGTTTAAATCTACATCTTGAAGCCTGTTGTTGATTATTCTATCAATGATATCTGGATAAACTGACAACAAAGTTGTAGCCTGCTGATATGTAAGAATTTCATTAAGAAAAGCACGACTGCTTTCTATTGAAGCAGGTTTTTCACTTTTGATATTTATGATTTTATAACTTATTCCATATTTATCCTGTGTTTCTTCGGCTTTAACCCAATATTCACAATCAAGATTTAATTCTTGAATATCACCTTTAATTGTGGCATTATTGAAAGAATTTATTTTAACATTGGGATATTTGAAGCTGTCAACCGTGCAACCATAAATCTTGAAATTTTCAGAATTAAACAAGCATCTCACAGGAGTAGCTATGAACTCGATTATTTTAGCTAGTTCTTTACTATTTCCCAATGGGACATCACCTTCTCTTTCTCATTTGTTTTTACCCATTTGCCATTTACAAGTTTACTCTTACATTTATCATCAAGCCAAATGTTCAATATACTATTTTCTTTGAATGGAGATATTGCATATTCATCGGCTTTATACACCTTTGATTTAATTATTTTGCCTGTTTTCAATTGATATAACGTAACATATGGCTTACATTTATCCTTGTAAATTTTCATCTCTGAAACGTAATACAAACTATCTGGGGCTTTAGGATTAATATAACTGATATAACCGAGGTATTGTTTTTGATATTGAATAGTTTTTATAAGAGAACTTTTTATGTTAGCCAAAGAATCCCAACACTCATATAATGCTGTATCATAATCAAATTCTCTATATTGCTTTTCCGTTTCCTTAGAATGATTTCTTATTATTTCAGTTATTTCAGGGGAGACACAATTTTTATCAAACTGTGTTCTTTCATATAAATTATCAGTCATTTCAATAAACTTGAGTATTTTTTCATTGTTGCCAAAATCAGAGAAATAATTGATTTTTGCCAAGATTTCAATATGACCTTTATTTATAACAGATGATTTTTTTAATGCTTTCCATATATCATAGAAATTATCAAATTTCATCTGACTTATTGTATATAGTTCATCTGCTACCTTTTGGCTTAATCCTTTAATTGATAACAATGAGGGATAGATACAATGACTGTTCTGATCTGCTTTAAATCGTCTATTATCCTCTCCAAACTTATATTTCCCCTCTTCAATCTTAAATCCTTCACGCATTTCTTGTTTCAGCAACATTACTTTATCTTTATTTCCTTTATCGGAATAATGTTGCAAAAGAACTTCATAAAATTCATAAGGATAATGTGCTTTAAGATAAGCACAATAAAGAGAATCTAATGCCATACAATAAGCATGAGCCGAATTAAATCCATATCCGCAAGAATCTGAAATGATTTGCCATACTTTATTGCTCATTTCCATAGCAGTAATTTCATCAACTTTATCATCTGCAATAATTCTTGCCTTAAATCCATCTATAAACCTGCTTTTTAAAGGCTTAACCTTTTCAGGATGCTTTTTTGCGATAGCTTTGATAATTCCATAACATTCATCAAGAGGAAATCCTGCATAGTTTAATGTATTCATTGTCTGTTCCTGATAAAGAATAAACGATTGTGGAAATTCAGGTGTCTGCAAAATATTATCAAATGCTTTAATTCCATATTCAAAATGCTCTCTTGTTTCAAATTTTGAATACATTGATTTAAAAGCTGGACGTATCGCTGCAATAAAAGCTGCTAACTCAGATATATTCTGGGGCTTGAATTTCATTGCTTTTTTAGTAGTAGATTGTTTTTCACACTGATTTATTCCAATCGTCAAGCCCGATGAATAAATATTCCATACCTTTTCATCATTTTTTACAAGCTCGGTAAGTTCATTCACAGTATGATGTTTAATACCTATTCTTTTGTAAAGATTATTTATTAATAAAACTACATCTACTTTAAGCAGGTCATTTTTGAGAAATTTATATTTTTCAGCTATTGCACCATCAATTACAGTGGTTATATATTCTTTCTTTGTAGTATCACTTTTACACTTTATAAGTCCTACTTCAGAACGAATATCTCCTTGATATAATAAATATGCGCAAGGTGCTTTCTTTTTATCTGAAATAATTCCCCAATATTTTTTGCTTTGGTCAAGATAATTATGATAATTTTTATCTACATAATCATAAATATCAATCATATCCTTATCTTCATCGTCAGCATTTTTGTATGCTTCCTCATAATCTCCAATTTGCTTGGAAATGTTATTTGCTAATTCAGCTTCCATATTCATTGCTCTTGAATACATCTTAAAAGCAGCTTTCTTTTTCAAAGTTCCAAAAGCAATCATAGGGTATGCGTGACCTTTACCGAGAATTTCTTCTTGCGCTTCCGCAAATATTTCAGGATTGCCACAATTTAGGTCAAGATCGGGGAGTGACCGCGTTTCAAGAATACGACTTTCAGAAATAAATCTTTCAGGATAAAGTTTTATGGGGGACTTAAATCTGTCTACTTTACTAAATCCACAAAGCGTATTTGTAAAGTAGCCAACTCCAGAACCCCTTCCTGTGTCTGTAATAAGTCCACCCTTTTCAATAGCTCTTTTTACAATCTGATAATCTATCAAAGGATAGTCCACCATTTTTGTTTTTTTATAAACATCAACTTCTTGCTGAACGCTTGTGATATACTTTTTCTTTTCTTCAACTGAAAAATCTTTTATATATTCTTTAAGTTTTGAAGCAATAAGTTTTGTATAAAGTTTGTTGCGTTCTTCCTGTGTTTTATCTGGATATATTGTAGGCAATTTTATATCATCAGTCAAAATTATATCATCAAAAGTTAGACAAATATCGGTATTATCCATAGCAGTTTGAATCTCTTCTTTTGTAAAAACACCTTGTCCAAGAAATCTCTGCATTATTGTATTGTCATCAGGATAATCCATATACCAGCCTTCTTCATCCTCATAAAAGACTTTATTAGCTTCAAGCAGATTTTGTCTATCTCCCGACTGTTCAGGATAGATATAATGGCTATCAAGTCCCACAATCATTTGAATATCATTATTATAAGCAATTTTCTTTATCTTTTTATTTAAGGCAATTTGTTGCGGTGTATTGTGATACTGGATTTCAAGCATTAAATTATTCTGAAAGTGTTCTTTTAATTTTAATACAATTTCTTCAATGTCATCATACTTCCAAAAGGCTATACAAGCTGTTGTGACAAATACATCTTTAGGCGGTAAAGACAGAAGTAAGTCTAAATCAAGGCGAGGTCTAAAATAATATCCTGTTTCGTTAGCTTCAGATAGAACTTCGTTAATTGCTCTTCTGCCATTTTCATTTTTTGCAAGAATAATTATATGGCAATTTGTCTTATCTTTTTCAGCCCTATCTTTTACCCAATAGGCTTCTGCACCAAAGACAAACTTTAAATTGTATTTTTTAGCAAGTTCAAATGTCTGATAATAATATCCCTGCCAACCGTGTTCAACACTTGATATTATTTTATGACCTACCTCTACTGCTCTTTTTGCATAATCTTCATTCATTACTGCACTATCTGCAATATAGATATTACTATAAGAAGAATGTCTATGATAGTTCTGCATTTATATCACCTTATATCAATCCCAAATCTTTTAATTCCTGTGTTAATTCATCTTCATTATCTTTATTCTGAAACATTTCTTTATTTTCAAGGTATTCGTTATATGGCTTATGCAATGCTCTTGAATATCCGGAAAGAACAGCATAATAATACTCATTCTTTTCATTGATATCGCTCCAGAATATATGATCGTCATTTGCTTCCTTGTATTCCTTTGTCTTAGAATTAATTTCATTAACAGTATCAATAATATCAGATTTTAAGTTATCAATATTTTCTTGCACCAAAGGGAGATAGACATAGCAATCACTTATTATCATTTTATCCTTTACATCATCAGGAAGATTATCAATAGAATTAAGCATGAGCATTTCATCAAGATAATTATCTTTGATGTATTCTCCTTCGCCATACCCGAGCTTACCCAACCACATTTTTGCTGTAGTATATAACTTATTACCTATCTGATTTCTTTCTATCTGACGTTCCTTCCAAGTGCCGTTTGCTTGTAAACATTTTACATTAACATACTTCAAGAAAAGATACCTGATTGAAATATGGTCTAATGGAAGATTAGTCCTCTGTCTTATGCCCTCTGCATACAGATATAACTGTCCGCTTTCTTTTTCAAGTTTTTCACCTTTATAAATTGTAGATGTCTTGTAATCGGTTATTACGATTCTTTTCTCGCCATTCTCATCTTTATACATTCCACAATTATCTATGTATCCCTGAAAAATAATATCGTCCGTTACTTTGATAACGCAGAACATTTCAAGTAACATTTTAAGATTATCCGGCTTGATATGATTCCTGAAGAAATGCTTAATGCAACTTTCATACTTTTCAGCAATAGCAGAGTTTTTATCTTCATCACTACGATCGTATTTATATTCTGCTAAATTCATTGTGAAAAGGCTGTCCTCATATTCATTTATCATATCAGACTGCTGAATTTCTCCATTATAATATTTTTCAAGGATATCATGGCAATACCCACCTGATACGCAATAAATAGAGTCTCGTCTATCTTCCTTTTCTCCCTTGATATACTTTAGAAAGTATGAATAAGGGTCTGTCTTAAATATGTTATATCTTGACCATGACCATAATATGTTCGTATGAAATTTTTTACATATTTCATTTATTTCTTTAGGAGTTTTTCTCATTTCGTTAATCCTCCATTTCTATTTGATAATTATACAATGCGAGATATAATTTTTTTGGTATTACGTTTTTATACAAATCTGCAACTTGTTTTATATATTCTTCTTTAAATTTTTTATATTTTTCAAAAGCTTCAATTTCTGTATTAAAATGTCCCAAATATATACTTCCATTCAATGTCATACATCTTGCTCTAAATTTTTTATTATGAAAATCTACACCAATAGGATATTTACCTCTAACTTTATCGTTTTTAATAAGCAAACTATTTATCCTTCTTGGAACAAAGACACAAGTATCTGGACTATAGATTTTATTATTTTTAACAAGTATATCTTTATCTATTTCCATTCTTTCTTGAGCAATTTCATAATAATTTTTGCAAAACCATTCAGCAAAATTTTGATAATTATGCCATTCTTCGCATACACTACATTTTTCATAAGTGCTATATTTTGTTTTATATTCTTTTGAATAGCCACGACAAATAATATTATCCCATGTTGTATAACATTTTTTATTATCTTTTTGTCTGTATTTCCCAATTCCAATATAACCAACATTATATAGAGATTTATCTAACGGAGATATTATATGTCCTTTTACTAAATTTCCCACACCAACATTTTTAAGTATTATGTTATGTGTAATGTCTAAACAATCCACATTTTGATAATTTGTGTATGAAACAATCTTGAATAAAGTTCCATATTTATTTTCATAAATCTTTCCTATATATTCTTTTTCTGTTTTTCTTCTACCCATTTTATCAACTCCTTATGTTCATTTTCATCATACTTGATTTTATATTTAAGCATGAACTCATATTGTTTATTAGGTCTGTCGGCAGGGCTTTCTTTTTCTCCGAGGATATCCCACTTATCATAAATATAATAAATATTCCTTATGCCATAGAATTTTTCACACTCTTTTCTTACTTCATTCTGACTTACATCTTTGTCAAGGGCTATAACAATATCTACATTCAGACCAATAAGAATTTTGACTTGTTCATCTGATAGAGTATGTGAGCCTATTGACACTCCCGTTCCATCTTTTCGGCTATATCGTTTTAAGGTTGATTTCTCACTCTCAAATAAGACTGCATAACCTTTTTCTTGAATTGTTTTATAATTTTCATAAAGTCCATAAACGTCCATGCCTTTTGCAAAAGGCTTAATTCCAAAATATTTTGGGATATCAAAGTCTTGATAATTTGGAACTGTAGTCCTACCGACTACACCTACATACTGATTATCACTTCCACACCAGTATCTCCATGGAATAATAATCCTTTTTTTATCGTAAGAATATCCAATATTAAACCTCTTACAGGCAAAAGGCATTATACCCTCTCTTACCCATGAAATATAGGGCAGGGGAGTGTATTCTTTTAAGATATTGTCATCATAGATTTCAACATCTTTATTTACAATACACGATGTTCTTTTAATTTTCTTAAACACATCAAGAACATCAGGAGTGTTGGTTTCTTTTTTATTTACCTTAAACGAGTAATTTAACCCAAGATATTCATGGACTAATTTATTTGTTTTACCGAAAGTTATTTTGTTTAGTTCCATTACTAAAACAAAAATATCTCCAGTAAAGTTCAAATCAGAAGAATTAACTGCTGTAAAAAGATTTTCCTTTTTTACCGTTACAGCAGTCGGATTCTTCTTTCCTGGAAGAGCTGCTCGATATTCAGATTTATATTCCTTAACACTATGACAGCCCACTTTTTCTAAGATGAGCGAAATTTTGTTATTATTGATTATGTATTCTTTTAATTCATTTGCATTCACAAAATCTCACCCCTTATCAGAAATCTTGTGTTACATAAGTAATACCGACTTCTTTCATAATGTTTCTTGACATATCATGCTCAACGACAATCTGAAATTGATTTGCTGAACCCTCACGGTTTTTTACAATAAAAATTATCTGATAATGTTTATCTGGACTTAACTGAACGGGAATTTTACTCTTGCCATGCTTCCCTTCAAGGCGAAAAACCTTTAGTGTATTTTTACCACCGGCTTTTTCATCATCAAATAAATCTCTTATCATAATATTTGTGCTTGCAACATCGGTTATATTTTTTGCTATACCTGTATTATCCTGTGTGTAATATCTCTGCTTTGCCGATCCTTTTGCAAGCTGAAACGTAATCAATATATGAACGTCTTTGTTTGCTTCCTTAACTGTATCCTGAATATCAACCATTGCCTGCGACATTGCCATTGCATTAGCCGAGCTTTCAAAGACTTTATTTCCAGCGTCAGCCTTGAATGTATCAAGCATAAAATACTTAACGCCCATTCCGGCATATTTCTTGATTATCTTGATTGCTGAATCAGTTTTGTATCTCTGGAACGGAATTATCGTAATTGTATGATTTTGGGATATTTCTTTTATCCATGCTGAACATTTTTTTAGCAATACCCATACGTCATCAGTATATTTGCCGTTTCTTAAAACAAACTTCTGCAAATCCTCCTTAAAGATATTGTTGGCACACCAGACAATCATTTCTCTCTGCCACTTGCTCAATCCGTCCTCATTGACCATAATGACGATTTTTTCTTTATTTTCAATGATACTGGGGAGAGTAGAGCTTCTTGCAAAGGTTGATTTTCCTACATTGGAAAGACCGCCTACAAGAGTGATATTCCCATGCAACTGACCGCCTGTTTCAGCAGTAAGCATTGGCATATTATAATAGGGAAGACCTATTGCCTGACCTTCATTCAGATTTTCTAACAATTCATCTATTTTATAGTCAAGAGAGTATGTGCTGATATCACCATCAATATTTACAAAAGTGTGATTAAGAAGTGTTTCAAGTTCGGAATATATCTCATCAGCAGACATATCCGAATAATCAGATAATTTATCCGCAACAGGGAAGCCATACTTAATTAGTTTTAAGACTACGTTCCACTTATTCAAATCCTTAACATACCCTGATATATTATTAGGATTGACATAGGCAGTAGCGTCAATTATCTTTTGCCAGCCACCATATTCATCATATTTTTCTTTGAGTTTACTGTGCTTTTCAAGATAAAATCCGACTGTCAATTCATCAAGTGACGGCTTTCTTTCCTTTACAACTACGTCATGTGCAATTTGGAAATATACTCGCCAAGCATTCTCTGAAATATCTTCCAGTTTTAACTCATAATCAAACAATAAATCTGGCTGTTTATAAAATATTGAAACAACATTAGCTTCACAGGATAATTTATATTCCTTTACCTTTTTTGCTACCTTTAACTGTTCTTCCTGAAAAGGTGTTAGCTTTGTCTTATCAGATTTTCCTCTATTCACCATAACTCATCAAATTTATCCTTTACACTCGTTGTTTCTGTTTTATAATCAGCCTTATCTTCTGTATGATTTTCAAATGACATTTTTGAAATTTCTGTATCAATCTGTTCTTTTTGCTGTATTTTTAACACGACATCATTTATTTCCTGTTCAAGGAATTTCATTATAAGATTGATTTTATGGGTCTCTCCATTTATTTTTGCAGAATTTTTTGAAAAATAATCCTTGATCTTAAGCTTACATACTTTACAAGCAATTAAAATCTGTTCATATGTATAAGAAGCATTTGGTTTGATATATTTATTCGCCATAAAATTTCCTTGCGCTAAACCTTTAAGCCTAAGTGCCAAAGTTTGTGGGATTTTCATTTCTGGCGAGTATTCAAGAATTTCATATTTGATATAATCACATAAATCATACCAATCATGCTTTTCTTTTTCAGTCATTTTTATCATGTATCCACCACCTCAATACCATAAAAGGGCAGAACATATTTATCCTGCCCTTATTACTACATTGATATCTTGATTATGAAAGTGACTTTGTAAGGTCAAGAAGTTCAGCGAGTATTTCCGGACTTTCTGCTGTCATATTCTTAATATTAAGACCCTTTTCCTTTATAAATGCGTTTATCTGCTTTACAGCCGAGGTGTTGCCACTAGCCGTAAGTTCCTTCATTAAAGGCTTCCACTCCTCGACAATATCTTCGGCATTATCAGCTTCTGTTGTCATAGCCTTAACGTCCTTTTCAACGCTATCATTGAGGTTTGAAACTGCCTTAATGCCATACTTCTTAGTATCTTCCCAATTCTTTCTCCAAATCTCAAAAGTGATATTTTCAAGAATGTCTCCACGCTTTGTTACGCCTGTCCTGTCCTTAAGTATCTTAGCCTTATAAACAGTTTCTCCATCATCAGTTTCTTCTGTAAAAGTCTGGATAACAATATCAAAGTCGTGTTCTGCCTTTTTTGCAAGGTCGGGGATTTCGCCTATCTTTATTTTATCCACATTAAGAGCCTTTTTTTCTGCTTTAGTTGCGTCCCTTGTTTCATCCTTCTGATGAGCAGTTACAACACACCATTTGCCCATTTCGGAAAAAAGAATATAAGATGTTGCAAGCTGTTGATTCCATCTCTTAATATGCCCCCAGTCACGCTGAGAAATATTTATATCATTAAGGTCAATATCTGTATTGCCCTTGTTTCTCTGCTTTCTTGCACGGCTTTCAGCTACCTCATATGCTGCGCTCTGCATATTCTCATACAGTTTTGTACCAGAGTCAATAACTATCGTATCAAACGTCTTGAGCATATCCTCATCATTAAGCTCATCAAGGGTTTCCTGCACCTCCTTTTCGGAAACAGTTCTCATAACACCCTTAATATTCTTATTCTTTCCGAGATAATATGTCTGACCATCTTCCGTATCAACAAGGTTAATGTTAGGGAACGTGCCAACGAAAGTTGATTTGCCAGTACCCTGCTTACCAAACACAAGAACTTTTCCTCCAACATGAGAGAGAACTTCTTCTACCTTTTGAAATCCCATATTTAATTACCTCTCTTTCTTATTACAGACCTTCAAGCATCTTCATGAACTCGTCTTCATCATCGTTGGAAGAATCCGTTTCGTTATCTGCACTATCATCAGTATTATCACCAAGATCATCAAGGTCGAGTGTCGCAAGGTAAGCACTAAAGAACTGAAGGTCGGTGGGCTTGTACTTCTTATCGTCACGAGATACAGTAGGCTTTCTATCATCACCTTCGCCAATATAGGTAATAGAAGGTTTTGTAATAATCATTCTCTTTTCTCTGCTTGTATTCCCAACTGCACACTTAGCAAGAGCCTCTTCCTCGGTATAAAGTCCCAGTTCAATAAGTTCCTTAATATCATCGGGAATATCGTCAGCAGTAATATTAACGATTGATCCACCCTCAACAAGATTACCGTCTACAGTCATTTCAATAATCTCATTCTTCTTAGCCTTGAAGAATTTTGCTAACTGCTTAGACACAAGTTCAGGATTATCGCCGATATTAAACTCCATATTTACAGGGATTGCAAAATTCTGCTTAACCTCAATCTTCTGCCCATTAATCTTAGGCTTGCCTACATAGTCAACCACATATACAGACATAGGAATTGTATTCTTCTCCTTATCAGGCTTGCCGATACTGCCGTCATCGAGAAGAATAGTTTGTGTGAATGTTGCCTTAAACTTATCCGGTTCTGCCTTGGAAAGTGCAATATTAGTTATCTTCTTCTTCTTATAAACCTTTTCGCCATCAGTCTCATATGTAATATTACCCTTAACATTGATAACTGTTTCATCTGTAAGATGTTCACTGAGGTACTCAACGGCATCATACTCTGTAAGAAAATCCTTATAGAATGTGTTGCCCTTTTCGTCCTTTTCAATTCCTACGGTCACAAAACAACCCTTACCGATAGTTTCAAGAATAGACGGGTCGTTACGGTCATCCCAATCAATAGTGAATGTATTATCCCAATCATCTACTGTCTTGTCATTTTCATCCTGCTTTACGCCGTGAACATAAATCTTATTATCCTTCTTATATTCTTCAGGAAAATATCCCCCAGACATTTCGGCATAAACAACATTACCGTCTCCACAGTCAACACCAATGTTCATGATGTTGGAAGTCCAGCCACTGTCATACTTATGGTCAATATCAAACGTATAATCATTGACCTTTGCCTTACCTACAAGGTTAAAAGTTGCCTTACCCTTCTTCAGCGGAATTGCTTCATTCTTATCCTTTGCCATACATTATTCCTTTCAAAAATATTTATTCTTTTTTCTGTTTTTAATCATACATTGTATTAATCCCGTAATCAGCAGCACACATCTGTTCTATTCTACAACCTCTGGCTGTATCCCAACCGTCACAGAAATAAACAACATCTGCCGTAGCTAAGAGCTTGATGCTTTCGCCAAGATACCAGAGTGGGGAAGTGTCTGTTGGAACGTCCTTGAAAAACGAATCTATCACTTCAACATCATTTCCGAGTATTTTCTTTGCTCGACTGATAGCATAATTTCTTTCATCAAGTATCTGTTCATCAGTCTTTCCTCTCATTGGCTGAGAAATAAATAATCTCATTGCCATTTTTGCGCGAAATCCTCCTTTTCTACGAAAACATTCAACTAATGCCTTTACAAATGGCTCTGTTAAGCCATTTGTTGAATTGATTTTTACAATAAAAACCAAATTTCATTGTAAATTGAATTTTCGTTATTTTTGACCTTTATCATGTACTTTTTATGTAAATGCCAAGTGGTCATTGCAATTTATACAACAACCACTCAACAGGGAATAGGGTAAAATCTATATAAACAGCTTTTACTGCTGATTGCTTGTTATTTCTCCTAACTGGTCGATTACATTCTTGACTTCTTCAAGAATTTCTTCGGTTGTCCATTTCTTATCGCATCGAAATATTCTGTCGGCTTTAGCAGGGTCAATATTATAAGCGTAATAATCATTATAATGGTTATAATCCCAGCCAATCCAATAACCATCTCTATGCAGTTCATGTTCTACAGGAAACAAAATTCCCTTATCAGAAGAATATGTTATCCCACCATGACACTTAATAGGGAAGTCGAAATTATATATGTTTTTTCCATAATATTCATGTCCTTGTGGAATTTCAACATATGCACACGGGTGTGTACCATATGAAACTATTGCATAATGATAATTATTATACACACTCTCATCAAGCATTACCCAACAATCAGAGGATTTCTTAAAATCTGCGAGTGGACGATATACCATTTCTTTCATTGTACATTTCCTTTCTGTTAAGTATTAATATGTTTTATGTAAGTGTCTGTGCGCCATTTTGGAAAATATCAATTATCTTTGCAATGATATTATTTTTCCCTGCAATAGCATACACATTCCCGGTATAGCCCTTGTTTGAGTTTGTATATCGAAGCGTAAACTTTGCTCCATTCTTATTCAAGGGAGAAACTTTTAAAGTGGCAGATATATTAGGATTAAATGCTTTATGTATTTCTGCTACATACCCTTGAACTTGTCCACACAATTCTCGATTATTCATCATGTGCTTATCAGAGAAGTAGCTATCCTCGGTATCTGCTAAAGGTGGAATTGTAGTCAAGCTATAATAGAGCATTGAAAGTTCTTGAGAGTTCATGCTAAACCTCCTATACATTGCTAACGATTTGTTTATTCCCAAAAATCTGTCTCAACTTTTCGATGAAATAAATCTGTCCCTTGCCAGTGACATAAGTTTTTAATCCTGCTTGTTCACCATAAGGCGTTGTATATGTATATTCTCTTAGCTTGAATAGCCCTTGTTCTATGTACTTCTGATAAGGTTGATTCTTATGTCCGGTTGAACTCATCAGATAATCATTATCCCTCAGCCACTCAAACAATCGTGTTCTGCCAATGTTGACATTTTCTTTCTTTGCTAACTTCGCAAGCTCACCAATATCAAGCAGATTAGTTGTATTTGACACATGGTCTGCAAACTCTACGAGAGGTTTGTCTTGTTCAATCTTTTCAGACTGCTTCTGAATTAGTTCATTCTGTTGTCTTACCGTTTCAAGAGTTAATCTGAAAAGTGACTTTGTATTTTCATCTGCAAAGGGAAGATATGTTTCTATGAAATTATTTTCATTTGCAACATAACCACCTGTCTTGCGTATTGTGGGGAGAACTTCCGATGTTATCCAATGCTTGAACTGTTTTGCTGTCGGAAGTTTACTAGAAAGGATAAGACTATAAAGACCAGATTCGTTGATAAGTGCTGTTTTTGTCTGTCCTATAGGCACATTCCCATTTTGGGAATCTGCTATATTCAGCATTTCAAAACGTTTATCTTCCTCATCAACATGAGCACAAACCGCCTTGCTTGCGTTAGAATATCCAAGTTTATCAGCCATATCTTTGCCAACAAACCATGGTTCTCCATCAATTTTTAATGTTCTGATTTCTCCGAAATCTTTATTGCTAAAGATTTGAATACTTGTATTTGCTTCTGACATTTTAACCACCTTTCACTGTGATATTTTACATTCACATTTTACCAATTTGTTTTATCTGAAAATTATTCCTTTGGCGATTTCAAGGTTTTTCTTCACAATGAAAATTCAGACCAAAGGAACACAGTATTAACAGATTTTGTTTTACAGAACCACTACCCAACTGCAAAACCGTCATACCCGATGTATGACTTCCAAGCATATGAAAGGAGCGAAACGGAGGTATATGAATGGCAAGATTCATATATTCGATATGTAGTCAGCAAATACTCTATGCTCACTTGAACATTTGCTTTTATTTGGTGATGGGTAGGGAAATCGAATCCCTGTCTTCGCCGTGAAAGGGCGATGTCTTAACCTCTTGACCAACCCACCGTACATAGCAGGGAATAGGTATTTCACCTATTCGAGATGTCCCTCTATAGCTGTACAACCATATCAGATAAACGGGATTTCTCACCCTAATTGACCATCTTTTTAATATTGTTTGACACCCTTATAGTGGGCTCAGCTTTTCCGGTCGCTTAGTCTTACAATATTCCTTTTGATTGGATACCTGCTATTTGGTGCTGATGACGAGATTTGAACTCGTATGCTTAAAGCGAAGGATTTTAAATCCTTTGTGTATACCAATTCCACCACATCAGCATTTTTGTTTCCCTTAAACCTGACTAAAATCTAAGGGAAACAAAGGAATATAAATGATAAATATTTGCCCTTTCGGGCTGGTGTCACAGGTGAGATTTGAACTCACACGCATTTCTACAACAGTTTTTGAGACTGTCTCGTATACCAATTCCGACACTGTGACATATATAAAATCACCATTATACTAGCCTTGAGGTTCATTCAGTGCCACATTACATACGCACAAACCTTTTATCAAGGATTTTATACTAGATAAGCATTATTGATGATACTGAATATTCTTTGAACAAGATACTGTTTAACGATTATTCGTTATTGTTTACTGACTAAGCGTTACTATTTCCATCAAATAAAATTTAACCAATTCTAAATTCTAAGATTTCAAGTCTTAAAATTAGCATTATAATCATCTTTAACATTTGACGATAATATGTAATTTGCTTCTCAGCATCTTTTTTTATACTATTACTCTGTATAAGAGAGATGTAATTTTTAGAATTTTCAGTATAATGGCGATTTATTTTATTTTAAAAGACCTTCAAGTTTTAATACTCAATTTCGATGAGCGTATTTGCGTTTGAAACTGCAAGAACGCTATCTACTTCCGAAGTAAACGCTGAAATCATTTCTTCAAGCTCCTTGATTTTATCAGAAAGTTTAAGAGGGTCAACAATTTCAGTCTTGTGGCTGTCGTAATAAGACTTGCGAAGATTTTCCATTTCCTTTAACGCTTCTGCTGTCAGGGTGGTCTTATCAGAATTAGTACCATTCTTAGCGTAATCGGTAGCAGCCATATCAGCCTTTGCATTTTCAGTTTCCATCTTGTTTACTGCATTTGCATACTGGCTACGAAGATTTCTAAGCAAATCCTTATAGTAATCCATTCCCCAGTTCTTCATTTCAATGGCTTCAGCAACGACATAATCCTTACCGTTGATTGTAACTGAAGTAGAGGAATTAGACTTGCTTACTGCTCTCTTGATGGCATTTCTGCGATTGATAAGTGTATTGACACTATCATAATCACTCTGAACATTAGTCTTAAACTCATCAACAGTCTTTCCGAGAATCGTCTTACTGCCAGACTTCATTGTTCCACAAAAAGTGCAATTAGAAATCTTGTCTGAAATTCTATCATTGAGAATTTTCAGTTCTGATAACGCCTTATGTAAATTCATTGTTTCCTTAATCATATAACTGCCTTTCTACTATGTAATAATTATTGTGTCCTTTGTTCCAATCAGCTATCTGTGTTTTACTTCACATCAGATATTCCCAGCAAACACCACAAGGAGGTTTGAAACTTGTTTGCCACTTTCCTCGCCACTATCTCCCGACAGGAGCGAGGTTTACACCATAAACACTAAACAGAAAGGAGTGCGCTAACTAGCACTTATGGAATGGTTATTGGATTGGGTGACTGGATTTGAACCAGTGGAATGAGGGAGTCAAAGTCCCTTGCCTTACCGCTTGGCGACACCCAAATATATAAAGAGCTTAACGCACTCTTTGTGTTGAAGTTATCTCTGCGTTGTTCTTAGTAATCTTTTATTCCAAACAAAAAGGTACGCACCGAGGGTGTTAGTACGAGCCAGTACTTGTACAAGTTTGAAAGCAGTATCTTTACTAGCAGACAACTGAGGAACACTAAGAACCACTGGAGCAGACTGTACGAATCGAACATACAACATCAATCTACGATTGTGTAACCCTTTGTCTGCATATTAGCTAGGTGTGGAGTGCCAAGTTACCTTGTAGCTCACCTAGCTTTTGGTGTACCCGGTGGAACTCGAATCCACGACACCGTGATTAAAGGTCACGTGCTCTACCAACTGAGCTACGGGTACATATCTTGCTTTATCATTCGTTAATATTTTGATTTTGTACTGTTTTTATATTGTGTAACGAACGATAAAATCTTAAAATTCAAACGGTCGAAACCGTCCGAATTTTTTGTGTAGGCTCATTCCAAAGCTGTTTGATTGATTTCGGAATTAACCTTGTGTATATATAATACACTATTTTTTAGAATTTGTCAATAGGGTTTTTCAAATTATTTTATTTTTTTGTTTTTCTTAATTTTCTTCCACCATTGACATTGCCATTATTCAAAAAATCTTCCTGCTGTAAACAATAACGTTCCCAATCATATTTTAAGGTCAAAGCCTGCAATAAAGTTGTAACAGCATAAGAACTACCAAAATCGAAAAATAACCCTATGCTTTCGTAATTATTCCAATCCAATGCCTTAGAACCTAAAACATTAAACCTTTCCCAAGCATTATATAGTTTGCCTGACCGCCATAAATGGGCAATAGAAAAACCAGCGTTATTTATCAATCGGATAAGAGACTCTTCCTTATAAGAACCTCTCCTTTGACACAAAAACACATTGCCCTCTCGATTGTATTCTACCCATTGCAGATGGTCTGAACGTCCATTCTCCCACCAATAACCAGAGGCATCATAATATTTCTCAAAATATTCTTTGACCACTTCAGGAATTTTAGCAGTCTTATCATTAAATAAAACAATTCCTTTAGAAATATTAATATCAGACCGTTTAATCTGTATAATTTCTGATGGATTAAACCCCATCCAGATTAAATATACGCCCAATTCGACAGGAGTTAAGACATCGTATCCATAAAGAGTGAGTATGGAAGTTCCTATTTTAGATTTTCGATAATCATTAAATGCGTTTCTGACTTGCTCAACATTAAGGAAATAATTAGTCCCCCCACATTGTTTAGCGTTTTCCAGATTATGAACAACGTTTTCTGGGTAATTATTGCCTAATAAAAACTGCTTAATTCTTCTTTTAACAGGAGAGATATTATTTGTAGCAACATTCATCTTTTGGAAACAAGACTCCCAATCAGGGACTGTATATCGGCACAAAGGCAAATCAAAATCCATTAAATAATCTTCAAAGGGATATAAAAAGGATTCAAGGGATTTGTTTGCTTCAATCCATGATTTATAATTGCTTATGTCTTGCTCATGAGAATATTCACTTAATAGCACGGAGATACCTCCTTATCACAACCACCTTTGAACATATCAAGGATTTTGCCCAGTCCGATAGAAACAGCCAAGGCTATATCTACTTTATGCATTTCAGCTTCAGTAGTACTAGTAACATATTCCTTTAATCGACTTTTGTCAATCGTTGTCTGCTGTTCGCAAAGGCAAACACTTTTGGTTCTCGCTGTGATTACAGTATGAGTGGGGAGAGGCTTCTTTTCTTTTGTAGTTAAAGGAGCTACTATTACAGTAGGACTATATTTGTTCCCAATATCATTCTGGATTACAAGAACCGGACGAATGCCACCCTGAACGTGACCGTCATCATAAGGCAGGTCTGCATAATAAATGTCACCTCTCTTGATTTCACGAGTAAAAGTATCACACTTCTTAAACATATAAATTCCTCCTTGCTTGTGTGTTACCTTAGTTTGCAACGCAATATTGTATAACGAATTTCTAATTTTGATTATAACACACTACAGTTATTTTGTCAAGAGGGGAGACACTATTTTTTTTAAATTTATTTTCTATCCGGTAAAGGACACCCCTCTTCAATGTCCCATACTCCGACCTCATACTCTCCCGGATTGTCAGTCTTGCGAATAAACATAGTCTTTGTGATTTCTGAATACTTGTCCATACGCAAAGCATATCTGATTGTATCAATCAATCCCGATTTATGTTTCTTGGCTCTGAAAAAATCTATAACGAAATATTCTTTACCATCAATATTTTTTGACCATATCTCGTCTATAAATTCTTTCCGACCATATCCAAGAATATCTTTAGGAACGATATCCACAGTTTGAAAAGTTTTTGCTCTGTGTTCATTCCACAACCCTTTTATGTAGATTTCGCCATCTTCCCGGATTATCTTTACTACATCTGGTTCAGGATATTCTAGGTCTTTTAAGACATGCACCGTCCCACCAGGTATTCGGTTATGAGTTAATGACGGATATTCTGTAAAAAAGTCACGGTATATCCGCACATTATCGCCTGAATCAAGAACCTTTCCTATACACAAATCCTCGTATTCATCATCACTGTCATTGAACTTGGTCACGATATCATAGCCGTTATACTGCTTGAGAAAATTGCTTAGTTCTAACGTCATGTCATGCATATCCCACATCTTGATTTGCTCCGGAGACAAATTCGTTCCGTAAATCTTGGTAAACCTTGGGTCATTCAACCTCTCTGCGATTTTGCTTTGAAACCTTTTAACCATTGGAATCGTCCTTTCTGTTGATATAATTACCTATTGTGTCATGACCGTTATGGTATATTCCAATCCGATGACCACAATATATAGTGCTTGAAATTCCTTGTGTTCATAGTATATCACTTATTAGAACGTTTGTCAAGAGGCAAATTCATAAAAATAATATTTATGAACAAATCTATATATTGTGTATCACTTTTGGAGCAGATTTCTACCTCCGATAATGTAATGCTTCTAAAAGCTGTATCTCATCAGCGATAGAGTTATTACTTGCAACAAAGCAGTTAATTAATGTATCTTTCGGCATTCTATTCTTAAAAGAAGCGATTATTTTAGCTCCGTCAATAACATAATATCGATCATTCCTATGCGAAAGAACAATAGTCTGACCCAGATACTTATTGGATATCTTACAATAGGGGAATGCAGATTTATTGGGTATTCTATGTTTGTATTCAGGAATTTCGATTTCTCCCAGAGGAATATCTCTATCTCGGAATACAGTATAATCAATAATTTCCTGGGCTTTGCTTTTAACCATTTCCATAGTTGTATTTCACACCTTTCTGTACTACTTAGATAACTTAGATAACTTCCGAATAAACTTGACTGTAATAACTACCATAACGCATAGAACAGCGTTCAGCAAATCCATTCCGTTGATGGAGTAGTCATATCCCTTGCAAGTCATAATAACTGTCCTGAATGTAATTCCGATATAGATAGCTACAATGTAGGGAAGTACTCTAATTAAGGTAATCCATAAATCGTTTATGATCGGGTGAGCAGTTGCAAAGTTTGCCTCCTTTCTATCGGTTCTCTGAATATTGTGCCTTGCCTGAGTCTGTACTATAGTCATTTTATTATCCTTTCTGCCTTTGCATTGTATTTCGTCTTGTATTATGAATTAGTCTTTATCACCGTAAACGGCAACATAGTTATTCCAAGCTCCTTTGCAACCAGATAGCGTATGTATCCGTCTGTAATCTTCACAACGCCGTTTTTATCAATCTTGATACTAACAGGGCTGTCAATGGTATGCCCTCCAAGGAGATTGCACTGTTTCTTAACCCATTCTATCTTTACAGGATTAGGCTTTGTACAACGCTCTGACGGTGGAGTAATAACGTTAAAGTCAATCACTCCAACAGGCTTCTTGCTAAGATAATAATTGAACTTACTGCGAGTATATGGCACTACAATAGCTTTGATTTCTGAAATGCCCTTGTTTTTGGCTATCATGTATGTTTTCCAACCAGTTACAAGCGTATATTCTGCGCCATCTTCTCTTGGAACAGTCAAATGCTTTACCAGAATAATAGAGTTATCGTCAATTTCTCCAGTGATAGTTTTACCTTTTTCAATGTCCTTGACATGAACGTTTGATGTGAGAGCAATCTTGTTCATAGAAATAGTTATAGCTGTGCTACGGTTGAGATTTATGAATGTGTCAAGTTTCATTATGCGTCCTCCGTCAAATTAGAAATTAAACTTATATTCCAGCGGTGTTGCACCCTTACCCTTATTATAATAGTTATTCACCATGATACGGGCAATTTTAGCTTCCGTCTTTGCTGTTGTAATACGGTCAGACTTAGCCATTCTGATAAGGTCAGCGGGATCTACCTTGGATAACTTCTTGATGAACTTATTATCGTCAAGTTCTCTGCTGTACAGATTAAGAATATATCCAACTGCCTTAATCATTTCTTGTCTAAACGCTGAATATGCGCCGTCCCATGTATCATTAAGAAGTCTGATAAGACGGTCAGTCTTATCTTCCCCGATCTTATTGTATGTAATCACAAGAGCCTTAATAGCGGTTATTCTGCTGTCGGCAGTTGCTCTCTTATCTTCGGTAATGCCAAGTTCAACGCCATTCTTCTTGCACAGATTAGCAAGAGTTGTCATGGTTTCATCTTCTGCGTAGAAAAGCCCCTTTGCTTTGTCAGCATACTGTAACGGAATTGAGCTGTCATTCAGCTTGACAAAGTACATGGATTCTTCCTGCTGAGTAAGCCCTCTGATGACCTGACACTCCATAAGGTAATTGTCCCCAAAACGTTTCTTCGCACCGTAAAGTCTATGCTGACCATCAATAACATACCACTTACCATCACGGTATGATACCACAATAGGCTGAAACAAGTTCTTGTCAAAATTAGAAGCTATATTCTCCGCTAACCTTCTGTTCCTTAATGTCCTCTGCGATGTGTATGTAGTGTTCAACTTATATATCGGAATAGATATAATTTCAGTCTTCTCACCACTTACATTAGCTGTCTGCCCGGTTTCTGCCATCTTCCTCTTGTTTTCAAGATAAAGCATTGCCTGTGTTTTGTTGGTTTCCTTTGACATTGCGTTCATAGTGTTCATAATATTTTCTCCTGTCGTTGTATTTTTGTCAAATCAAAGATGAAATGACATTATGGATTTGGTCGAGCCTTTCAAGGCAGTCAGCTATTTTATGTTTAGATTTTTCGTCCTCTTCATCAAAGGTATCGATATATTCCGGAGATAGTATGCGTTGCATAACCTCCTCAATATAATCCACACCTCTATTAAAAAGGTCGGCTGTATTATTAAGATGTGTTTCGTGAGAAGAATTAATATCTTTTATTTCAGCGTATATTTCCTCAAAGGATTGGGGGACGTTTTGTAAGACTTCTACTCGTGAGATAAACTGATTATTGCTTATTTTCCCTTCGATAAGGGCATTGATAGTTTCCATATCGGCGGTTTTGGAAACTCTGACAGTATCACGATATCGTCTGATACTTAATGATGTATGGTTGATATACTCAACCATTTTATCAAAGACATCATTCTTCCCCATCTCCAAAAGACTGTTCAAATGATTCGAGGTCGTCACTGTCGCTTCGATATCCGCTACACTGACTATTTTCTCCACATTCAGTGACCGCAGGAGCTTCAGATAATACGCATTCGGGGTTCTCGCTTTCGCTCTCTCCGTCTGATCGGTAGCTTTCTGTGCTATCTCCAGTATCGTCTGAACTGTCAATGGTTTCAACTTCTTCATCGGTATTCACCTCAACCTTTGTGATATTATAATCTGCTATGTAATCCGTCATGGCATTAAGGATAACGCCACGGCGGGAACTTACGCTTTCATAGGAATACTGCTTTGCTCCAGAGCCGGACTTTGTGGCAGCATACTCGTTATATTCTATCCTTGCGCTTGAATGCAGGAAATGTACAAGGAAGTCTGTGAACTGCTCATCTGTTCCTTCCCATTGGTCAAGAGCATCAATGATATGAGGAATATTGCAGGCATTAAAGAACTCAATATCTTCCTCAACAAACTTTGAACTGCCCGTGATGTCGTTCAGACGGTCAAATAACTGACCAATCCTCTTAACGCTATACTCGTTTGCCTTGATATCAAATTCTTCCGCAAAATTGTTCATTTCAGTTGCGGAAAGGTCACAGTCACAACCCATCATAATCATCATGGTTCTAGTAATGCAACCGAGGATACTATCATTCTTAGCATTACAGCCGTCTATATTATCCCAAATAGCATTCTCGCAGATAGGCTGGAGATATTTCATTGTGTTTGTTCCGAATGCAAGTCTTAACTTCTGATTGGGCTTGAAAGATACTCCGTTGTTAATGTTGTAGATGATACCATCAAGTTCATCGTCAGTAAAACCTACATACTCGTAAAGGGTAATATCATAGTCGAGAATTTTTCTCTGGAGAGCAGGGGGAAGCTGTTTGAATTTCTTTCCGGCAAGTTCGACCTCATAAGCAATCGTTTCTCCGCTTTCAGAACGGCACACGCACTTTAACGGCTTTGTATTCTTGCTTAACGAATATTCATTATTTACATATCCACACATAGCTGTTGTTCTCTGTAAACCATCAAGCAATGATTTCGTCAAATACATTGCTTCGTGTATTCTTTCGCCTGTATAAAGGATAGCACCGATAGGACGGTTCTGAAGAATGGATACGATAAGTTCACTTTTCTTCTTTGTTGTCCACTGATCGTTGAGTCTCTGAACAAGAGCATCACGGCAAAACTCACCTTTTAACACCTTATCCACATACACCTCAAGGGGCATTGCCTTATGATTGACTCTACCGTCCGACACATCAGTATCAAGAATAACATAGGTCTTACCGCATATCTCAACAAGATTATCCGGTTCTTTCTTCTTTCTAGCCATAATCGTATTCCTTTCTATGAATTATCCGTTATACTGAAACTTACCGTTATAATAGTCCTCAATGAACATTTCGAGAATTTCAAGCCCGAGGTTGAGATTGAGCCATTGAGCCTTGAGTTTCTGAGAGTCAACCGTTAAATAATATTCAACTGTTGTTCTTACATCAGAATGATTCAAAGCTTTACTAGCTACGATCGGATTTCTATTATCAACCCAATCACGAGAAATGAACTCTGCAAAAGTTTTTCTCATACAATGAGAAGAAAAATGTCCCTCAAGTCCAAATTTCTTTGCTTCTTGAATGATAATTCTGCTTAAAGAACTAACACAATAAGGGGCAATTTCACGAGCCACACCATTCTCATCATATTTTTCGCCAGTGGTAACAGTCTTTTTTACTTTGCCATCTTCGTCATACTCTATATGATGAATATATGCCGTTCTGTTACCTTCCCCGGCAAAAAGATAATTGTTGAGCGTAAGATGATTTATGTCAATTAAAAATTGGATAGCCATTTTTACAGCCTTATTGAAATAGACCTTCCTAGACTTACCTGTTTTACTTTCATTCAAGAAAATATAGTCTTTAATGTTTCCGTTGTCATCAAGGACATCCCTTACCCTTATGATAAGTCCATCTCCGGCTCTATAGCCAGTGTTAATAACAAAAAGAAAAGCTAATGCCTTTGTGAACTTCCTTTTACTTGATGATTTACAATTCATCAATAAAGAAAGCAAGATGTTGTCTATATCGTTTTTATTCGTAAACGCATCAGCACTATGATTTTCAGAATTTATTGAAACTCTTGCGACCAGATTACGACCCTCTCTTTTTCCCTTTGGAGCAGACTTAATCTCTGACTTAGCAACAGGGAGGGGGAGTGCCTTCGGAATTTCTTCCTCTGCGAGATTTGTGGTGTTAGCTCTCGGTACAAACCTTATAGATGAACGCATGAGTTTCAGTCCTTTCTATATTCATTACTATTTGCTAATAATTATTCCAGTGATTTCATAAAATATATTACTATCAAAGTTGGGCAGTTTCATTACTTCCTGTCTCTCATTCTCAGATAGATTTTCCCACATCATTTTACAAGCTGTTTTAAAATCTACAGTTTTCAAATATCCACCTGTTGTTTCATATTTCGGATTAGACTTTTTCTCGTCATCCGACATATTGACTGAATATATCCACCACGAGTTTTCAAAATTCCAATTAAGAATCTGAATGCCCTTTAATGAATGTATTTCATCTCTTGACATTGATGTTGGTTTATTGAATAAAAAAATATTCTGTTCAACACTGTTAAAAAAACCTGTGCTATAATTGGTGCTGTTCCAGTCACCTGTGTTCCAGTCACCTGTGTTACGGCTACCTGTGTTCCAGTCACCTGTGTTACGGCTACCTGTGTTACGGCTACCTGTGTTCCAGTCACCTGTGTTACGGCTACCTGTGTTCCAGTCACCTGTGTTACGGCTACCTGTGTTACCCAGTCCTGTACAATTTTTGCCGTCATTAACAATTGTAAGCAATTCTGACCATTCAATCTCACGGATAATTTTAATCTTATCCGTTACTGATTTATCTTCCTGTGTTTCCACAAGACCGAGAGCTTCAACCTCCGCAACTTTATTTTGGCTGTTAAAATTATAATAGTTAAAACAGTCGCTTGCTTTCTGACAAAAATGGAATCCCGCCCCGCACATTTCAATGTTCCCATTATGTACAAAAGTTTCTCCTACCTTATACTGAAAACCTCTGCACGTCCAATCGGGATTGAACACCTTAAAACCTTTAATACTCATAATATTTACCTTTTTATCCTTTCTATCTTGACAAATGATGTCTGATTGTGGTATAATAAGCTAATAAGATTTACCATTTCTTTTGGATTTGGTTTCTTGCTTGTTTGCTATGTTTAGATTATATCACTTGCAAGTGAACTTGTCAATAGCAAATTTCGTTTTGAAATGAACTTTTACATATTCTACAAAAATACACACCTATTTTTGTACAGAATTAATAACATAATTAAGAGGTGTAATCATGACAGAGCGTTCTAATTTTGGTGAAATTATAAAAAAGACTCTTGATGATATGAGTTTACAACAAAACGACCTTGCTGAACGTATGGGGAAAAGAAAGAACTATGTAAGTGCATTGCTTCGCACAGATAACCCCTCAACTAGCACATTGATATCTGTAGCCGATGCCCTAGACTGTTCTGTAGACTATCTGCTAGGCAGGACAGACAACCCTCAATCACACACAGACAAAGAAATTCTAAGTTCTGATGAACAAAATTTACTTGAAATATATCGCAATTTTAACGACGAGGGAAAAGTTGCCTTAAAAACGCAAGCAGATATTTTGTCTACTGTGCCATTGTACACCAAAGAAAACCAAATGAATTGACGGAGGATGTTATGAGAGACCTTTATGAAATCGGAACAATGGAATTTAAAGACCTTAAAAAATATATAGAGCTACCGTCTTTTCAACGAAGTGTTGTTTGGTCAATTGAGAAAAAGGAAGAATTTATTGATACCGTGCTAAAAGGTTTCCCTTTTGGTTCTCTTTTATTATATAAAAGTAGCCCATCCTCTTACTTATTAGTTGATGGACTACAAAGATTTACGACTTTAGATGATTTCTCGAAAAATCCATTCAAGTATATAAAAAACTATGAAGATGAATTTAAGGAATATTTCGACAAGATTATTGGTACATTAGCACCTGCTGTAACTACAAATTTTACAATTGTTAAAACAGAAATAACAGAATCTATTAAAGCTAATTTAACAAAAGAAAACAAAACTACTTGTATTGTTAATCGGGTAATATCTGATGTGTCAGTGTTGAATGTGTCAGTGTTGAAGGAGAAATATACAGAATGTTACGGTATTCTTTCTGAACTTATTGAAAGCATAAAAGATAAATATCAAATTCTTAATAAGAAAATCCCCTATGTATGTTATTCAGGGGATGAAGATTGTCTGCCCCAAATTTTTGAAAGGCTAAACGCAAACGGTACAGTATTAAGCAAATATGAAATTTATGCTGCCAAATGGAGTCATATCATTTTCAATTACAATGATCCGTCTATTCTCAAATTGGTAGATGAAAAGTATCAGAAAATGGTAGAAGATACAGGGGTAGAAATACAGAACTATCAAGACGGTCAAGTAATGAGAGAACAAAAAGTAAATCTTTTTGAATTTTGCTTTGCATTTGGTCGCCTTATTTATAAAGATAATCCTTACATAATTTTCAAAAAACAGAAATTCTCCACATCTGATGTAGCTTCAATCGGATTTTCTTTATTATCAGTAATTCTTACTAAAACTACCAGCAGCCTTAGCACAGTTGCAAACTGCTTCGCTGACATGAGTGCTGATAAAATTAAAAACTTGATTAAGCTGAAGGAACTTATTTTGACTTGCCTTGCCCATATAAGTAAGATTTTATGTAAATACATCATGTTCCCCGATAATAAAAATTCTATAACAAAATATATAGAACATCAGATTTTGTGTATTGTTGGGACATATTTTAACATGAAATATTCTGTTTCTACAAAAGACTTTAGTATCACTGAAAAAACAGGGATGAAGAAGCTTGAAACAGCGTTTGAAAAGAATATGCCCATGCGCTATTTATATGAAATCCTGTCAGGCTATTGGAGTGGAAGTGGAGACACCAAGATTGCTGACGAATTATCTAAAGATATATCCGACAATCGTTATTTAACTCCGATCCCTCTTTCTACATGGGAAAGGTTTCTTCATGATTGGATGCTTGAGCAAACTCAAAAATCAATGAAAAATACCCCAACAGAAAATAAATTATTCTTATGTTTTTTACTTAGAATGCGCAAATCTAACGACAATTATATTAATAGTAAACCACTTAATGTTGAATTAGTAATCTCTAAAAGCCGTTTTACTCAACAAATGAAAACCAGCAAGGGGATTTGTGCCATAGGGAATTTATGCGTTCTTCCACAATTTGAGGTACATAGCAAGCAGGAATATACTCTGTATGAAGCTGTAAAGAATCGGTCGTTAGTGTTTGATATTAATGATTCTGTTATTAATGATTTTCTTTATCCTGAGGAATCTGAATTATTATTTTTAGATTCTGACTTCACCGAAGAAAAATATCTGTCGTTTTTAAAGAATAGACATGATTTTTTAATCAATAGATTCAAAGAGACTTTGCGTGGTAATGTGTAAGTAAACAAAGACCCTCGGAGCTACTTAATGTAGCTCCGAGGGTAAATAAATATTAACAGAAAGGTAAGGTATTTTATTATGTCAAAAGGCATCGCAGCCCAGCTCAAATCTATCGAGAAAGAAATTCAACGCAAATCTGACAAGTATCAAGAACAATTGAACAAAGCTCCTAAAGAAAAATGGTTTACAAAAGAGTTTATGCACAGTGTTCATCTTTCTGAAACAATAAAGCAGTTCTTTGATAAAGCAAATGTTGATATTTCTCATATTGATAACTTGTCTGATGAGGAAAAATCAAAGTTAAAAGCCAAACTTCCTGTTAAATTCAAAACATGGGATGATTTTCTTAAAGAAGCGTTTGCATTTAATGTAAAACAATTCTTATCCAATCTTTAATTGAACAGGGAACACGGGAATTTCACCATTTTCTATTCTAGTTTCCCAATCAAACATATCTGCGCTAAGGACGGTATCTGTTGTAAGAGAGCCGTCCTTAATCTTTTCTTCGATAAATGCTTTTGTTTTATCTATATCTAAAAAAACATTGATATGAAATAAATTATTATCCATTTTATCACCTCTTTTCTATTTTAGTATGTATCTGGTACAATATAATTATACTACAAAATTTTGATTTTGTCAAGATGTTGTATAAAACGCTGTGATTGAATTGCAAGCAACACAATATCTTGCTAATGTAAATACAAAATTTCTTAAATACTGGCAGAAGGGCAGAGAAATCATAAGTCCAAATGCAAAAGAAAGAGGATTACTTTATGGTAGTCCTCTTTTATTATTATAAATAACATTTATAAAATTAATATTGACAATCAGCACGATTTATGTTATAATATGTCATATAAAACATTTGGTTAAATTCGGAGGTATATTATGAGAGCAAACACAAAGTACATCAAACAATGCGTTGCAATGTCCTTAATCCTTTCATCAGTTCTGTTATCTGGCTGTGCAAGCAAGATAGATGAAGTATCACAAAAGATGATGGACGATATCAACGCTATCGGAACGGTAGAAATCTCCGATGAAGAAGCTATTGAAAAGGCTGAAAAATTATATGCCACTCTTACCGATAAGCAAAAGGAGCAGGTCAATAACTATGCTGATTTGCTCAATGCCAGAGATGAATTAGATAAGTTACTTGAAGAAAAGGCTAAAAAAGATGCCGAGGAAGCAGACCGCCTCGCTGAAGAAGAACGTAAAGCCGAAGAAGAAAAGGCAGAAAAAGAAAGACAAGAAAAACTCGCGTCTTATACACCCGAAGTGAAATATTGCGCCAGAGCTATTATTACTGTTAAACGGGCATTAAAGAATCCTGATTCAATGGTTGTCCATAGCTTTTACTATGGTAAAACAGATAATGGGGAATCCGTAAATTTAGATGTTACTTCTGAAAATGGGTTTGGAGGTTCTAATAGAGACACTTTGTTTGTAACCGACAATGTTGATAAATGGGGGTTAGAAATTGTTACAACCGAGACGGGAATGGGAGTAATGAAAGATAATACTATAGTCGATAGTGAAATGACAAGATTATTAGATGAATATGATGGTGTAGATAATGCTACCGTTCTCCAACTTGTCGATGAATATGAAGAAACTAAAGACATTTCTCTTATATATTAATTATTTTCCATAATAATTTTACCCTATTCATAACGAATAGGGTAATTTCTTTCTTAGTGAGCCATATTTTTCTGCAAATCGACCTGCAAATCCTACAATGAAACACTCATTTCATGACATCTCTTCAGCTATTTTGTTAGCCATATGATACAAGTAAACACAGCATCACTATTAAGTAATGCTGTGTTATTTTTATGCCTGTTTACTGCTTGCTAAGAAACTCATCAATGCTATTCTTGATAATATTCATTCTAGTTAAAATTTCATTCTTTGTTGTAGAATGATTACTATTGTATTCCTCGGGTGTGTTCCAGAAGAAATAATCTAACCAATCAGCAAGTTTTTCGGAATTATCAAGCTTGTTTACATAACGCAAATAACTTGTGAAATTGGTTATGTTGAACATCGTCTTTGCAACAGCAGAACCTTTTTCAACAAGAATATTATATGCTCCGAGCAACTTATCATAAATGCCGTTGATTTCTTCCTGCTTGTCCTCTGTTATTTCGAGGTTTTCAATTATTTCGTTAATATGCTTTCCCGAATATTTCGGCTCGTCCTCATACAGAGCAATATAAGTCTTTGCAATGATTTCATGATATTTCTTCTGATTAAATTTATTCATTGTAAGCATCGCCTTGAAAATCTCATGTTTTGATAATGCTTCAAAATCATCCATATCAGAACGTCTTATTCTTGCCACATCAAATGGGGTCATCTGCTCGCCAGAATTAATTCTGAGCATAATAAACCTCATTATTTCTTCCGATGTGTTATCGGCTATCAAGATATTCATAGAAGCCCCTCTGAGCTTCTCCTTGAGTTCTTCCGGTAACTGACTAAACTTGCAACCATTAACGTTGTAATAATGCCCGTTGCACTCAATCAGAGGGTCGTTTTTTAATCCGCACAGGGTGAACTCATCATTCAGATAAGAAACGATTGAGCCGAGCATTCTCTGCTTACCATCATACACCTGATAAAGCTTCATCTTCCCCTTGCCGACCTGATTTACTATGAATGCAGGCTGGAACTTATACAGTCCGGCGAGAATGGAATGAATGTATGCCGACTTTCTATCTTTCTTCCATACAACGGCTCTCTGCTGTGGGATTTCAAAATCAAGAAGTTTATTACTATTTGTGTATTTGATATAAATATCTCTGACACTCCATGTGTCACTATTAAGCTTTAAATCATCCGTGGACAGAATATGACTATCCTCGGTAATTTCAACCTCACAATCTTTGATTTTAGCCTTCTTAGAGCCGGCTGGCTTAGTCGAGGATTCTCCTTTTTTAGGTCTGCCTCTGTGGCTCTTAGGCTTTTCTTCGCGGTTATTTCCCACAACAGAATTTTCATCTATTGTTTCAGGCTGATTCCCCGGCTCTGTGTTCTGTGTGGTTTCATCAAATGTTACCTGCTCATCTTCAAATGCCATATTAACCTCCATGCTCCGTTTTGAAATTAAGAAATATATACCATTTACTAATTATTTATTTTATCATAATTTATTCCCTGTGTCAAGTATTTTATTCCGATTTTTATAAAAATAATTCGTGATTTAAGCAAAAATAAAAAATCCACCTTCGGATAGAAGATGGATTTTATTAATGTTTTTGATTTTAGCTTTGGTATCTCTTTCTTGCTTCATCTGCTGAATATTCATCAAGTAGATGCGATATTCCTTTCGGTGGCTTAACACCTGCTACGTCAAAAGCAAGGAGAATGTATCCATTAATAATGCTGTTACACATTCCGGAATTGACAATCTTATCAAAATACTCCGATGGTTTTCTCCACATTGCGAATGCTTCCTTCATTTCTTTCTGCTCAGCAGGGGAGAGGTCTTCAAAATTCATAAAATCTCCTCCTTAATTATATTGTGTTAGTAACTTCACAATTATTAGTAGCTTGAATACAATAATAAAACTTATATTTTTTGCCAGTTGGTGATATTGTATTAGGAGCACAATTGATATAATATTTATTTTCCCCTATCTGTACTATATCCCCTATGTTTAGTGTCTTATTTTTAACGAGTGCTAATGGGAAAAGGCTATATGTTCTAAATAATAAATTCATAGTGTTTTATTCCTCCATTCATCAAGATTGATGCCAAACTCTTTCTTCACATCACATTTTATACATTGTGGTGACAATGACTTTTCATCTACAGTTATAAATCCATTGTAAGGATAAAATTCAGTAACATAATAAATATCTGAATTCTCTTTTCTTAGAACAATATAACAATAAGTATTGCTTTCTCCGTCCTCTATTTTCTCATATTCAAAATCGTACACCTTTCCAACTATTAAATTTTGCTCAATCGTCATTTTATATACGCAAATGCCATTATTAATATCATAATAACGATTTATTGTTTTGTATTTTACTCGAGAAGGTTCATTCCTATGTTCTCGTATATACAAATTGGGCTTTCTCATAGTTCTTCCTCCTCAATCAATAAAAAATCCATTACAAAAGCCAGTGCAAACTATTTGTTCACGCAATCTCTTAACTTCATTTTCTAGATTTATAAAACATTGTCTCTCTTTTCTTCCATTTCTTTTATGAATATGATGACATTTCTCACAGATATATAAATTATCTTTCGAGATAAACCTGATAATTAAATTAATAAGATGATTTCTCTTAAAATTATTCTTTGGTTTCATAATAAAAATCTCCTCTATTCATTAAGTTATTGCAACAGTAACCTTTTTAACAACACAATGTTTAAATTCTTTTTTGAACATAATCTGTGTATAATGAGCATGATAAAGAAATTCGTTTGCTCGTTCTTCTGTCCTAAATTTTTCAACAAGATATAAACTTCTGCTAAAGTAAGGATATCCTTTAGCATAGGCATCGTATCCGAAAAATTTTCCTTCTTCATTTACAATAATAAAATATTTGTCATATATTTCAATAGACATTTGATAAAATTCTCCTTTCATCAGATGATAAAATAATTCAAACCTTTGACATTGATATCGTCCGAGGTGCAAAGAGGAACATAAAGTAATTCGTAACCACGTTCATAAATTTCACTGTCTTCAACTACCTCAATGTGTATCATTTTGAGCAACTGTTCTTTTATTCCTCTGTGGTATTCCCATATATCATCTTCATCAGAATTATTGTACCACTTGTACCATTTCTCTCCATGTAAAATATATGTTGCTAAAATAAAGTTTACGATTGAAGTTTTGAATCTGTCAAAATTTATTTTGTTTGTGTCAAATGGCTCAGAACGGTTGTCACTTAATCTCTCCAACAGATGTTTCCCAAGCCAATCCAATTCATAATAAAAATCACTGTCGTGCAATGTTATCATTAAATACTTCATAATTATCACACCTTTCTTTCCTTAAACTTTATTCCGTGTTTCTCAAGCCAATCTATAAGAGGATTAAAGTAACACTCTGGTCTTATAATATTTGGTACATTTTCTTGTGCCCACTTAAAGCTCCAATCAGACAATTCTCCACCATATGAAAGGTAATTCAGTTCTAGTCTGTGCAACCAATCAGCCGTTTCTAAATCATAGTTTTCATACAGATATTTAGACGGTAAATGGCTTACCCATTCCTCTACAATATATTGTCTATGATTTAATTTTGCTATTTTAGACTTCGTGAGTTCGTGTATTAAATCCATTCCTTCTTCTTCCATATCGTTAAGAGTAAAGAATGCCTTGATAATTTGAATATCGTTATCGCCGGTTAAATTCTGATTAGCTACGAGTTCCTTTAAAGTTGTCATATTTTTAAGTCTTCCCATTGTTTATTTCCTTTCTTTCACAAACAGAAACAATATCTTCGATTTCTAAGTCTTTCCCATTTAGTTGAGGCTTTTTGGTTTCAGATTCAACAAGGTCAATTTTCAATTCTTGACACAGTTTAATCATTTCTTCTTCATTAAACATATCATTCCTCCAAATAAGGATTATCCTTCAATCTCTCATCACAGCCTTTGGCGAGAAGAAATTTTCTCCATTTAAACTGGTCTTCATAATCAAGAGAAAAATCTATATCAATAGACGATAGACTCAAAACTACCTCTTCAGTAATTTCAAAATTTTCTGTTTCACCATCATTCCATCCATCCGTAGTAATATCTGCTGTGATTTCATTAAATTCTTTATCTCTTTGAATATTCTCAATCTTAATTGGGTGGAAAATATCCGTAAGGATAAATCTGATTTCTTCGTCTGTTAGAGATAAAAATTTTCTATATTTCATTATGTATCTCCTTTTGTTATCAATTCCTTAGTGAAGCCGTTAATATATCTAATTTCTCCGACACTTTCATCTACCTCTTTTACTTGAACAAAACTAAAAGCAACAACAATTATCTCTGCGGTACTTTTATTTATCCATCTTTTTGCATTTCTTAATTCTTTCAAAAAGAAGCTTGGTTTATCGCAAGTGTCTATGTAATTGCACACAGCATCAAACATTATTCCTTCTGTCATACTTTGTGAGTAGTATTCAATTGGACAATGGCATTCCTTTGACATATACTGTTTTATCTTGTCAAGCCGTATGTTAGGTTCATTTTCGGTATCACTTTTACAGATCATGATTATATCACAAGTTCTTTGATTCATTTTAATCCACCTTTCAAAAATTATCCGATAAAACGGAGTTTTCATTCTACAATCTGAATGTCCTTTAGGGTCAATTTATGATCTTTCATCCAAATTTGGATTACAGACAGCATAACATTTTCCCATATGTTAATAGTGCCGAGAAGAATGCTTTCAGACAAAAAACATTTTATAAAATATGGAATAAATTTGTAATCGTTCATCTTATAAAACGACATTCTTCCATCAGGATAAAGAGATATACTTATGCTATTTTTTATAGATAAAGGACGACCGCACTGGTACATCCCTGTAAAAATTCCATAAGTAATATAAATTTCATCCCTATCATCCACATTAAAATTTTCCACTTTTACAACATATGTGCCAGAAAACCTTGTATGAAATGGTCTATCGACCGTTTCTGTCCTGTTTGTTTGGGCAGGGTAATAATCAGTAAATCCACACTTTAACATCTTTTCTTTAAAATTAGTCATAATCTATCCTCACTTTCTTGGAAAAATTTCGTCATCATCAATGGCAGATATAATAATTCTTTCACTGTGATAATGGCTGTCTTCATTGTTTAATTTTTCATTCCAAAAAGAATCATTTGCAATAGTAATATAATAGTTATTTTCCCTGTCGCCAGCGCAATATGTTCCAATGCTTCTTATAACACCTGTGCCATATTTTGCTTCGTATTCCTGTAATTTCTTGATTACTTCGCTTGTTGTTGATACTAACATAATTTATTCCCTCCATATTCTTTTATCAGAGTAAATGTTGCCCGTGATATTTTCCAAAGCGGTCATTACACCGAGTATCTGTGTAATTTTCTTCCTCATTGCTAAATCACGGTCATCTTTGGCTTGCTTTTCTTCTGGTGTAAAGTTAGCAAGTTTCTCTTGATATTCCTTTTGTATGAGTTTTTCTTTATTGCGCTTAACTTTCTTGCTCATGCAGTTCATAATATTACCTCACTTTTATTTCTGCCACCAATTATCATAGGGGGTATCCTTCCAATTAAGACCCTTAATTAACCTACTGGATATAGCCTTGAGTATCTCAGGATTATTATTTTCATTGATAAGGCGGTTCATATTAACAGTTTTTCTATCCTTGCGGTATTTAGCAATAAACGCAGCAACATCCTCCATTGTAGTTTCTGATGTTTCAATCGCATACATATCAGGAAACCAAATATCTGAAAACCCAACCCAAGATGTATATTGTCCAGCATATTCTCCAGTCATCATAGGTATTCTAATGCCATTATTAAATAGGATTTCTGAAATTTCATGCCCAGTTGGTGTCTTAAAGTCAGCCGTGATACTGAATGTGCTATCAAGAGTAAAAGAATACATATCATAACAGGGTGCTTCAAAGCCATAAGCTCCTTCAGCGTGATAATCTGCCCCAATTACAGTTCTTGAACCACATCCTCCACATACAAGTAACAATTCTTTGTTGTTATATATTGCATTGTCAATTTTATTTTTAGGGAAAACATGAATCCTCCCACAACTACATACTCTTACTTCCATAGTAATATCCTCCTATATTCCTCAAATTTGAATTTTATCCGTTATCTGGATATAGCTTGCAATAAATGCCTTGATAAATGGCTTGGTTAAGCCATTCTTTTGAGCATATTTCCCGATGAAATATTGATTTTATTCTTTCGGTTCATGGTTTATCATTTTTCTGATATCTTCTAAATCAGAAAGAAAGTCATATGAGATATAATCGTGTTCATCAGTATTTCTACATTCTGAAACAATTTCATCATGGTATACATTTAATACCCATAAGGCATTTTCTATTCTTGCTATGTCAGCCTTGTTTAATGTGTTAAACATCTTTGTTTCCTCCTTAGAAAGCTCTAAATCCTCATGTTTATTATACCATATATTTGGCATTTAGTCAACGTGTTTTTGTGTTGTTTTCAGCACAGTTAATTCAGAAGTGCCTGTTGATTTCTTCCTCTGAATAGCCTAGTTTCAATAACTTCTTTATGTGCTTTTCAAGGCATTTTTCACGACTGATGTATGATACTGTTGCTATGTTCCCATAACGGATATACCAGCATCTTCCGTATGATGAGTAATTCCCAAATCTGGGCTTTATCACTTCAATCTGTCCTCCCACTTAATTCTAGGATCATTCCAGCTTGTCCATGATTCCTTGCCTCTCATGCACTTGTTGAGATGGTCATACCAAATTTTGTCATTGTCCGCTACAAATTTTCCATAACGCTGCTGAGCAGGTGGCATTCCCTTTCCGATGTGCATATCCTTGAAATCACAAAAGACGGCAAAGAGTAAACAAAGTATTCCAAACATCAGACTATCACCTTCTTTCGCAGGTCGGCTCTGGGCATTTTCCGTAAATTGACCTTATAGCAGGGTAGGGGTTTTTTTGTGAGGTTTACTGTTTTCTTAAGTGATACCATGATTTAATCCTCCTTAATGTAATTCTTTTCGTTGTATTTCTTCCATTCTCTTGCTACTGAATAAGGGATATTTATTTCAACCTCAACGGCATTCCTTGCTATGGGCTTGATTTTACCCCAGATTTCCATTGTAGCAAAAGATGTACCACATAATCCGTTTGTCAGCGGGATTGTGATTTCTCTTCCATTTTCGATTACTTTGACGAAAATCTCCGTATCCTGTTCCATTATGTTGCTTAATTCAAGAATAGTCATGTAATATCCTCCTCTCAAAGCTCTATTTCCTGTTCAAATTCAGCCTCAGTCATTCCCAGGTCAAGGAACGTTTCTTTAATTTCTTCCTTGTTCTTCCCGTGAGTGTCGAGCATTTCAAAAATAAACTGTGTCATTGCTTCAAAAAGTTCTGCTTTTCTTTCGTTAGTCATAATAGCCTCCATACATTTAATTCATGCCTTAACAAATGGCTTTGTTATGCGGTTTGTCAAGGCGAATTTTCCGATAGAATTGTTATTTCATTGCTTCCATACCATCCGTTGTGTTAGGCTCGGTATGAAGTATTGTCGGAGCTTTTCGGCTTGATTTATGACGTTTTGTGTAGGGATTTTCCGTCATCAGGAATATGCGGTCATTGTCTGTTTTTGTCCACATTAAAGGACTATGTATTATCTTCATTACTGTTACCTTCCTCAATAGAAATCACTCCGCAGGGCACATCTCCGTATGCACAGCTTTTCCCGCTAAAATGCCTCATGCAATCGTTTAATATACAAGCCTTTTGATAACCGTTTAAGCTATCAAGACTAATCTTTTTCCCGTTAAAGTCTGTCAGCGTATAACGATCAGGGAATTTTTCATCGCCATACAATGTGTAGATTGCTTTGAAGTCACGGAGATATGCAAGAATGGCTTCAACCTCTTCCGCTGTTATATTAGGCTTCTGGCGGTGTAAATCCGCTTCAAAATATTTCTTATCATCTATTGTATAAGTTACTTTGCGCATGATTCAATCCCTCCTCAACATCTAGCCATGATATCATTCATCATGGCTGCGTATTCTTCCATTGTCAACGGCTTTAGCGTGCCGTTATTACGCTCTAGACAAGAAGATATATAATCCTCAAAGCTGTTGTTATACTCCTGTCGCTCATCGGCGGTCAGCTCGTCAAAAATCTTCCGCAAATACTCACGGTTGATTATATAGCCGTGTTCTGTGTCGAGATAGTGTGTTGTCATGGGTTATTGTCCTCCTTAATGATAGACTACAGTTGCATTGTTTATCCGCTGGTTATTCTTTTTGTCTCTGAGAAATTCCGTGATCTGTTCCTCAGTTTTGAAATCAGGCACTTTACAACGAAAATATAATTGCTTCCGCTCAATCTCTTTTTCGTTCTCATCAAAGCGTGAGAAAATAACCATTATATAGCGTGTGTTACCGTTCCATATTTCGCCTTCATTGTCGATATTGTAGCTTCCTATATACTTAACCATATAATTATTACCCTCCTATTTAGTTATTCCGTTAGTGTTTGGTGATCCGTCAAGAGTTCATGCACTCAATCTGGATATATTGCCGGGAGCGTTGCCCGGCTCGGTAGTGGTGATTAGTACTCAAGTGAGAAATAAGCGTTACCAAATGTATCTTTCATTCCGTCAAGAAAATAGCGCAGCTTCTCGGGATTCTGCTGGAGTTCGGCGAAAATACTATTCAGTTCTTCCGCGCTAATCTGCTTGCAAATATCCTTTGCGCGTGAAATTGCTATAGACTGCCCGATTCCGTAAATATCATTGATGTTAAGCTTCATAGTGTAAATTCCTTTCTGTTTCTGTTTTTATTGGTACTCCTTTTATCCTCATGCGGATGATCGGGAGATATGCAGCGGAGACGGTTTTATTTCTCCGCTGATAGGTGATATGATTGAATTACCAGTTGTAGACTTTACCGCCCTTTTTGGCTTCATCAAATATATCACAATGTTTTCTGGCTAGTCCGTGATCTGCTCGATATCGTTTCAGGGCTTCGCGCTTACTGTAGCCTAAGTATAATTGATTATTGATTTTCAGTCCACCAACAGTATAATAAATGTGTATATGCATTGTAAATCCTCCTATCAAATGTGGATTTTATTGTAAATTAATCCCAGTTAAATACAAGCTGCGGGAATGCCTTTTCAAGTTCTGCTGAGTCTATGCAAGTATAGTCACCTATTATGCGCCCTTGCTTGTATATGTTGCCTCTGTACCGTGCATCAAGATCATTAAAAGTAATGTCGATTTTGTCCGCTTCTGTTGGATTATCTCCATACCACATCTCAATTTTAATCATCCCTTTACACCTCCTTAAATACTGTAATACCGTTTGTCTTCATCAAGCCCCAAAAAGTCCTTTACACTGTCGCAGGCGTCATTATATCCGCAGTCTGCAAGGAATACGCCTACAGCGCTTTCAAGGGCTGTTTCCGGCTCATCGCCATTCTGTACAGCTTTTTCAAAGTCGCTGACAATATTGTTGAATACATTCCGCAGATCGTCCGCTGTAGTTCCGTTGGCTTTAAGTGCGTCAAAAAATGCCTCAGGCATAGTTAACACTTCTCTTTCAAGTTTCATAATACATTATCTCCTCAATGTGTTTATAGTGGGCTTTATTCAGTCCGACAAAAGCGACTTTTCAGCCGTTTTTGTTTCGTCTTAATTCTCAAAGACTCATCAGGGACTTTAATCAATATTAAACGTAATTATGCCTTTGCAGTCCTCAAACACATTATCAATGCTTGCGACATCTGCTTGTAATAATTCATCTGGAGCATCTGATATAAAACCAGTATATATAACTTTTTCCTTTTCGTTACTCCAGATTGAAAACACCTGCATTTCAGGATCAACAAACATTTCAATAATTTCTTCTACTGTAAACATCTTGTTTACCTCCTCAATTCAATAATTTTCCGTGAGTGCAGTGCCGATTATTTCAAGGGCGTTTCTGTTGGCGAAAATCTCCGCTTCCTTGCTATTTGGCAAATAGGCGCAAAATATAGCGCTTCGGTTGTCTCTAAATGTGTAATACATGGTTAAATCCTCCGTTGCTTTTCTGTTTGTTTTCTGTTTTGTTATTTTGGAACGGCTTCAAGCGTTTTAAGCTTTCAACCGATATATAAACGGTTTATTTTTCGCCTACTCCGTTAAAGGGCGGTTGATTATTCAATCACGCATTCAATCACGGTTATTCCCTTATTATGCATAGCTTCAGCGGTATTTCTCAACCGTTCCACTGTTGCAAGTTCTCTTGTAAAGATTTCAGGATGTTTCTGTTGTTTTATCCAGTTTTCAAAGTGTGTATTGTGCAGGTAGTAAATATTACCGTTCTGAATGATACAATTTCTGGACTCATCAAGCGATATTCCGGCTTTTCTCAACTGCATTTTATCCGCTGGACTCATTGCAGAAAATGCCTTGCAGTTAGTTACAATACCTTTTGTTTTTCCGTTATCGCCTTTTACTGTGATTGATGATTTACCGATCTTGACGTTTTCGCCGTGAATGTCTGTTATAATCATGCTGTTACACCTCCGATAATTTTATACTTTCTTGCATACTTGTAAACGCTGTCAAGGTTGATTTTGCCGTTGTCGCCGTTGAAAATGAATTTATAGCGATTGCAGAATTGAATTGACTGTATTCCGCTTAATTCAACATTCAAGCGTGTTCACGGTTGAAGGGCTTGCAAGGTTTACGGCGGTTAAATAGTCGCTTCATGCGATTAATCTTTTTTCAAATGTGAGATAGTCAAGACGACTATGTTCATCTTCTGAAAGTGCTTTTAAAGTGATATCAAATATATACCCACTTCCGCAGATAGATAAATAGCCTTCTTCAACAGCTGTCCCGATTTTCCACATAGGAATATTAAAACGGCTTGCAATATCCTTTATTGCTTTACGGCTGATTATTGATACATTATCAGCACCATAAAGACTATTGATTAATTCAGCAGCGTAAAGGCTATTTCTTAACGTTCCAACGGCTGATATTAAGTCAGCTTTTACAAGTAACTTAATATCATTAGTGTTGATATCCCCTGATTTAATCAGGGTTTTCAATTCAGCTATTTCAGTAACTGTAAAAAAGTCTGTTGTTTTCATGACTTCAATCTCCATTCTGTTTTGTTTTAGTATTTGGCGCTCCATTCCCGAATTGACGGCATAGGGGCGATATAGTCCTTTTTAGTTTACCGCCAAAAAGGGAAATGCGGGAATAATTAATAAAAGTATGTGTAAATTTTATCATTGTTTCCGGGCTTGTCTGTTATTGTGGGCAGATATCCATAAAATACAAGCGTCAAGCCGTATTTTTCAAAATCTGTTTTCAGGCGATCAATTGCCTTGCTTGTTCTGTTGTCAAGATCCTGAGTGTAAACGGTATTTACTGTCGTTTCTGTATTCTCAAGGATTAAAAGCCGATTGAGTGCTCCACAGATTCTATAAAATCTATTCATGAGATTTTCAGATACGGCGTAATCATGGGTATAGTTGGCGGTGAGTTTTTCAAGCTCTGTTGCTCGGCATTCTGCTATTGTCTTTTTCATGGTGTATCCTCCTTGTATGTCTGTTTGTGTTTTTCTTGATTTTGGTGCAGGCTTTAAAGTTCATGCACTTTGTCGCCTGATGTGTCCCGGCTGATTGAGTCCGCCGGGCGACTGTTTTATTATTTTCCAAAATTAAAGCCTTCACGCTTGAAGCGCTTCAAAAAGCCTATTAAAATACGCTTTTCAATGTCTTTGATATAATCAAGGGAAATTTCGCCGTTAATGTAATTAATAAGTGTTTTTGTATCATTTGCAGATATTAAGCACTCAACAGCCGGGCAAATTACAGAATTCTCAAGTTTATAAAACTTTTTACAGAATGTTGTTTTATCAAGATCGCAATTCATGTAAACCGGTTCTATAAATTCATGGTACATTGTTTCAGTAATAAAAGTTTCGCCGTATTCGGTGTTTTTGATAAACTCACTATACATCATGGTGTTTATTCTCCTTTGTACTTGACTTTTGGCTTTTTTTATGGTATAATCGAGAAGTAAACCGGGCGTTAATTATGTAAGTAAAGCGGTTAAGGCTTTGATAATAGCTTTGATAAAGGCTATTTGTTCAGCCGTTAAAGGTTTGCCGTCTGCTATGATTTCAACCTTGATTTTCACATTATCACCGCCTTTTGATTTCCAGTCTGAAGCGTGTGATGTGCAATAGGTTGATTTCGCCCGGTTTACGTTCTCTTTACTCCTTTCTACAGTCAGGCATCGGCGGGTTCTGTTTTTGTCCTGTGTTCCTGCTGTGATTATATTATAGCACATATAGGTGCTATTTTCTAGTGGTATTATACACAAATATCGCACCTATATGTGCTAATGTATTGTGCATTTTGCACAAATTTACAAAATGTGCTAAATATGAATACAATATATTGTATGTGTATGATTTATATGTCCAATATGTTGTATAAAGTGGGTGAATATATGGTATCTGAGAAAAAAAGAAAATCCAATAATAAATATGACGCGAGTCATTATAAAATAATTACGGGGCTTGCAATGCTACAAGATATGCCGTATTATAATGATTATGCTACTAGATATGGCATATCTATGTCTAAGCTTATTACTAGCTGTATAAATTATTGCATAAACAACAATATAGATATTACGGGCGGTATAAAACTAAATCAGTCTGGAGCGGATACCATATCAGATATACAAGATGATATTGCAGATAAATAATAGATATCGCTTATATAGTGCTTAAAATGCGCTGTACGGCGTTTTTGTGCGTTGGTAGTATAGTTATACCTTTTGTCGTATATGCGTGTTGTAGGGCGTGTTAAAGGGCTTATATGCGATATGTGCAATAATAAGGAATAGGTATTTGTAATATATTGGGACTGCTTACAAGTGATATCTGATATCTGTTATGATCTATCGGAGCTGTCGCAGATATTCGGTTGATATGTGCATTTTGATATAGACAATATGCAAAATAAACATAAATAGATCTGTCTGCTTGCAGTCTGAATAAATAGGAATATTAATTATTAAGTAGATAAATGATTTTATGCATAAAGGAATATTGATTAAGCGATTAAAATGTACATAGTTTGAATTTATATGTACATTCTGGAACGTAATTTTACAATAGATCGGACTGCAATGTCAATAGCTGAATTGTACAAAATTATTTAACTATTATATAGATGAATTGTGCAATTTGATTAGTGATTTCAGACTGCTGAAGATATCGCAAATAAAGGCGCTGAGAGGCTCTATAAGCGATATTTTTAAAAGGGGTATAAGTATATAGGTATGGCGTTAAATTGTGATTTTAGGCGGTACAATTTGTAGTATGATTTTGATTGATTTTGTAACGCAGTATATAATATGTTGTGGTAGTTAGCAAAGAATAATTTGGTAGGTGAAGTAAAATAGAGTGAAATTGTGTACAAATGGAACGGTAAAATTTTGTTGAAATTGACGGAATAAAATGGAACTGCTGAAGCTAAAGGACTGAGGTTTTTATTAGTCTTATTAAGTGAATAATAAGTGACTATTAAGTAAAGGAATAGATTGTATTAAGTAAATAATTAATGATTTTTAAGCAAAACATGTGATTTATTAGGCTATTATTATAGAGTAAATTAAGATGTGAATAAAAGGAAATTAAGTAAATCAATTTGATATCAAAATGATATCAATTATCAAATTAACGAACTACATTATATCACATATATTTCAATATATCTTGTATAATCTCTTGTATTCTCTTTTTATCTCTTATATTCTCATTTTTATATTGTTTCTAATTCTATATTGGGACGTTCTCAGCAGTCTATTTTAATTCGTCTGATTTTGGGCTATTTTTGACTATTTCGGGACTGCTTACAGATTATTTTCTATGTTGCTTTTTGGACAATTACAACATAGGCAGTAATATCTATAATACCTATAGGAGGGGTAGGTTTACATTTGGAAGCAACTTCCAGAACGGTGCCGGGCAGGTAGTAGTTTCACTCCACTCACACAAGGCAAAATCGAAACCGACACCCATCCTCCCAACCTTAAATCCGATTTCAACTCCAATCTTATCAATTTTTCTATGTTCGATTTCTCACTTCGGTCAGTACCCATCTTATTAAGTTCAAACTCAAAACTATTCAAAATTATTTATATTATATTAAAATCATATAAAATCATACAAAATCCATGCCAAAACAAACTATTATTACTCATCAGAATCCAACCTTTTTAATCTAATCAATAGCCAACTTAATCAATATCAATTTCAATATTATATTCTATTTTTACCTTTTGATTTATTTTCAATTAGCTCCAATTCAATCATTCCCCAGCCATATCTAAGTCCCTAATAATCTAGCCTTAATCTCGAACCTACACAAAATCAATCAAATCTAATACAAAATTACAATGTCTTATTTCAAACTATCTCTTATTAGACACAATCATCTGTCCTCACTTTGGCTAAGACAAACAGGACAAAATCATATTCAATAAAATTTTTATAACCGAAGAACAATAAAATTTCAATATTTTTAATATTTCTCAAATAAAAAATCTAATTTCAAAAAATAATAAATAAAAACTTTTGCAATAATATAATTCAAATTTTATAGATATAATATATTCAGTTGAAATTACTGTTGCAATAGGTAAACCTTTTCATAATCCTAAACTAATCACTCACAGTGGTATTTTACATTAAAAATCAAAATATTCATACATAACTCTAATCATCAGAATAATGACTTGACAAAAGAAAATTAATATGTTATAATCAATATAGTAAATTCTTTAGACAATATTAAAAATGGTAGGAAGTGATGATATTTAGGAATTGAAAGCACAAAAGAGATTTTATTAAAATTATTATTTTTAAAAGTTTGAAAGGATGGTTTTATTGATTTATACTGATTATTCACAAAATACTTTAGACATTAGCAAATTAAAATCTTATATACAAAATCAAAGTAACATAATAAAAAATTATAAAATTATGTGTGAGCTACTTAATGAAAAAGTTTCTGGAGGAGGAAGCACTAAGAAAGCACAAATCAATCGTTGGAAAAGATACTTTGAATTTCATAAAGACGGACAAAAATATATTATTGATAAAATATATGATAACCCATTAATTGCAATAGATCAGAGAACTCTCAGACCTTTTGTTGGAGAAGAAAAATTTTTAGTTCCTTTTGAAGATAGACACTCTAAAGGAGTATATATTATTCAAGAAGGCAATGATGTATATATTGGTTCAACTTATTCAGAATATGGATTTTTAAGGCGATTTATACAACATCATAATAAACCTAGTCAAACCATGTCACATACTAGAGAACTAATAAATAGACCTAACGCTACATTTAAGATATTATATCTTGCTCAAGAAACTGACACAGAAAATATAATAAGGCAGAAAGAAGCTGATTATATTCAAGAATATATGTCTGACTCAAAATATAATGTTATAAATAAAAGAACTGAAACAGCGAATTATTTTATTCCCAATACTTATAAAAAGAAAAAGGACAAGAAGGGTAATAAAAAATATGTTGCAAAAGATATTAACATAGAATATGATATAAGATTTAATAAAAAAGAATTAGAAAAAATAAATAAGAATTGTAAGTCAAATTACGAGATTGTATATATTTCTTCATCAACCGTATTTATGAAAAAAATTATTGCTAAGACATTTGACTATATAGAAACAAAAACTGAATGAAAAAATAAAATCAACCTCGTAAAGAATTATATTCTTATTATATTCTTATTATATTCTATATACGTTCCAGTAGAAGTGACAAAAATGCAACCTAAAATGGTCAACTAGATTACATTTTTTGCAACATGTTTTTAAAATCAGATTACATTTTTTGCAACATGGCGTGATTTTAGATTTTTAAAAATGAGAATATCTTGGAGGAAAAGTGATTGGAGTATTATTATAAACTCCCAATGGATTATAAAATTGACTATAGGAGTGAAATGGTTAAATTTTGTCTTTGGGAGAAAATAAATTTGAATGGTACGTCAACTGTATCAATAAATTACATAAGGGATCGATGTGGGTATTCAAGTGATAATAGAAATAAAAATTCATTTTCTTGTTATGTGCGCAACGTTCTTAAAGACCTTATTCAAGGCAGTCAAATAGTACAAGCCTATGGAGAAGATGTTTTGACTGCTACAAGCACATCTTATCTTGAATTTGAAATACTTGATAACTTTTATGAGATGCAGACAAAAGCATATGCCAAATTAACCTCATCGGTATTTAATACCCTTATGTCTATTAACTGTAATTTGAGCAAGGCAGTATTATTAGAAGTCTATGCGTATATGAGAAGTCATATAATAGAGAACTCACAACAAGTTTATGGTTTTTGCTCTGGGTTAGATAAGACAATCGTAAGGGAACTAGGGTTTAATCGTAAAACTGTTGATACTTGTTTGAATGCTTTTGTTGAGAGTGGTTTGTTTATTAGATATATCACAGGTAGTTATTATGCTAATGGCAGCCCTAAGAATGCTCCTAATATATATGTGTTGCCTGATGAAAATGCACAGATAAATATTCAATCACTGTTAGAGCAAATGAAACAAAGATATAAGGTCGATGAGTTTGCTGAAACTCTGATACCTAATTTAAAGAACAAGAGCAAAAAGTAAATTATGCTATTACGAAAGGATAAACAAACATGAAAACAATTATAACACCTGTAAAACTTACTCCGGAAGAACGTGAGGTTCTTATTAACATTTCTGCTGATGAGAATGGCAAACTCTGGGCAGAAATAGATACTACTATCCAAAAATATGCTAATAAGTGTATTAAACAAGGTTGGAAACAGACTTCAGAAACAAGACATACTGATGGTAGTTGGCAGGGCGCTACATTTTGTGCACCTGCAACAGCTATCAGTATCCGTAATCCTAATGCAAAAAGAACTATGTCTGATGCACAGAAGCAAGCTATGGCTGAAAGAATGAGATTGATGAGAGAAAAGAAAGGTAACAATGAGGTGGCAGATGATGAAGACAATGGCTAATAATGAAAATGATATTAAGGAATTGCAAGAAAAAGAAAGGATAGAAGAATACAAAAGTTTTCTTTATATGGAGCTTCTTGCGCTGAAAATGCCGTATAAAGAAATATTAACACTAGTATCGGAGGAATTGATTATCAATTCTATCAGAAATCATCGAAGTGTTGAAGATGTTGCATGGGCATTGATACAGTAAAATGAAACAAATCAAAAATTGAGTGAATTTTGAAAGTCCAATAAAGAAAATTTCAATATAACTATCTAAGGTAGTATAAGCTTATTACTTTGCTAGGTAGTATAAATTTTTATTGAATTGAATATAGAAAATTTCATCAAATTTTTGATTTTAGAAAAGAGGTGAGTATATACATAATGGATATTGGAGATGTTGAAAACTTTTGGGATTTTGGTGTTTTTGCAAAGAATAATGATATTTCTGTTGGTAGAGAACATTTTTATTTGGATAGTCAGATAGCTTGGTATCGAGGCGATTATACAACTGACAATTATTGTGACAAGGATATGTACAAGAGTGAATTGAATAGATATTTGCAAGAAAATGTTTATGACTGTTAAAGAATTAGAATGAAAGGAATATTTTTATGGCTGATATGTTTGGAATACAGTTTTATCCTACGCCAGAATGGCTAGTAGATAAAATGTTGGATAAGGTAGATTTTTCTAATGTTACTAGTATTTTAGAGCCGTCTGCTGGGAAAGGTGATATTGTAGAAGGGATTTGGAAACATGATATTCGGAAGAAAACATATTATGAATTGAAGTTTTGTAATACCAAGAATAAATTGTGTAGAGAGATATTCTTAAATCTTAATGAATTAAATGAATATTTTCTTAAAGAGTTTAGACTTGATGCTAGTAAAATGACAATCAATGAAATAAATAATTGGCTTATAGATAATACTGCTGAAAAAGATGATTATATGATTATATATCATCAACCTAACAAAAATGAATACTTCAAATGTGAGATTGAATGTGTTGAAATTGACTCAAACCTTTGTGCTATATTGAAAGATAAAGGGTATTTTACAGTAAATCAAGATTTTCTTAAATATAATACTTTAAAACGCTATGATTGTATTCTAATGAACCCGCCCTTTGCACAAGGGGAGTATCATTTACTTAAAGCGTTAAAATTGATTGAAAATGGCGGACAGTGTGCTTGTATTCTCAATGCCGAGACCTTGAAAAATCCTTATACTAATTGGAGACAAGAGTTATTAAACATACTAAATCAGTATAATGCTGATATCGAATATGTTAATAGTGCATTTTCCCACGCTGAAAACAAGACGGATGTTGAGATAGCTTTAGTTTATATTAATATCCCACAAAAGACAGCTGATGAAAATTTAGTTAAAAACCTTGTAACTGGCGAAAATTTTGACCGTGAATATGATGAGTTTGATGAAAACCAGTTGGCAACGAGTGATATAATTGACAATTTAGTCAAACAGTATGAACTTGAAGCTAGACTAGGAACAAAACTTATTGATGATTTTTATTCTATGCAAGCGTATATTCCAAAGGTTAAAGACCGTAATGATGTTTCTATGCTTAATTTATCTATTATAGGTTGTATAGATGAGCAAAATAGTGATAGAAAGATAAATCCTGTCAATCAGTATATCAGAGGACTAAGAGATAAATATTGGTCGTTGTTGTTTATGAGTAATGAGATGGGTAAATTACTTACTGAATCTGCTCGTAGAAATTATATGAATCAATTGATAAAGTTTAGAGATTATGATTTTACTTTTTTAAACATCAAACAATTACAAATTGATATGATGACAAACTTAAATCAGAATATTGATGAAGCTATTTTAAGCCAGTTTGACAATTTCACATACAAGTATAGTTTGGACAAAGAAACAAACGTTCATTATTTTAATGGTTGGCGCACAAACGATGCTTTTATGATACGGAGCAAAGTTATCATTCCTATGTATGGATTATATACTAAATATGGCTCATGGTCTATATATGAATGTAAAGATTATTTGAATGAATTAGAAAAGATATTCGTGTATTTGGATGGTGGGCGTACAGAAGGCGGGAGCGTAAATGAAATTTTGGATTATAATGTTGCAAGAGATTATAACGGTGGACGTATTAAATTCAAATATTTCGATATAGAACTGAAAAAGAAAGGTACTGTTCACATCTGGTTTACAAACGAGGATTTATTAAAAAAATTTAATATTTTTGGTTGTCAAAAGCATGGGTGGCTTCCTGACTGTTATGGCAAAAAGGCTTATAAGAATATGACCAAAGAGGAACAATCTGTTATTGATGAATTTGAGGGCAAAACGGAATATGAAAAGGTATTTGCTGACCCGAATAAATTTATTAGTGGTGGACAAATGTTACAGCTAATGTAATAAGGAGTAAAAATTGAAACGTTGGGAAGTTACATATTGTGGAAAGCTATTTCTTTTATATGCTGATACTATGGAGGAAGTCAAGCAACAATGGGGTAGTTGTATGGACGAAGGAAGCAATATAAAACCGTGGATAAATAACCGTCATGTTAATTTAGTTAAAGAAATCAAGGATAAGTCAGAATTTGTTGGAAATAAGTTATGCAATAACCAAAGGGATATGAGAGAATGGTACTGGGCTAAATGTTTCTGCGGAGATGTTCTCATTCGGTTTGCTTACGATACATCAGATGGCGAGTATTATTCTTGCTGTGAGTATCAAGTGTGGAAATATAACAGATTTATAAACCCTATAACATGGACGATATGTGATATTGAAAAGTTCTATAATAACATTTTTGCCGTTGATAAAATGAAATATGTAGAATATAGTTTCAGAGTATATAGGCAATCAAAGTTATCTCGTCCTAAAGAACTAAAGGGCATTAAGAGTATTGGTTCTGCTGAGTTTATTCCTAAACATTGCAATACTCAAATTTTCATTAAAGATAATGATGTCTGGATAAAGCATACTGATTATTTTTCACGCTTGTGGCGACCTCCTGCCGGAGAGAGAATAGATATGCCATTAAGCTATTATTTGAAAAAATATTTTAACAAAACAAAAACAGAAAAATTTATTTATGCTGATAACTGGGCAGGGATTGTCCTTAGAAATGAGGCATGGCTAAAGATTGAAAATCTTATTCCGATGTGTAAATATAAAGAAATGAATCATTTACAGGTTGCAAGAGAGATACTGGAATTGCAGAAAAGAGTAATAACAGGCATGAGCATTCCCACAGAAAACGAATGGGAAAGATATTGGGAGAATGTTGTCAAACTAGTTAGAAATGAGATTGAAATAAAGGAGAAATAAATGGCTCTTAATAAATTATATTATGTTTATGGTCTTGATACAGCTTGTTTTTATACTGATGAAGAAAATGAAATAGACAAAAAGATTATAAAAAGACGTGTTGTAAAGTCTCATATTGAAAGACAATTAAAAAAAGGTGTATCTAAAAATAAGAAACCGTTTTCTGAAAATCAAATTGCCAAGTATAATAGGTGGCATAAAAAATATACAAGTGAAATCACTGATTATAAAATTCAACTTACCAAAGTATTTGAAAAGAACAAGGATATTATCAGAACAGCTCGTCCTGATAAGCTATATACAACAATAAAAGATAAAATCAACCCTACTGTTTCTAAAACAATCCCTGCCCTTAATAAAAGAGTTTCTATTTTTGACAGTACTCTTACGAGGTGCTTTGGACTTAAAGAACGTGAATTTAATACAGAAATTGTAATTATTAAAGTGTTTTTCTTTGAGATTGCTGAAAACATCATAAAAAATGGATTTATTATGAATGGACACAAATATGTCTTTTTTAGTTCTTCAGCAGGGCAGATACGCACTAAAAAAATGGTGTGTGTTAGAGAAGATTTATTAACTGAATATTGGGATGCTCTTACTTGTGGTTTGTCGATAAAACATATCAACAGCCTTGATGGAATGAATATAAATAAGTATCTTGCGTACCTTGCTTTGAGTAATTCGGCAACAGACCAGTGGGCAGATTTCGATATTTCAAAAACAATTGTAGTTGACGATTTTGAAAATGGTGTTCCTTGCGAAGTAGATTATATTGATGACGTGACTTATGAAATCACAAGAAAAAATATGAATGTTCCAATTCCGCATATGGACGGTTGTGGGTTAATGCTCCCAACTGTTAGCGATAAAAATTTCATGGTACGTTTGCCGTGGGTCAAGGGTTTATTGGGGGTATTTGATTTTGTTCAGTTTATAAAAGAGAATAATTGTTCTCCTATTGTAACTGATATTTATGGCGTGGAACACGATATTATAAAAGAAGATATCCAGATTATTTTTACCAAAAGCCAATTCAAAATGTGGAAGTATTTTGATAATTGGGGACAGTATAAAGATAATTTTATTAAGTTTAATTGTCAAGCTGGTATTTGTAATATGGAAGAAGATTTCCCACAAGCAACTATAAATTATCAAATGATACAGTCACTTTTAGATATTACAGATGAGGAGTTAAAAGAACTATGCAAAGAGAGTGATGATTTTTTAACAGATATTGCAAAGAATCCTAAAGCAATGTTAGAGGCTTTTGGAGCTATAGATGACAATTCGTATAAGAACGCTTTTCAAAAATGCTTAATTAAATATCCAGAGTTATTAAATGATTCCTACACAAGACAGTCTCTGCGTGATTTGAAAAATAGTTTGGAAAAAGAATTATGGGCAGCTAAATTTAAGGTGAATGGGTGTTATACATTTTTGTTGCCAGATTTATATGCTTTTTGTGAGTGGTTGTTTTTGCATAAAGAATATCCCGATGGGCTGTTAAGTGGAGAGAATGTTCATTGTAGTTTGTTCAAATATAATAAAGAAGTTGATTGTTTGCGAAGCCCCCACCTCTACATGGAACACGCTATAAGAAATAATCATACATCAGATAAAATTGAAAAATGGTTTACTACAAGGGCGATTTATACAAGTTGCCATGACATTATTTCTAAAATTTTAATGTTTGATGTTGACGGTGATAAAGCTTTGGTTGTTCAGGATAGCACTCTTATATCAGTGGCAAAACGTAATATGAATGGGATAGTTCCTTTGTTTTATGATATGAAAAAAGCTAAATGTGAATTAATTACATCTGAGAATTTGTATAAAGGTCTTTCTCTTGCTTACACGGGTGGTAATATTGGTATATATAGCAATGACATATCAAAGATAAAAAATAGTGGTGCGTTGGAAGATGAAAGCAGTCGAGAAGAAGCATTAAACTGTATCAAATGGCTTTGCCTTGAGAATAATCAAACTATTGATTATGCAAAAACGCTTTATAAATCTAAACGCCCCGATAACGTTGATAAAATAATAAAGAGATATACAAAAAAGAAATTACCAGCGTTTTTTATGTATGCCAAAGACAAAGAGCAAGGACAGATTGAGGGGAGAAATAATTCGCCTGTCAATCGTATTGTAGAATTATTCCCTAAGAAAAACTTAAAATTTAATTTTACTACTGATAATATTGGGAAGTTTAATTATCAATTGCTTATGTCAAATCCAGATACAGAAATAAATGATGAAATAGTATTAAAATATAGAGAGTTAGTACGAAAATTAAAGCAGAATATAACATCATACGATAAAGATGGTAATTATGATTCGTTACTCACGGATATAAGAAATGAATTAGTTTCTTTGGGGTATGACGAAAAATACATATGTGATGTGTTGGTTAAACAACTTTTTGGTATTAGCAAGAGCATTAATAAGAGAGCCTTTTGGACTTTGTATGGGGATATTGTTTATAATAATCTTTGTAGAAATATTGATGAGAATTATATTCAATGTGAGAGATGTAAGACTAGGTTTTATGTTAAACAAAGAAATCAGACTGTGTGTGATGAATGTCTTTGTCAAGAGATTGAGAGAAAGGAAAGATTGAAGAAAAATCATAAGAAGGTCGTAAAATGTTGTGATTGTGGCGAAGAATTTGACGTAGATATTAGAAACATGAAAAAAATTAGATGTGATAATTGTCAAAGAGAATATCGTAAGCAATGGGATAGAAATAGAAAGACTAGGTAAATTCCACTTTTGATTTTTGTTTGTAAAATGTCCACAAACCTTGCATTTATGCGGTTTTGTGGACATTTTATTTTGTCTTTTTGTTAAAAAATCTAGACTTTAAGGGGGAATAACCTACAATATCCCATTATATACTATATCGCTAATGTGGATATTTGTCAATGGTTATTTTTCTATTATTTATCTAATTATGGTTTAGTAAATCTGAATTAGATATTACTCTTATTTTAAACCGAGAAAGGACATCAAAAAAATGGTCTGTGTTTCAAAAGAAGAAGCAAAGGAATTACGTAAGCTTATACCGGGGATAGAACTTAAAAAAACGGTAAGACAAAAAGCAGGAAACCGTGGTAAATATTATGCGGTGGAAGAGCCTAGAGTTCTTAATGCTATTAAGAAACTTAGAAATGAGTAATCTCATATATAAGAGATAACACAAACAATAGATATCCTATGTTATTTACATAGGGCAGTCTGGTGGCTGTAACAAAATTAAAGGAAATTTTATTATTTATGAATATAAATAAAGATTACGAAACTAATCTTGATGAAATTCTTTCATCACCTACCGAATTAACTCCTGCTACATATCAATATTATAAGAATTTAAAAAATCGCACAATTATCATTAATGACCAGATTGATTCTGATATTGTAGAACATGCAATGTTACCACTTATTGAAATGGATAATGATGGCACAGATGAACCTATTACCATTAGACTGTCTACTGTAGGCGGGTCGCTTTCCGATGGTATTACGCTTTGCGATATAATTGATAATCTTAAAACAAAGACCACTATTGTTGTACAGACTTATGCTTATTCTATGGGGGGGATTATCCTCATGGCAGGATATAATAATCCCAATGTTAAAAAAGTTTGTTATAAGCATAGTACGGCACTTTTACACGCTGGTAGCACTTATCTGGAGGGCAATTTGTCATCGGTAAAAGACCAATTTCATTTTAATCAGAAATTTGAACAGAAACTCAAAAATTATACTCTTTCTCATTCTAATATTACGGAAGAAGAATATAACGCTATGGAACGTTATGAGTGGTATATGGATTCCGATACAATGCTTGAAAAGGGCTTAGTTGACGAAATTCTGTGAGGTGGCTATGAGTAAGAAATTCTTAGACACAAATGCAATTCTTGAAAATAATGCAGATCTTACAAATGTAGTTATTAGCTCCAAGACGATTGAAGAACTTGAATCAATAAAAAGCAATCGTAATAAGTCCGATGAAACTCAATATAAGGTTCGACAGGCTGTTAAGGCAATAATGCGAGATAAACCGGAGGTAGTGGTAGTTACAGAAGATGATTATAATACACTTTCTGAAATGAAGTTAGAATGTAATAATGATAATCTGATTATCGCTACTGCAAAAAGAGCAAATCTTGAAAATGAAAATCTTGTGGTATTCGTTACGAATGACTATCTTTGTGGATTGATTGCTGAAAATTATTTTGGGTTGACAGTTGAGAAAAACGGGAAAGTATCACAGGAAGGATTATATAAGGGATACAAGATTGTGACTTCTACTGATGAAGAACTTTCACAAATTTATTCTAAAGATAATTGTGAAAATATATTTGGTTGCCTTATAAATGAGTACGTTATTGTAAATGATTCTGAGGGCAATTTTGCAGATGTACTGAAATGGACTGGAATGAATTATGCTCCGGTATATAACAAAAACTTCAAATCAAGGCAACTTGGTGTTTGCAAGCCTTTAGATACAATTCAGAGAATGGCTTTTGATAGCCTTGTAAATAATGATATTACAGTTTTATATGGGCGCTCTGGTAGTGGTAAAACAACTATCCCTTTGTCTTATATAATGCAATGTTTGGAAAGTGGTAAATATAAGAAATGTGTTATTATTTATGATTTTGAAACTTTAAAGGGTGCAAAAACACTTGGATTTACCCCCGGATTACTTAATGAGAAAATTTTGACACAGGGCGCAATAGGCAATATTTTGAGTAGTAAGTTTGGAGATATGTCTGAGGTTGAGAGATTGCTTGCTTCTGGCATAATTGAGATTATTCCGACAGCTAATATAAGAGGCTATGAAATATCTCAAGATGAAATCTGTTTTTGCACAGAAGCTCAAAATCTTGATATCTACACGCTAAAGACAATTATTCAGCGTTGCAAGGCTGGCTCTAAGATAATCTTTGAGGGCGATATTATAGAACAACACGATAGTAGTAGAGAAATTGGTTTGTTTAAGATGATTGATGTCTTCAAGGACTACAAGTGCTTTGGCTGTGTAAAGCTAAAAAATAATTATAGAAGTGAAATCGGTGAGTTAGCCGATTTGCTTTAAAATAGGTAAATTGCTATGTTTCTTAATCCAACAATAAGTGTTAATTTAGGAAATCGTAATTATAAATATTATGAAAACTTGGGATATTTTATTAAAAAGAAGAATGGATATAATAATAAACCTGTTGTTGATTTGCCTCAAACAATAGAAGTAAAAGTGGAAGATTTGCTACCATCCGCAAAAGGGAAAATAGAATTAAGATGTGATTGTTGTGGTAGAGTTTTTCAAAGATATATTGAAGAAATGACTATATGCAGAAAGAATAATCCATTTGATTATTGCCCCAAATGTGCAATTCAAAAAACTATTAACACAAAACTACAAAGATATGGTTCACTTAATCCTAATGAAATTTCTATACAAAATGGAACGAAATCGGGAAGAAAGCGTAAATATTCATTAGAACAATTAAAAAATCTGGCAGAAGATAATGGATATTTTTTAAGAGATGATTTATGTAATGTATCAGAAATACTTATAAAAAACAAATATACTTTTGAATGTAAAATTCATAACATTATTTTTGAAACTCCATTTGAATCTATATTAAATCATAAAATAAGTTGTCCTATGTGCTTTAGTAACGCCCAATCTAAATTATTTAGTAAAAGTAATATAGAACAAGCAATAGAAATTGGTAATCAAAAAGATTATTTAATTCTTACAGATAAAATTCAAAATTGTGATGATAAAATTGAATATATATGTAATAAACATAAATCGTATGGGATTCAAATAACCTCTTTATATGGTTTAACGCATTATGATAAGAATTGCCGTTTTTGCAAAATACCTACTAAAGACAAACATTGGCATTGGCAAGGTGGAATATCTACAATTAGTGATTATTTGAGGAACTCAATAAACCAATGGAAAATTGATAGTTTTAAATTTTATAATTATCGTTGTGATATTACCCATCAGAGTAATGATATTATCATTCATCATTTACATAACTTTTCTGATATTGTTAAAGAGACTTTTGATATATGCGATATTGATATTAAACCAACAGTTCAAGAGTATTCCAATGAAGAATTAGATAAGTTATCTCAAGTGTGTCTTGATTTACATTATAAATATGGTTATGGGGTATGTTTGTCTAATGATGTTCATGAACTATTTCATAAAATATATGGTGTAAAAAATAATACCATTGAACAGTATAAAGAATTTAAAGAAGATTATACAAATTCATAAAAAGTACAAAAGAAGGTGATTTCTATATAAAGACAAAGTGTATATTCACGCCCTATGTAGCAAGACGATTGCTAAAAATGGGGAACGTGATAGTAGATATAAAACCTCGTAAAGAAGATAAAGATAAAACAATCTTTGTCTTTGAAGATACTGAGAAATTACAGGCTGATTTAGCAATAGCTATTCAGCATTATCATGAAGAAAGTACATAGAAAGGACAAATTATTATGGCTAAGACAGTTAAAAAGGTAAGTTTTTCAAAGGGTCTTATTTCTCGTGAGGGAAGTGAGCTTATGATTACTGAAATTGGCAAGGACGAAACTAAGACTTATAATCTCAATAAGGTTATTGATGAGTTTATAGGTCAGGAGGGTGTTAGCCTTACTATCAGCATTGATGATGATATTCCTGCTGAGGAAGACGACTAAAGGTCGGTGTGCATGACAAAGTACAAGAGACTGGATGGGGAAGATTTTGATACATATGCTTTAAGATTATATGAGAATAAAATTGAATATGACCTAACTAGTAGAGACATTTCACTTTTACTTAATCAGGAAAGCGATATTCAAAAATCAGAATCGGCATGGAGAAAGCATTATGCTTGTATGAGAAAGGGTATTGAATACCAACGTAATTTAGACAACGTTGGCATTGCAACTAGAATATTATGTATCTCTGATTGTCACGTTCCTTATCAGCTTACTATTGATACGTTAGAGAAGTATAAAAACAAGGTTGATATTCTTCATCTGAATGGAGATATTGGTGATTGTCAAGGTATTTCAAGTTTCCCTAAGGTCTATCGAAAGTCCCCTATGGAAGAAATTATTGAAACTCGTCAATATATTATTAATTTAATTGAATATATAAAGCCTAAAAAAGTTGTAATCAACTTTGGCAATCATGAAATCAGATTCCAAAATTATTTTGCTAAAAATCTTGATACTGATATTCTTGAACTAATGCCACAGACAGCATTGGAGTTAATTTGTGTAGATGGTTTTAAGCATTATAATAAGCGTGAAAGAACCAAGGTAGAATATAAACCTTTAGTGGAAGTTTTTGACGATGTTGAAATTGAATATACAGGAAATTGGTTTAATCAGATTGGTGATTGTATATTTGCGCACCCAAAGGCGTTCTCATCAGGGATATTAAAGACTGCTGAAAAGGCAATGCTTTGGTTTAGAAATGAGGGTTATAATTTCAAAACTCTTGTTTTAGCTCATACACATCGCAGTGGTATGTATAGTGTAGGTAATACCACTATTTATGAACAAGGTGCTTTTTGTGATACAAAAGCAAATAATTATTCTGATGGACAATTATATAACAGTCAAAAGGAAGGCTTTATATATTTGTGTCAGGATAGTCAAGGCAATACAATAAGAGAAAAGACAAATCTTATTGTGTTAAATTAGAACTCTAATAAAAACAACAACAAAAGAAAACAAAGAAAGAGGTAAATTATTATGGTAAAGAAGAATTTTATTGATGTTATTCAGACTAAGGTAAACGAGGTAACTGGCGAGGAGTATTCCAAGAGAGTATGTGGTGATATGCTTGACGCTGTAACTTCGGCTATTGCAGAGGTTCTTACTTCTGGTGATACTATCAGAATTGATGGTCTTGGTACATTTAGTACTCGTTTTCAGGCAGGTCGTGAGGGTGTTTCTGCTTTCAATGGTGAGAAGTGGAAGACCGCAGACACACTTGTTCCGGCATTTAAGTTTAGTGGCTCTCTGAAGGATTCCGTTGCTGAGACTTATGACCCCAAGAAGCATAAGACTACCAAGTAATTTGAATATAAGAATTTTATATACAAGAACATAAAACAAAATTAAAAAAAGAAACAAGATAAAGTACATAAGGAGAATTTTATGCTCGTAGAAAAGATGACTGAATACGATGTGTTTACTGAAGCATTGAGTAACAGTAAGAATGATACTTCGATTATTGTGCCTCGCACAAAGGTAATAGATTTTTTGAAGATATGTGTTACTAATTGTATAGGTGACAAGTATAAGTTTATCGAAATTGATATAGACGATGAGGACTGGTGTGATTATGTAATATCGTTTGTAGATATTGATGGTGTTACTGATGTTTTCATTGAGCCTATGGTGAACAGAGATAAGAAAGTTTATTTTGATACTGAATGTGATATCTCTTATGTTGATGTTGAATGTGATAATGATATTTTTGCACATTTGACTACATTTAAGGAAATGCACATCTTTGATACTAGGTGTTAAAGAAAAATAGATTAGGGTAAAATCTATAAAATTAAGAATATCTCTTGTCTGTACAGATAATTGATAGATGTGGGGTCAGGCAGTGCAATAGTGCTGTCTGACTATATCACAGCCTTACAGGAAGTTAACCAGCCTTAATGAACGAAATGGGGAAGACGTTTATGGTTACGTCTATAAATAATATTCCAACTTTTATGTTATTAGCGTACATATCAGCAAAATAGCCACATTTATAATGTGTTGCGGGTGGGTTTGGTTTATGGGTATCCAGATGATATGATAAAACCTTTTATATGGGGCGTTCTTGCAGTAGACCTTTTAGGTGTGAGTGCAAATCTCATGGTGTCCCACCGACAATGGGTATGGTTTCCGATGTTGTAGCCCCAATAAAAACAACTCGGCACACGTTTGTGCTGGGCGTGTGAAATTCATAAATTGCTAATTTTGCATAAAACTCCTTTCGCATCCTCCGTAACAGATGAGTGCCGTTCTATGGGTATAGGGCGGTGCTTATTTGTTATATTGATTATACCTTATCGGGTATGATTTTTAGATAAATATGATTATTTATACCTTAAAGGGTATAGTTGATAAGCTGATATAGCTCAATTGGTAGAGTTTCTGTTTTGTACTCAGAATGTTGTGGGTTCGATTCCTACTATCAGCTCCAAGTCCTTAAAAGGATTACTTGCTAGTCGAGGTCAGATTTATTCTGATAGCTCATCTACCATGTGTAGAAAGAGATTCTGGTATTTTTATTAAAATATCTGTTCAAAAACATATTGCAGATGTTCAACATGGATAATTTATGGATTATCTGTTTTGTTTTGTATGCAATGACTTTTATTTTATAAATATTTATAAGTTGTTATTTAATGTGGGGTGATTATTCATCTCAAAAAATGATTTTATTTTTCATTTTTAATTCCTTTTCGGAATGGCTATGGCCGTAGTCATTCCACATTAGATAACAATAAAAAATGTTATCGGCAAATAACAAAGATAAATATTGAGTGTTCACTACTCAGTGTGAAGAAAGGATTAAAATTATGGAAAATGAGATTATTGTTAAAGGAACTCAAAACTTTATGGGAATAGAAATCCCTATTGTTGAGGGTGGTTTTGGAGAAAACAAGAAATGTATTTTGGTTAATACTGTGGCTGAAATACACAGTGCAAGAATTGATAAAATCAATGAAATGATAAGCAATAATATTGATGAGTTTGAAACTGGAGTCGATATTATTGATTTGATGGCTAATGACGACTCCTTAAACCTTGCGAAGAAATATAAATTAATAACTAATAATAGACAAAGGCATTGTTATGTTTTGTCCAAAAATGGATATCTAAAATATTATAATTTAATAAGAAATAAAAACGAAAAAAATTTATAATATAATTATAAACAATTATTTTGATGACAATCACAATAATATCATATCTTTTGTGCAAAATAAAGAAATTAAGTTTAGAAATCAATTGGCTGCCATATTTGACAAATTTAAAATTAGATATGCTTTTCAATATCAAGTGTTGAAATATAGAATAGATATTTATTTACTAGATTATAATATTGCAATTGAGTATGATGAAAATAATCATAAATACTATACATATGAAAAGCAAGAATTACGTGAAGAAAATATTAAGGAAAAATTAAATTGTAAATTTATAAGGGTGACAGATGAATATTCTATTGATGAAGCAATTGCAATTGTTTTAAGTGAGTTGTTTATTATCAAAGGATAAGACTTTCCCTAAGACTTTAATTACTGGCAAGGGTCAGATTGCTCTAGTGGAAAGATTAAGAAATGAATTTGGCGTGGAAGATTAAAAATTAAAATTATAAACCCGTTATACATAAATGGATATAACGGCTCACAGTTTAGTTTGCTCTATAAAATATAAATAAAGGAAGTGACATAGTGGCAAGAACAACTGTCTACAATCATATAACAACTGAGGAAAAGATAGCAGAAATTAACGAAAATAATACTTGGCTTATAAATGAATTTCTAGAGTATCTTGCCTCTATTGACCGTGCGCCTCAAACTTTAAGGTCATACAAGAGTGATTTACATATATTTTTTGTATGGAATATTGACTTTAACAATAACAAAGATTTTGTAAAATTAACAAAACGAGAAATAGCAAAATTTCAGAATTATGCTATAAATGAATGGCATTGGTCTCCTCGTCGTGTGAGACGTGTAAAATCAACTCTTAGCTCAATGAGTTTATTCATTGAGAATATTCTTGATGATGAAGAGGGATATGAGAATTTCAGACCTATAATAAAAAAGATTGAGTCCCCCGTGAATGAAGCAGTTAGAGAAAAGACTATCTTTTCTGATGAACAAGTTGAACTTTTGATGGATACTCTTGTTGAACGTAAGGAATATGAAAAAGCTTGTGCGGTTGCAATAGCAGCATATTCGGGCATGAGAAAAGCTGAAATTTTGCAAATGAAGATGGAATATTTTAATGATGACCATTTAGTATTTGATTGTTTGTATAAAACTGATAAAATTAGAGCAAAGGGCAGAGGACAACTAGGCAAGCAAATTAACAAATATGTTATGAAAAAGGTAGATAAATATTTAGACCTTTGGAAAGCAGAACGTGAAAAACTTGGTATTAATTCTGAATGGGTGTTTGTCAGAAGATGCAATGGAGATTTCGCTAGAAGAGAAACTCTTGATAATTGGACTGATGAATTTTCAGAAATTGTTGGAGAAGATTTTTATTTTCACTCTTTACGACATTATGTATGTACAAGTCTTTTGGGAGATTATAATTTGCCAAGTGAAGTAGTCAGAGAGTTCTTTTCTTGGAACAGTATCGAAATGACCAAAATCTACTACGATCGGTCAACGGTTGATGATTTTGGAAAATACTTTACAGCTGATGGCATTGTAAAGCAAGAGGATAGTAAAGGTTTCTCTGATATAAAATAATTGTAATTTATGTAAAATGATAGAGAGAGGACATAAAAAATGAACAATAACAACAATAATAATTTCAACTTCACAAACCCGGAAACTCATCTTATAGACCGCCTTGGTTGTGTAGGACTGATATTTATATCATTCCTTAGCATAGCAGTGACAATTTTCTCTCCTGTAATAGCTTTTGGTATATCATATTTTATTGGCTGGATAATGTCGCTTTGTATAGGTGGCGTGGTGGCAAATGGACTGAATATGATATTTGCAACTGATAGATTTACACCAGAGGTTATTCCGCTATTCTGTGGAACTATGGGATTGATTGGTAGTTTCTTTAGAAAGAGTAATGGAACAATTACAAATGAGATTAATGAAACAAAGAAAAAGCTCAATAGCAAAGTTAGCGAAGATTAAAAATACAATAAAAAATAATCAAATAAAATTAAGCCTTACTGTAATGGTAGGGCTTTATATATGTCTTGATTGGCTGCATGAGGTTGATTGAGAGATGATACAAAGACTTACAGAGTTGCAAACTGTAAGAAAAGCAATGATAGGATCTTCTCCCCTGTCATTGCTTTTCTTTGTGTTTAAATAAAAGATTTAGGAGAAGGTGTAGAATGGAGAAGAAAATATGGGCAGAAAAGTAACACAAGAAGAATTTGTAGAAAAATTAAAAAAGAAAAATCCTAATTTAATTGTAATTGGGCAATATATAAACATGAAGAATAGTATAAGGGTTAAATGCTTAAAATGTGCTTATGAAATGGATATTAATGCTGGCAATTTATTAAGTAAATATCAAACCAAATTATGTCCTAATTGTTCTAATGGAAGAAGAAAAATAAAAACAAAAGAAGAGTATATTGATGTTTTAAATTCAATTACAAATTTTACAATAAAAATAATTGGTGATTTTAATGGATTAAATATTAAATCTAGACATAAATGTAATGTTTGTGGATATGAGTGGGAAACATTGCCTAGACATTTGATTGAAAAGAAAAAACATTCTGGATGCCCCGTTTGTTCTAATAATATACAGAAAACAACTTTGCAATATAAGAAAGACCTACAAAAAATTAATTCTAATATTATAGTTGTAGGGGAATACATAAATAACAAAACTAAAATTGAACATAAGTGTAAGATTTGTAAAAATGTTTGGTTTTCAACACCGCATAATATTTTGAATGGTAAAACTGGTTGCCCATTTTGTAATTTTTCACATGGTGAACAAATAATTAATAATTATTTAAAAAACAATAAAATACCTTTTATTCCACAATATAAGTTTGAAAATTGCAAAAATATAAAACCTTTACCTTTTGATTTCTACTTGCCAGATTATAATATTTGTATAGAATTTGACGGGATTGGGCATTTTGAAAAAGTTTCATGGAATGGATGTGATGATAAACAAGCTAATATAGTATTTCAAAATACAGTAAAAAACGATGCAATAAAAACAAATTATTGTAAACAGAACGGTATTAAACTTATTCGTATTCCTTATTGGAATTTGAATAACATTGAAAGTATTTTAGATAAAGAATTGGAGGTGAATTGATTATGCCAAGAAAAATTAATGAAAAAGGAAGCAGACCTATTAAAAATAAATCTGGTATTGTTACACATCAGGAAGAAACCGTATTAAAAACAATAAAACCTGTTGAACCAGTTGCTGAAGATTATTATAAATGCTGCACTTGTGGTAAAAAATACACCAAACAGTCGGGTAATTTTTCTTATAGTCAATCACCTTTATATAAAGGGAACAATTCATTTCTGCCAATTTGCAATCATTGTCTTGAAAATTTAGTAGAACAATATACAGAAATACTTGGTAGCCAGAATGAGGCAATTAAACGTATTTGTTTACATTGGGATATGTATTTCAATGAGACAATTCTTAATTCTACAAAAAAAATTGATGCAAATAGAAGTAGAATTAAGAATTATGTGAGAAATTGTAATCTTAATCAAAACAATGGGAAAACATATGATACATACCTGCAAGAAATGAACAAGGGCATCATTCAAAATGTAGACCAGATAGATGAAATGAAAGCCGAAGGTCAAACAAATATTACAAAGGTAATGTTTGAACGTTGGGGACAAGTATCAAGTGAGGATATTGTTGCTCTCGAAGAACATTATAAAATGCTTAAAAAACAAAACCCCAATTGTGATAATAATCAAGAAATATTTATCAAAGATTTATGTTACACTAAATTACTTCAGCTTAAAGCATTTAAAGATGGCAATAGTACTGATTTTGAAAAATATACAAAACTTTATCGTGATACATTTAAACAGGCAGGATTAAAAACTGTGCAAGAAACAGATGCAAGTGGTGATGAAACCCTTGGTGTAACTCTTGCTGTAATTTCTCAATATACACCAGAAGAATATTATAAAGACAAGAAATTATATAAAGATTTTGATGGTATAGGAGAATATTTCCAAAGATTTGTATTGAGACCTTTAAAAAATTTAGTCTTGGGCACAACTGAACGTGATAAAGAATATTGTGTCAAGGACGGTGATAATGATGGCGAGTAAATATGCTGACGATAATCAAAAAGTTTTATATAAAAAATTTCCGAGTACTCATTATTTAAGTAATCCTAAAAATGTTGACAATTTATATTTATGGTCAACATTCTTTAGAAGAAATTTGCATAGAGTGGCTATTGATTATTTAGGATTAAAATTGCATTTATACCAAGTAATAATTTTGTATTTTATGGGTATAAGTCAATTTATTGCCATAATAGCCAGTCGTTCTGCTGCTAAATCATTTATTATAGCAGTTTATGCTTGTTGCACTTGTATTGTTAAACCTTATTCAAAAATAGTATTGGCTTCAGGAACAAAAGGACAAGCCAAACTTATAGTTACTGAGAAAATTAAAAATGAACTAATGAATATGTCCCCTACATTACGGAGAGAAATAGCAACGATTAAAGATAATCAAAATGAAGTAATTATTGTTTTTCGTAATGGTAGTACAATAACTGTTGTTTGCGCCGGGGAAAGTGGTCGCGGGCATAGGTCAACAAGTTTGCTCAGAGAAGAATATAGGCAAATTGAAAAAGAAGTTGATGATAGTATCTTATCGCCTTTTCAGATTATTAGACCTGCACCTTATGCCATAATTGAACCCTATAAAGATATGAAAGATGTCCAAGATGAGCCAGTAGATATTTATATTTCTTCTAGCTGGTTTGATAATGGGCATTGGATGTGGGATATTGCAGATACAGCTTTAAATAATATGCTTAATGAGCAAGGTGGTTGCTTATTTGCTTTTGATGAAAGCATTACCTTAAAACATAATATTAAAACTATAAAACAGCTTAAACGTGAAAAAGCTAAGCAGGACAGTTTGACATGGAGAATAGAGTTTTTAAATGAAAGAGTAAAAGAAAACACTTCTGCTTTTTTTACATATTCAATGTTTAAAGATAATATGAGATGTAAAAAACCGTTTTATCCAAGAGTGATGTCCGATGTATTGTCACATAAGAAAAATCCTTATAGCATTCCTAAACAAACGGGAGAAATCCGAATCATAGCTTGTGATATGGCTTTCGTAACAAATAAAAAGAATGATAATTCTATTTTTTCATGTATTAGACTATTACCTGAAAGTATGACTTATCAAACAGGAGATAACGGAGAAAAAGAATTAAAGCGGGGTTATCGGAAAGTTGTTTGCTATCTTGAATCTATTCAAGGGGGGGATGGTAATAAGCAAGCCCTTAGAATTAAACAATTATTTGAAGATTTTGAAGCAGACTATTGTGTTCTTGACACAAGAAATGGTGGTATTCTTGTATATGATTTATTAGCTCGTGTTATGTATGATGAAGAGCGAGACAAAGAATATCAAGCTTGGAAATGTATGAATGATGATAATATAGCAAATAGAGTTAAAGTAGATGGTGCGTTACCAATATTATATGCTGTTGTTGCTTCTCAAAAATTAAACAGTGATATTGCTATGGAATTTAAAAATACGTTAGAAAATAAAATGATTGATATTTTAGTTCCTTTGCAAGAAGCCCAAGAAGGTATGTTAAATGCAATATCTGATTATACAACTGCCATATCAGCAGACACACAACTATTCTATGAACGACCATATTTGGAAACTCAGCAATTAGTTAAAGAATGTATTGAGCTTGTATATGAAAAGAGAGACCAAACAGGTATAATTGTAATAAGTGAGCAAGGCAATAACCGAAAAGATAGATACACAAGTGTATCATACGGTGTGCATTTTGCTTGCTTGCTTGAACAGGATTTATTATCAGATAGCTCTGATTATGATTATGGCACATTTATTAATTAAATAAAATTATAAGTAGAAAGGGGCGAAATTATGAATGACACAGAGAAGAAGGAGCAATCTTATGAATTTAATTCTCAATGGAGCAATATAGTATATGCCAATATAAATTTTGATTTGTTTTCTAATTATACACCAGAGCAAATTAAATCAATATTATCTAACCCGATAGTTAAAAACAAACAAATTCGAGACTTAAGCAGAAAAGTATATAATACTAATCCCATTGTATCAAACGCCGTTGACTATATAGTTTCTTTGCCTAGCCTTTCTCATATTCTTACATCAACTGGCAAGAGCAAGAAAAAGGTTAAGGATAATAAACAAAAAGTTGAAAATGTCCTTGACTATATTAATGATAAGGGAATAATACGAGATTTTTTATTTAGAGATTGTTTAGATGGTGCTTGTTATTATTATTTTGATATTCAGAGACAAGGGGTAGATAATACAAAATTTGTCTCTGACTATGAAATGACGGGGCTTATGGAACTGAATAATTTAGATGTTTCTGTGGCAATGATACCACTACCTGTTGATTATGTAAAAATAAGAGGTTACAAAAACAATCGACCTGTAATTGCGTTTGACCTTGATTATTTTAATCAATTTACAGAAGAAAAGAAAATAAATAAACTTAAATGTTATCCTTATGACATTCGTAACGGATATGAAAAGTGGAAGAACAATGAAACATCGGGCAGTTGGCTTGTGTTAGATAATAACAAAACAGTTGTTCATAAGATAAAAAGTGATAGACGTGAACCCTATGGCAGACCAATTACAATTTCTGCTCTTATAGATATTTTTTATAACGATTATTTAATCACTACAAAAAGAAGTGTATTAGGTGAAGTAAATAATAAAATAATTTATCAAACTTTGCCTGAAGGCGAAAAAGGAAGATGCAGTTTAACCAGAACGCAACAAGAAGAACAGCATAAGACGGTAAAAAGTGCGGTTATGACAAAAAATAATCGTGGAGGAACATCGTTCTTTACTGTTGCTGCGGGGACAAAGATTGATTCTATTGATACAAGCGTAGATATCCTAAACGAAGAAATTGAGCCTAAACTTAATTCAAATATTGCTATGGGACTAGGTTTTGCGTTGGGCCTTCTTGACGGTGAAAGTGGTAACTATTCATCTCAACAACTTAGTCTTGAACTATTATTTAGTAAGGTTTATACTTGGGTTACAGAAATTGCAGCCGAATTATCCTATGTGATAAACAAAAATGTTGTAAGAGATAAAAATAACGAAATACAGATTTATTATCTTCCGACAAGTCTTGTTAATAGAGATAAATTTGTTGCTCTGAATAAAGAACTCTATATGTCTGGTAGTGGTAGTAAATCTACATGGATCACTTCTGTTGGTTGGGATTTGGACGCATATTTATCTCTTATGGATATGGAAAAATCAGAAAAATGGGACGATAAATACACACCCCATCCGACGTCTTATAATTCTTCGGGTGATGATAATTTAAGCGAAGAAGATAAGGGTGGTAGACCTAGCGTAGAAAATGCAACAAATGATAGTACATTAGCCACTCAGGGGAATAACACCAATAATCAGCCAAAGCCGAGTACAAGTTGATATGGAAAGGTGGTGATATAGGTGAAATTATTTGAAATTAATAATAAGCAAGATAAAAAAACAGGATATAAAAGATTTAAACTTATTCTTGCTGAGATTTATGACAAATCTTGTATTGTTAATGAAACAGGCACAGAATACAACGACAATGGTATTACTTGGATAGATGAGTATGTTAAAAAAGTAAAAGATACTCTTATTGGTTCAAGTGTAACCGTTGAATTTGTAGACGATAGTAAAACGGATATTCTTGGTCATGGTGAGACAGGTCAGTATAAAGATGGTGTTCCATTGTTAAGCAATGCTACCACAATAGGTCATTTTGACAAAGCGTACATTGATGAAATTGCTAATGAAAATAATGAAACAAAAAAGGTCTTTGTGGGTGAAGGAACATTAGATTATATGAGATATTCTGATTGTATTGACCTTTTATCTGAAAAGCTATCTAACAATGAAACAATTTATGGTAGTGTTGAAATAGTAAGAACCGAGCATAACCCAGCAATAGTTTATTTATACGGATATAAAGATTTCGGAAGAATACCTATTGAATTTGAATTTTCTGGATATGCTCTTCTTGGCTGTGGTGTTCAGCCATCTGACCACACAGCTTCACTACTTGAATTGAATAATAAAAAAAATGATATTAAGGAGGAATCTATAACAATGGATGAAAAGACACTTGGTATGATTACAGATTCCATTAAGGCTACTATTTCCGAGTGTAATAGTAAGACTGAGGAATTTGAATCAAAAATTACTGAGCTTAATTCTGCTCTTGAAGAAAAGATTGAGGAGATTAACTCTTTGACAGAGAAGGTTTCTGCGCTTGAAACTGCACTTGAAACAGCCAAGGCAGACACCGAGAGTGTTTCTGCTGAGAAGAATACCCTTATTGAGGAACTTAATTCTGTTAAGTCTGAACAGAAAAAGGCTGAATTGAACACTGCTCTTGCAGAATTTACAGACGAGCAGAAAAATTATGCAAAGGCTGAGATTGAAGCATTTAATGCTGACCCTATTAAGTCTGAAATCAATTCTGTCACTTCTAAGATTTATGAGGGTATTGGTAAAGCTACTATTGCTTCTGAGGCTGAAAAGGCAAAGGTTCTTGCAGAACAGAACTCTAAGAAGATTGATATTTTTGCTGATGTAGATGATACTTCTATAAATAGCAATGATGATGGTTCTATTTATTAATTTAGAAAGGTGGATTTTGTAAATGATTAAGGTATATGAAATTTCTCAGATTGAGAAGACTGGTGTCGGTGATGGTACAGTTAGGGCTGCTGCTGGTGGTACAAAGAATTTCTTCCTCGGTACTGTTACTGATGGCGTAGTGGTTTCTGCTCCTACTACTGGTCTTGGTATTAAGCTTATTGCAAACTATGGCAGAGGCGATGATATTTATAAGAATTTTGTAACTCCCGCTGGCGAACTTGTTACAGCTTGGGATGTATCTGCTTGGAAGGGTAAGTGCCTTCAGGTTTCTCCTGATAGTATTACATACGGTTCTTCCGAGACTTATTCTTCTATTACTGCTGGCACAACTCTTATGGATGCTGGTGCTGACGGCAATCTTCATATTATGACTTCTGACTCAGGTATTTCTGATGGTGGAGTATATTTTAAAGTTGTAAAGAAGATCGATTTTGACGGCAATGGTGTTCTGGTTGAAGTTATTGTGAAGTAAATTAACAAGAAAGGACGAAAAATAATTATGGATATGACTTTTGAAATGAATAATGTAAGACGAGATTCTGATATTGCTCTTACAAATGAAATTAAGCATTCTTCCCCTATCGTAGAGATTTTCTCTGCACTTACTGATGGTAAGGATACGTCTAAGTACGGTAAGAAGACAGATGCAGTTGTAAATAAAATTAAGGAACTGGGCGAGGGTATTGCTAATGGCGATGCGAAGTCTCTTGCTGAGCTTAATACTATCAGAAAGTATTCTGTTGAACCTTTCCTTACTGCCGAGATACAGAACCTGAGTATTTTTGGCGACTTTGAATCTCTGGGCTATGATGAGTCTATCGAGATAGATTCTTGGAAGCTTATTGGCGATAAGTCTCGTGAACAGGCTCTTAATGCTGATGTAATTTTCCCTGCTATTAAGGCTGAGAAGTACACCATTGGTACAAAGACCATTTCTGGCGGTTGGGCTACTGATTATCGTAGACTTATGCTTGGTGATATGTCTAAGGAGAATGAAGGTAAGAATCAGGTTAGAATTGACATTATCAATAAGATGAAGAAGGAAATTGTAACTAACGCTTATAATGCTGTTAAGAATGCAACTCCTGTAAAGTATTTCTTTGAGGGTGCGGGTCTTACTAAGATTGGTGTCGACGATGTTCTCAAGAAGGTAAGAAGACTTGGCACTGGCGCAACTGTTATTGGTGATTATGCGCTTCTTCAGCAGTTTACTCCTTGGGCTGGTTTTAATTCTGAGGTTGCCTATAATGGTAGCAGATACGGCTATATTCAGGGCATTTCTGCTGATGACCTTAGAGACATTCGCACAAAGGGTATTCTTGGCGTTTATAACGGTGCAATTCTTGCAGAGATGACTAATCCTTATGATTATTCTAACCTCAATGCTACTGGTGACAACTTTAGCACCATGCTTGATGCAGGTCTTGCTATTGTTGTTCCTACTGGTGGGCAGTTTGGCTCTCCCATTAAGTCTTGGACAAGAGGTGGTTTGACTACATTTAGCGGTAATGATGTTACCACTGGTCATGTTCTGTCTAGATTTGATGTAGAGTTTGCTACTACGGTAGTTCGTGGCAGAGAATTCCAGCTCGGTATGCTTTCTGACACAAATCTTTAATTTTAATTAAGTGGTAATGATTATGGGTTACTGATTTAGTAACCCATAATTAAAGCACATGAAAGGATATATTGACAATATGGCTAAAAGAGAGAACACAATAAAGATTATTGAAAATACAATTCCTGAAGATGATACAGTTATTGAAACTACAAACGATGCTATTACAGATGAAAATGTATCTGATGTTCAAGAAGAAATCAAACCATTAAACATGGAAGAAAAGATAACACTTAAAAATCTTGCTAACTGGATGGTTGGGTTTAATAAACTTGAAACCAATGGAGAGGTAAATATCAAAGCGGGTGGTTCGATAAGATTATCTCGTGCAGAAGTAATTTCACAGTTTGAAAATGGAAATAAACTTCTTCGTGGTAATGGAAACGGCGACCATGCAACTATTTTTATAGATGATAAACTCACAAGGGATTATCTTGATATTACATCTGAACTTATTGATAAGAATAAGGTTGAAAAGATTTTTGCGATTAAAGAACTTGACGACTTTAAGAAGGAAGTTACTAGAACTTTTACTACACAGGCAGAAAAGGTTCTTCTGATTAAACTCATTAGAGAATGTGGTTTTAATGACTTTAATAAAATCAGAGAATGTGAAGCCGTTTGTGGTATGACTGTATAAAAGAAAGGATGTGGTGAGAATAGCAAGCACTACATATATAGATGTGGTTAATGTTTTTGAAGCCACATTTCAAGAAAAATCTCAACTTAATTCAGACCTTGTATTTCAATGGTTTAGTATGGCAGTAGAAGAATTTTCAAGGGAAATAGAACCTCTTGTATTTGATAAAGATACTGATTCATTTTTGTATTATGATAAAAATGAAAATCTTATTCCGCTTCCTTATTTATACATACAAATACTTGGTTATACAATAAAGCGTTATTATTGTGAACGTCAGTATGACCGGATCATAAAACGGACTAATATTATTGGCAAGGATTTAACTCTCAATAATACAAGTGCTGATAAGGCACACGCAAAAGAAGAATTGGATTATGTTGATACAAAAATAGCAGAATTTTATGATAAATTACTACCTACAGCCTATAATTGAGGTGAGTTTATGAGTACAGAATGGTATTTAATTAATTCGCCACATTATACCGAGGGAACAGAAAAAAATGATTTCCGATTTAACGCTGATTTAGGTATAGATGATTTTTTGATAGATTCGCCCTTATCAAATAAAATTCTTCTTTGTAAAGGGAAGTTTGATAAAGGAACAAATTCGTTTGAAGAAGAATTTGAAATCGATGGTATTATACAAGGCAATTCTCCTGAAACTCAAACGAAAGGTTGGCAACGCCAATTATTAACTCGTTTAAAAACAATTTCGGATTACAAATATGTTAAAGTATATGACAAAGATTATGATAGATGGAATATTTGGCTCATAATGACTATGCCTACTAATAACAAGATGTATGAAAAAGTAGTTTTGTATTTATGTAATTATATTGCTAAATGGCAAGATGATGATGGTAATATAATTTATCAGCCATTCCACGTTGAAAATGCTTCGCAATATAATACCGGAGAAGAGGGAAATAAAATTCTTACATTGGGCTATAATCAGCTTTTGGTATATACATCTTTAGATAATGAGACAATTTATCTTGACCGTACCAAACGAATGTTTATTGATTATAATAACGTAAATCCGATACCGTATAGAATTACAAGAATTGATACTGTTAGTGAATCTTATGCTGAAAGTCGAGTATTATGTTTGATATTTAGCGAGGATGTTTATAATCCCGATACAGATAATATTGAAGAATGGCTTTGTGATTATATTGAACCTGTTTCACCAAATAATATTGAAATTACTTATGTAGGTAATCCCAGTATCAGAGTGGGTGGTTCTTATAAAACATTTACTGCAAATACACTAACACCTGTTACATGGAATATTGTTGCTACACCTGATGTACAGAGTTGTATTACTTTAACTCTGGTAACTAGTGACAATAAATGCAAGATAAAATGTTCTCAAAATGAGAATGCTATTGGTAAAAGTTTTGTTCTTAAATGTGATGATGGGGCGGGAAACACAGGCGAAATAACAGTTAATATTGTAGGAGGTGTATGATGGGAAAGAATGATAATTTAATAGAGGATTATCGAAATCTTGTAACGAATACTTTGCTTACTAATCCTACTATTGTAGAAGTCCTTAGTGATGGCAAATATAGTTTGGAAGAAGCAGATGAGTTAATGTGGACACATATTTTCCCTAATCAGTATATACCTGATACAATAACTGAAACAGGGTCGTTTATTTTGTATGATTTATCTGATGCTGTTATATCGCGAGTTAATAAAACTTATATAGAGGTAACTTTATATTTTTGGGTATTAACTCATTATAAAATGCCAAAATACAATAATAAATTACGAAACGATATTCTTGTAAGAGAATTGAGAAAAGATTTCGGTGAAAAAGATTGTTTTGGTATCGCCAAGGCTCATTATGTTTCTAACAGTATATTTAATTCGGGGACTAATAAATATACTGGCAGGCTGATTACGTTTCGTGTAACGGATTGGTCGGATAGAATAAGATATAAGGATTAAATAATGGCGAAATTTAATCTTCTTAATAAAAAACAGTATAAATTCAATGATTTGATAACTGTAAATATTCCAATGGTTGGCGATGTTTGGGGTGAAGACAGAGATATTGCTATTGAAAAAGGATATCTTCAAACGGCTTCGTTATTTATTCAAACACCTACTGATTTAATGTTGGAATTAAAAGAGATTGGAATTTACTGGACAGATGTTACAGAATATGAAGTATTTGTGATGTTTTTGCTATCGTTATTGTCTGAAATACAGCAAGGTAAAGAAAGTGGTAAAATTATTCACCGTTGGAAATTAGTATTTCCCACACTTGATTGTTCTGACATATGGGCAAAAAGCAATGATGATAATAAGAATGTAATATTTGTAAATAGTAAAGACCAAATAATTTTTAATAAAGCTATTTATGAACAGTTATCAGATTTATTGTGCTGTATTTTACATGCTGAAAAAAATCGTGAATATAGAAAAGTCCCTGAAAAAGAAACACGAGATTATATTTTGGACAGGGCTAAGAAAAAGCGTGAACGTGAGAAGGCTCGACTCCAAAATAAACAAGATAGTAAATCGTCATCTGCTTTAGATGGCGTTATTTTATTTCTTGTTAATAACTGTAATTTCAAATATAATTTTGAAACGGTTAAAAATATCACTTTATATGATTTATATGCTTCATACAAGCAGATAAATAAAAACGCTGAAATCGACAATATCATGTCCGGATATTATTTCGGTACAGTTGATTTGAAGAAAATAGGCGATAGTAAATTACAAAGAATTATTATATGAAAGGATTGAATAATTATGGCTAATGCTGCGATTGCAATGCTTGAGGGCTGGACGATTACGTCCGTAGAGACTATTGAGAATTATTCTCGTACTGATGATACCTGCCTTAATATTCTTGATGAGATTAAGAATATTACTCTTTCTAACTCCGAGGATAGTGCTGATGTAACTGGTAAGAACGATACTGTGCTGTTTACTATTAAGAAGAATAAGGCTGTTGAGGGTTCTGGTTCTTCCGGTTATATTTCTGGCTCTCTGCTTTCTCTCCAAACTGGTTCTGACCCTGTATCTGGTAAGATTAAGTTCAGAAAGAGAGAGGTTATTTCTTTTGAGGACAACGCTACTGAAGTAGTTACTGCTGAAACCGCTGTTGGTACTGCTGGCTCTGAACTTCTGAATGTACTTATTACTATTGATGGTACGACTACTAAGTATGAGCAGGCTTCTTCTGAGGATGCTTCTCATGTGGCTTATACTTCCGGTACTAAGAAGATTACGCTCCCTACTGGCATTACTAATGCAGGTACTATCGAAGTAGTTTATGAATATGAGAAGGACGGTGCTTCCGTAGGCAACTCTGCTGATACATATGGTAAGACCACTCATACCTTTATTAATTGCCTTGGCAAGAACACCTGTGATGAGACTTACTTCATTCAGATTGAAATTTATCGTTGTGACTGGAATGCTAACTTTGATTTTGATATGGGTGGCGATGGTGTTGAGCATCCTTTCCAGTTCAAGAGCCTTGTTGACAAGTGTGGAGTGGGAAACTCCAAGTTCTGGGACTTCAAGGTTTACAAGACTGCTTAATAAAGGAATAAATAAGTATGGAAATAATCAGGCATTGTTTGGTCTGTGGAAAGGAATTTAAGGCTTGCAATACCTGCCAGCAAAATATACCCGAAACCTTACAATGGCGTAGGGTAGTTTGCTGTCCAGCTCATTTTGCTTATCATATACCTATTATTATGTATCATAATGGCGAGTATAATAAAGATAAAGCCAGAACAGAATTACAGAATGCAATAGATGCTTATGGTAATATTGAATATTGTGATAATGTTAAGGCTATTGTTGATGAGATATTTGCTGATGATATAAAACTTGAATCTGAAACTGATGTAGACAACATTAAAATTTCAGAAACTAATATTGTCAATGATAATGTAAATGAGATTGTTCAAGACAAGCTTAATCCAAAGACCAAAAAGAATAGAACAAAGTTTATAAAAGAATAAAATTATAGGGAGATGACCATTAAGGCAACCGTCAAATGTGGTTGTCTCCCTATTTTTTATAATTTGATAAAGGATAGTTAAATGAAGAAATCAAAATATAATGTTGATTTATCTGAAAAGGGAAAGAAAAAACGTACATATAAAGGTATAACTTTTGATAGTGAAACGGAAATGAAATTCCTTATTGAATGGATTGAGCCTAAAATTGATATAGGCGAAATCGTTTCATATGAAATGCAAGTTCCTTATATTTTGCAAGAAGGGTTTGTGAATTTTGAAGGTAAAAAGATATTACCTATAAAATATGTAGCTGATTATGTTATTTCTTTCGCAGATAATAGACAGATTGTTGTAGATGTCAAGGGATTACCCGATACAACTGCAAAATTGAAGAGAAAATTATTTGAATATAAGTTTAGAGATATCCCATTTTATTGGTATTGTCGCAGTATTAAATATGGCAATGGAAATGGTGATAATTGGATTACATACGATGAACTTGAAAAGAGACGTAAGTCAGATAAGAAACAAAATAAAGTTTGAAAGGAAAAAGAATATGAGAGATACTATTGAACTGATTGAGATGAGTAAGTTAGTAAATACCGTTGTTGGCAGTGTGTTTTTTACTAATGAAAATACGAATGAGATAGAATATAAACCTGAATATACTCCTGTAGTTTCGGCTTTTTATAAGATAAAGTATTACTGTCCTGATGAACTTCCTAATGATGATATTCAGAATTTTTATGTTGATTGGATTAATGGATATTATACAGATTCTCTTAATAAAATCAACCCTCGTCAGAATGTTATGATTGATAATGCTGTTTCTGAAAAGATTGAATATGTCAAGAAACAGGTCGGTAATCCTCTTAATAATGCTCTTGCAAGTCTCGTCAATATTGTTCAGGATGCCATTGACAGATTTTCTACATCTTTTGGCGAGTTTAATGCAGATGATATGAAGAAAGTTATGGTACAGGCTACGGATTTTGCAAAGAATATGGATAAGAACTCAAAGAGTATCGTCAAGGCGGTGACTGAAAATGTTGTCGAAAAGACTGAAAACGATGATAACGGAACCAAGGTTAAGACTGTATCAACTAAGAAGAAGTCTAATAAGACAAATACATCGAATAAGAGCAAAGCTGTTGCAATGTTTGCAAATAATGATATTGGGGGAGATAGTGCCGATGGAAAGCAGTAA